TTTATAGCATTTTGTTTTTCTTTTTCTTCATTTTCTTTTTTTTCTGCAGCAGCTTGTTTTTCTGCCTCAGTGATCTCTTTACTAGAGTTATCGGTAGATTCTTGTTTTTTAGGTTCATCAGTCGTTTCTTGTTTCTTAGAATCAGACTCTTTTTTCTTTCTAGTGGCTTTTTTTACCGAATCTTTTACTACCCCTTCTTCTTGCTTAAATGCATCGGTTTTGCCATCAACAGCATCTTTAACTTCTTTTAACTTTTTAATAAGGTTATCAAGTGCTGCAATTTCTTTAATAACATTTGAATCAACAGCTTTGCGCTCATTTACAAAGGCTTGAATCTTTTGTTCTACTGCATGCTTGACTTCAAAGATTTTTTTCTCTAATCTTTCAAGTTGATTTATTTCTTCTTGAACATTGGTTTTAACAGAATCAGATTCTTCATCAAAAGAAGTACTGATTTGACCACCAGTAGAAGAAGCTTTTTGTGATGCTTCATTAAGTTCTTCTCGGAGTTTCTTAATAGTATTTTGATATTCATCTAGTTCTTCATGATAATCATTTCTGGCATTATTATAACCATCTTGATATCCGTCTTCATAACCGCCATATTTTAAAGCATCTTGAGCAGCTTCTCTATCATATTTATTAGAAGTCTTTCTCATATCAAGCTGATGCATAGCTTCGCTATATTCGGATTCAAATTTATCCATTGCTTCAGCGGTAATAAATCCTTGCTCTGCAAGCTCTTTTAATTGATTGCGAGCATCCTCAAGCCCCTTTTCACTTCGTCCAATATCAACATCAGACATCTGATACCAATTCTCGCCAATCTCAGTAGTCAATGCACTAAAGGCTTCCTTGGTGTCTACTGCTTTTATGCTTAAACTGCTATTTAAATCATCAAGTTGATCTTCTAATGATTCAACTTCTTTTCTAGCCAAACTTAATTCTTCATCAATTCTATTTTGATATTCGATATACTTTATGGATCCACCGCGCTCATTTGAATCGTAAGCTGTTTTAAGATTTTGGTTTGCTTCTTTATACGCCGCTTCTACTTGTTCCATTTCTTCGGCAGTAATTGTGCCTTGCTCAGCAAGTTTCTTGAGATGATTATATGCAGATTCTAAACCTTCGGTGTTTTTACCGATATCTATATCTGTCATAGAACCACTTATAGCGGCAGATTGAATTTCAGCAGTCAATGCACTAAATGCTTTCTTGGCAGCTTCTGCCTCAGCTTTAAGATCGCGTGTCTCCTGACCTGCTCCTTCTAACGCAGTACGAAGCTCGTTAGCATCGCTAGTAGCACTTTCTAAAGCTGCGGACGAATCTTGAATTTCAAGTTGTTTACCAGTAAATGTGTCAAAATCAAAACTTTTAGCATCATATAATTTAAATACCTTAGATGAATCTAAATCAGCATCTTTTATCGAATTAATAAAAGCGTTTTGTAAAAGCTGTTGATACTGATCGGATATTGACTGTTCGATACCTGTTACATTTCCAAATGCTTCAAATGCGCTATTTGACAATGTAGATTTTATTTTCTTACGCATATCCTCAGGATACTGTTTAAGAATATCAGTTGCAACTTGATCAAATCGCTCTTCAATTTCTGCATATGATAAGTTTCCAACATCTACATCTTGGAAAAATTTGATAATCCGCTGTGTATATGATTGTACAACATCTTTTATTGCAGGATCATTACCATTTTGATTTTGTAATAATGTCGATTCCAAATTTGACTTCATTTGATTGATAATGTTTGGAATCATATCATATGTTAATGATATAGCATCATTAATTTTTATATCATTTGGTTCAACAATCTCATTAGCTTTTGCTTGATAAATTTTATGTAAATTTTCTAGCTGTTCTCGAGTTAAAGATGAAAAATCAACTTCGGCTAATTGTTCACCAGCTAAAATAAAATGTTTTTTAAATTGTTCAAAATTTTGTATCCATACATTAAAATCAGAAGTTTTACTAATTGGATCCCAAGATGACGGAGTCGCTACATTGTTTGGATGCGTATGTAATGTAGCATCGAATCCCTTACCACCATCATAATTTTCTATTAATTTACTTGGAGAAACACCAGTATGGTTACCTCCAATATAATTAGAAGCAGTTTCATTTTTGGTATTTAGAAGCATTAATTTTTCTACATCATTAGTGTCTGCAATAACTTCTTTAATAACTTCAGATGTTTTTTTAACAGAATTCTCAACATTTTTATATGCATTTTCTACTTGCTGAGCACCAGACATAGCGGCCTGGGGAACCTGAACTCCTAATATATTAGCAAGTTGATTAATAGCATTATCTTTAGTTAAGTCGCCTTCTCCTAATTTTGCAAAAATTTCTTCAGACGCATCAGATATTTTATTAAAACCATTCTCAATTCTATCAGATGCATTTAATAATTGATTAAATTCTTCATTTGTCTTAGCAGTATCAAGCTTATTTTGTATATCAATAAATCTTTGAATTGCATTTTCAATATCATCGATAGAAAAAACAAATGGTAATTCAACATTTAATTTCTTTTTAATTCTTTCTACGATTGTTTCAATTGAATCTTCTGTATCCAATAATATACCTGTTATTTCTGCCGCCATATCATTATCGAAATTAAATGATTTTTCTAATAAATCAAATTCTTTGTCAAATGCCTTATCATTATCTGAATCCATTGCCTGTTTTGCCCTAATAATAGTATTTTCAAGCTGCAAATAAGATTTTATAAGATTATCAACTTTTGGAATATTTGGGCCCTTTTGTTGTTTTGAAGTTTTTACTTTTGGCGCTTTAATTTCACCACCAACTGTATTTGCAGCAGCCCCCACATTAAAATAAGACTGCTCAAGTTCCTTCATTGCGGCAGTAAGTTTCTTTATCTTAGTTTCGTTTTTACTTGCGCCATCTAAAAACTTAAAATCAAGAGAGGTATCTCCCATTGTTTTAGCTAAAAGTTTAAATGCATTACCAATCTCTTGAATGTCGCTAACTGTGGCTGCAGTAGGATTTGCTATTAACGTATCTAACTTTACCTTAGTCTTGCCGAATATTTTTGTCATTTCTTCTGGCATCTTCTTTAATGGAGCTAAAGACTCATTAATTTGCTTATTAACATTTCCAAATATTTCTTGGAATAAATTTGGATATTTCTTTTTAACCTTAGCTAAAGCAGCGTCCATTTGTTTTATATAATTACTAGTTTCTTGCAGAACTTCTAGTTTGTCCTCTGCTTTTTCAGCCTGTAACGCAAGTTCTCTAACCGCTTTTGCGCCATTTTCAAATTGCTTTGTAATTTCTGAAGTATCTGCTGTTATTTTAAAATCAAATGTTTTCAATGCAGTCCACCTCCTTATTTAATTCGCTTTTTAAACTCTTGTAAAATAGCAGAAGTAAAGTATTTATCCTTAAGCTTCTCTACTTTTTCATCAATAAATTTATTCATCATAATTTCTGCAATTCTTTCTGTTGACTGAGTATAACCAGTATTAGGATGAACACCTTCTAAAAATGCAGCAACTGCATATTTTGGATCGTTGGTAAATTTTTTGTTTTTACCATGTTCATATAGATCCATAGTTCCTTCATCAAATCTCTCACCTATTACAATATCAACAACGGTATCATTTGAATTATCTTTATATATTTTAGTCAAAGAATTATCACGCAAATTATATGTTCTATCATAATAATCTGGATCATAATCGGCATAATAATATTTCAATGCTTTAAGCGCTTCTTTATGCATATCTCTTGAAATTTGTTTAGCAGTTTCTTTTGCTGCCTGAACAGCAGCTCGTTTGGCATTTTCTAGTACGGCAGCATATACTTTATTAAAATCACTAAATCTCTTTGCCATGAGCTCACCTCATTATTTTAATTTAGATATAATTGCCGCAACATCTTCTGGCCTTACATTTTTAAATATGTCGCTTGCAGAATTGCCAAACTTATTAATAGCAGAAGTAGCGGCAGTTAGTAATACATTAATATTAGCAGTTACACTATTATCCATTAGGATATAATCACACTGCATTTTAAGTAAAGATAATACAGTATTGAATTCCTCTTCAAATGTACGAAGTATTTTATCTAAAAGACCAGATTTACATAGCTCATCATAATCCTCTTCAATATCTTCGCCAAGTTCAAGATCTGTGTATGCTTCAATACACTTCATTATGTACACCACATACTGATCTATGCCATTGAATTTCATTAGACCATTTTCATAAATTATAGTGTCATCCACAATTGCATCAATAAGTTTTTTCTTTTCTTTAATGCCGAGATAAGATTTAATATTTAAATCCTTCTTTAATTTATCATTCTGTTCATTAACAGCGATGGGCATATAACCCTTTGTAGTTGCTTTCTGTACAAATTCATTAATTTTCATAATAACTCCTCCATTTTTTTGTTATTCTATATCTATGCCATCGGCATCATTTACAAACCGATAAATCTTATGCGCAGCATTGCCTATGCAAATTGCTTCGCATTCATCTTCGTCTAATTCGAGTCCATATGTTTTTTTAACATACTTAATTGCCTGTTCTTTAAGCTCTTCTCTTTTCACCTTAGGCCCTAACTTGAATGATAGCGCAGAGCGCCATTTAGTCGGCTCAATAATATATGTTTCAATATTACGAGCGGCACAAAATCCAATAATTACACCTTGTATTCTTGCTAAAAGTTTCAATGTTTGAGGATTGCTTTGCTGAGCGACTTCTTCTATTACGACTTTGTTCGGCTCATATTTGGCAATTACATTGCACAGCTTAACACCCATAATTCTAACACGCTCTGGTGTATTAGTATTTTTATGTAAATCAATACATCCACTTTCAATATATTCGCCATCAATCCACCAAGAATACGCTGACACTTTTGTACTCTGGTCAAATGAAAGTACTTTCAATTTAAATTCCTCCAATCAAAAAGGAGGCTTGCGCCTCCCTATTTATTTAATCTCTATAAAACTATCAAAACCCTTTGCCTTTAATTCTTTTTGTCTGGCTTCTGCATTTTTTCTTTGTCCAAAACTTCCGCATACTACACGATATTTCTTAAAACCAGTATTAGCGTTCACATTAACATTGATATTAACCGCAACATATTTTATTCCAAAATATTGACATACGCCCTCGGCAATTTTTTCTCCAATCTCAGATGTATGTTCAATTAACCATTTAGCCGTTTGTGCATGATCGTGAAAATCCACCTCTACTAATGTTGCTGCCATCTTAGTTGCCTTCATTTCATAAAGTTCAGGATAAGGTTTAATATTTTCGCTTGTCCCAGGTGTATATGGAGCCAATACATTAAATATACATTTTGCTAACTTAGTCTCATTTACACCATTTCCGTATGTAAACATCCTTGTTCCAGTAACTACTCCATTATGAGCATTAGTATGAATACTTACAAACGCATCATAACCACCATTATTAGCTTCATTACACTTTTCAGATAAAGATCCATAATGATTTAAACCAACTGTAATACCACATCTTTCTAATGCTTTCTTGCATGCTTGTGCGATTTTGCCGCAAACTACATCTTCTGTTGCGCCTCCGTGAGCATATTTGTTATCCTTCTGATTTGAAGGAGATAAAAAAACTTTTGCCATTTTACAACACTCCTTTAAATGTAATAAAATAGCCTAAGTATCAGACATAATTAAACACCATATCTCATACCTAAGCTATTAAAAAAATAGGGGAGAGCCAAAGCCCTCCCCTCTATAAAACTACTTTGAGGAAGACATTCCCTTAAACAGTTTCATTGCAACGGCTTTACCAACAATTCCGTCACAAATCATTTTATTATTTTTTTGAAATCTCTTCACGGCATCAACAGAATCATTATTAAAATATCCATTAGCACCATATTCACCACATGAATATCCTAAACAAATCAAAGCGGCCTGTACAACCTGCACATTAAAACCAATATCACCACGTTTTACAGGATTCCATTCTTCAATCTCAATATTCTGAGTATCTAGCCACTGTCTAGCTTCTTCACCTTTAAGTCCAACAATTAATTCAACTGATTTATATTCAGGTCTACCATATTTGCCCTCACCAACATTTCTTTCTTTGCGGCGAAGTAATCCAAAAAAAGTAGAATCAATATCAGTATCTATCTCAATTGTATGTACTACGTTGCCAGAAACCAATTCAACAATGCCAGTACTATCACCGACAAATATTTGATCTCCACGCTTAGGTGCGTCATAAATGCGCCCACGGCGCTCATACCACCTAAATGATTCTGCGCAATCTATGAATTCGGTGCCTAAACACTTATTCACAAATTTCTGCCCATCATCACATTCAGTAATACTCATTACTTCCTTGCGAGCAATTTCTAATACTTCATTTATAGACACCGTAATCACCTCTTTAAATTCCATTACCCCAAATTACGTCTATATCATTTTCTCTTGTAACTTCGGTAATAGATAATTGTAAGTTTAAATCTACAAGTGGCTTATTATTTAAAGCATATATAGCTACATTGCCATTATCATTCTTTATTAATAAATGTGAATTTACAGCAGAAGTAGCGCTAATAACATCAACATTAGGTTGTATGTCAACCTTACTATTTGGTGTAACATCAAGCTCAATCTGCTGAATATAAGGGACATCATAGCTCCACGCAGAAGCAGACAATACAATATTTTTTAACTTAATATTATCTGATAGCTTAGGTTTATTTCTAATATAAGCCACATTAGTTTCATCTTCCATATTCCAATCTGCCTGAAAAGGTCTGCCACTTACAATTTGTATTTTTTTAGCCATCTTGCGCCACCTCCTTAATCAGATGCTCTACATCAAGATACCAATCACCAGTAAAATCAAAATCTCCATCTACATATTGCGGCATAGGATGATAATATTTAGATAGATAATTAACATCTACCCTTGGTATCGGCACATGATATTGGTCACATGTACAATTTGTTGTTTTATAAACTTCATAACATTTACCTATATCGTTAATAACGGCGTAATTATACTTCATGGCGCTCCTCCTTACAAATAAAGAAGTAGAGCAACTGAGGTTCAGCAGTTTCATTTTTAATATTAAATCTAATTGAACAGGTACTAGAGTCTTTTGTGACTCTTGAAATTTCATTGCCCTCAGAATCATATACAATATTATTCATGATTAGTTTTTCAACTTTATGAGGGGTGCTCTTTTGCACAATTATGCCATGAAGAGTATTAAAATCCCATTGTTCACATTTTTCAATACGCAATAAAACCTCAACTCCAGAACCAATTTCATGAACACCATCTGTAACACGACAGCAAGGAGAATCATTTTCACCAACCTGAAGCCCCTCAGGCCCAACAAAAACTTGACCTATCATAACATCTGTACAACAAGCCGTAGGTTCTGGTATATTTGGATCGTCAACCATAACGCCCCAAACTTCATCGCCATTAATATCAATTACAAAAGTTTTATTTCCTGCGGAGTTGCCTCCAATTTTATTTCCAAAAATCATAAGAACAACTCCTTATTCAGTAATAGTAGCAGTAGCCAACACATTAGCTGTTGGAACTATATAAGATCCTGCTAATTCAGCATAATATTTTGCATTATTATTATAAGTTATATCATCTTCTGTTACAGGCACGCCAGCTCTTGTACCAACAGCATACGCCTCAGAGTTTAAACCACCGTAATAAGATGCGGCCTCTGCTGCAATTTCTGCTATAGTAGCCGATTCTACTGCGATTGTTTCGCTAGCTTTAGCATTGGCCTCACTGCTTGCTGCATTAATTTCACTGGTCTTTGCATTAGTTGCACTTTCTTTAGCTACAGCTTCAGCAGCAACCACAACCGCTTCAGCAGCAACTACAACGGCCTCCATTTCAACAATGTGAGCCTCTGCCGCTGTAGCAATAAGTTCACTTTCTTTAGCGTTATCTTCACTAATTTTAGCGGCATTTTGACTTTCTAATGCGGCCGCTGCACTATCCGAAGCTTCAGCTGCCTTTTGTTTAGCAACTTCTTCCGATGCTGCTGCTCGAGTTGCTGATTCACTAGCAGCCAACGCACTTGTATCAGCGCTAACAGCACTTATCTCTGCATTCTCTGCACTCTCTGCTGCAGATTTTGCCGCTGCTTTTGCCGCATTTGTATCTTCACATGTTCTAATACTTAAAATAGTGGCTTCAAAATCTTCGGCTTGGATGTCATGTTCAGTGCCTGTTTTAAGTCTAAGCGCATCAGCAATGCCATCCAGAGTTTCTTGTTTCATTATATACGCCATTGAAGTCACCTCCTTATTAACTTCTATAAAATTACCAAGTTATATCTTTTCTTAGATTTGTAACTTCGGCCTTAATGGCAGCCTTCAGTTCATCATCGTCAATTTTGATGCCTTTATCAGATAGAGCTTTCTTAGCTTCAGTCCACGCATAAGTAGCTTTATCCATACCTAATTCAACAAGTTCATTGGTGATATTAAGCTCATGAGCGGCATGTACTGCCTGACGTGCAATTTCAACAACAGTCTTAAGTTTTTCATTCTTTAGCTTACTATTTACCCAAGGAACAACAAAAGCAGTAATAATAGTACCTAATAAACCAATTAGCGCAACAACAACTTCAGTAATGTTAATCTCCATAATACTTCCTCCTTTAATTTATATCTTTTCTGTATCAGAAAAGGGAATCCATCCTGCTTTAGATTTTAATAAACCAAATCCATTTTCTTGCTGTATAATTGTATAAGTTCCCTTTTTAATAATAGCCGCAACATTCTTATCTGACGAATCAGAATAAATCTTTGTATCTGCGGTTACTCTTACTAAATATGGTAACTTAATATCTAATTCTAAATCCTCAATATTAACCCATCCAAAAACACCTGAAATAAATTTGCCCGAATCATCTACGGATCTTACTAAGATAGGATGTTTAGCAACTTCTACATATTTCTTCGTTACTTTTACTTTGCCGGGCTTAGCAGGTATGCCTTGGGTTAACCCAGACGCTACATATTGTTCAGTGCCTTTAAAATTAAGAATATCGCCAACTTTTATATCGTTAAAAGTAAGGCCGCTAGTTGCAGATGCGGGCTTTTGAGTCTCAACTGGAGCTTCTTTGTTACCATTTTGTAAATAAAATTTTACTAAATTTTTAAACTCTTCCCATTTAGGAAGCAAGAAAATAGGACAATTTTTACGAACACCATAAGCTATTTTATCAGGTTGACCCATCCAATGATTATGTGTGTATAAATTATCTATAGTCCACCCATGTCTTTTAAGAATAGAAGCGGCCAATCTTGCAGCATTATCTCTAGCCCCTAAATCTTCTTTAGAACCTGAGCCATCCATAATACACTCAATAGCAATTGTTTGAGTATTGCCAGGGCCAAATCCATCTGCGGCATGCCAACCTTGCTCATCTTCTTCTAAATTCTGCCAAGCACATGTATCATCTACATAATAATGTACAGCTACTCCGGCCATATTACAATTAGGCCATGTAGCACGAGTATATTGCTCAGCATCATCATGTATTTTGGCAAGGTCGTTAGTATTGTGCATAGTCACCCCGATAGGCTTCATCTTGAGCCCAGGCTTCATCTTACCACCCTTAGGAACCCAAGAAGCTATAGCTCTGGATGCTCTAGCAGAATCAGGTATAATCTTCTCATTTATTTTTACACCATTTTCATATCTAACTTTATCGGGTGTTAACATATTAATTCCTCCATTATTTATCATCTATATTATCTTTGCGAGAATCAAAAATACGAATTAAAGCACATGCAGCTAACTCTGTGCCAAAAAAAGCATATACACATGCAGTTAAGGCGGGAGTCAATTCTATTCCTAATTTGAAACTTACAAATACTTGAAATATAGTATATAATACAATAAATAATATACATGATATTACAATTTTCTTGGAGAAACATATAATTTGTTTTTCAGTCTTTTTATCAGATTTCTTCATATTCATTCCTCCAATAAGGGCGAGGAATTTATCCTCACCCTACTTATTCCATAGCTTCGCCTAATATCTTAGCGGCTTCAATAAAGTAATTTTCTATAGGTCGACCTGCCACAGCGAGATCCGCAGCCTTTTCTTTAATCTCTATATAGGACATTACTGCCTTGGGCTGATAAATTACTTTATTATCTTTATAAATTGTGCCGATTTCTTTAAAATTAGCACCATCTAATACAATAATGCTGTCGTCCTCATAGGTATAAGTTACCTTTCCACTAGGAGAAGTATGATAACCATAAATCTTCTCTACGCTACCGTCAGCATTAATAAAAGTATTGCCGCCGGCATATTTTCTGCCATTTCCATAAGAATTCGCGGGTACTCTTGCCATAATATAAACCCTCTTTCATTAAATTACTTTGTCATACTATTTTCATACTTTTTAACAGTAATAGAGCCCGGGGTGCCTGCGTCACCATCCGTGCCTAATCCATTTCCTTTGCCGCCGAAACCACCATTTACATCAACTGAACCATAGTTGGTATAAGCGCCTTTATATACACAATAGAAAGCGCCGCCACCGCCGCCTCCACCACCGGAGCCGCCGTTTTCCCAGAGATTACCTACAGGTCTACTACCGCCATTACCTCCGTTACCACCGTTACATAAAATATAACCATTAATGGTGCAGTTTCTACCAGCATACAGCATTACTACGCCGCCTCCATAGTTACCTGCGCCACCTCCAGGGAATTTGATGTTAGTTCCAAATGTGTCTTGAGCATTGCCACCTGCACCAGAGGCACCTGCTCCTGTGTAACTGCTACTAACATTAGTGGAGAAATATCCAGAACCGCCACCACCATAAGTACCAGCATTACCAGGTTCGCCACCTTTAAATAAATCATCAAGACTTACGTTCGTGGCAATGTTATTAACCGAACCGCCATCAAATCCAGGTTCAGAAGCATCATAAGAACCGCCGTCATCATTGTTCCAACGATAAGTGCAACCACCTGCACCACCGCCAGACCATCCGCCTCCACCCTTGTGGGCTTCCATAGCTGTGCCTCCCGTAGCTTTACCATAAAATCCATCTTGATTGCCATCGCCGCCATCGCCGCCATTGCCGCAAGCTATTTCATCTGGATAATCAAAAGAAATACTAGGATTAGGAATACCTGATTTAGCGCTCTGGTCAATTGTGCCATTGATTACACAATCGCCTTTACATCTAAGTATTAGGCCATTATTATTTGTATCACAAATTAAAGTGCCGCCATCTTCAATATTAATTGTATTATAATTCATTTCAACTATTGAAAGATGGGATGCGCTTACACTTAATGTAACGGTTTCGCCACTAGCAATAACTAAATCGCCATCTGCGCCAGTACCAAACATTTCGGCATTAGATCCACTTATAACCGAAGAACCAATTGAATAAATTGGAAAACCATTTATCATACTCATATAGGATTTACCTCCGTAAAATTAGCTTGTATTTTTAAATCAACGGTAGGTTTGCCTCCTATAGCTACGGCAGAAGCCACACCATTTTCATTTTGAATATAAATCATATCAACATTATCCATATTCATGTCACTCATCGCGGCCATGTTTGGTATTAAATCTATTTGGGTATTAACTCCAATTGGGAAAGAGTTAATTTTCTGATAATATGGCTCGACATCTCCAACCCAATCAGATGCAGTAAGGGTAATTATTCCTGTTTTTACTTTAGATCTTTCATTGCTATTTGAATTGCCCCATGCCATTTTAAACTCCTCCTTTATAAGAGAGCTTCAATCTCTCCCATATTTTTTTTAATCCTCTTCATATTGAGGATAAATTTCAAAAACTCTATCTTTAAAATCTCCGATTAAACGAAAAGTTCCCGTTCCAATCATTATATCATCACTAGTTTTTAAATGCTCCTTACATAAATCAACGGCCTCTGCAGTATCATTACAAGCAACTCCGACTCCGCCTATCGATTCATAAAGCTCTAATACTTTATTTGCTTTAAGAGGTCTAATACCTTCTCCTTTTGTAAAATAAACAGAAGTGGCTTGATTTTTTAATAATTTCAACATAGATAAAATATCTTTATCTCTCATACAACCAAAAACAAAATGTTTATTTTTATTAGGATAATAATAGTCAATAGAATTAAATAATACTTCTAATCCTTGTGGATTATGAGCTGCGTCACATATAATATTGGGAGCATATCTCAAAACTTCTAAACGCCCTGGCCATTTTAACTTTGATAGACCATAATAAATATCTTTTTTAGAAATACTCCAGCCTCTATTAATCAATACTTCAATAACTTCTATTGCAGTCGCCATATTATAAGGCTGATGGTCTCCTAATAGTGGCAAACATATTCTTTCATAATCTTTATAATTAATTATTTGACCATGAAGATCATTTCTTAATATTGTTAACTGTGAAAAGTCTGCCTTGTGAAAAGGAATATTAAAGTCTGCACAAGCTTTACGCATTACATCTTCAACAATTTGATAAGATGGATATAAAATAAAATCACAACCAGGTTTTAATATATGCGCTTTATTATAAGTAATTTCTTCTAAAGTATCACCAAATAAATTTGTATGATCAATTTCCATATTAACCATAACAGCCGCTTCAGTAGTAGCAATTACATTTGTAGGATCGTTTTTACCCCCTGCGCCAACTTCAAATACTACAATATCTACATTTTGTTCTGCAAAATATTTTATAGCAATTGCTGCACGAACCGCATTAGCAAAAGGTTTTGAATGAATATCATTAAAAATTTTATAGACTTCGGTTTCGATACGTGTCATATCTTCAAAAGAAATTGGTTCAAAATTAATTTGAATATTTTCATTAATTTCTTTAATATGCGGAGAAGTAAATAACCCAACTTTATAACCTGCTGCCTGTAATATAGAGGCTATCATAGCGCTTGTTGAACCCTTGCCATTCGTTCCAGTCATATGAATAAACTTTAATTTATCTTGTGGATTACCCATTAAATCTAAAGCTATAGAGAGAGAATATAAACGAATTTTTCTTTTAGTTTCTTCATCTGTTATTTCTAAATCAGGATAACAAAACGGTTTTAAATACATCGTTTTATGCCCCTTTCTATAATATTTTTAGCCATTGCAACGACAGGAAAGGAACCAGTAATAATAATATTATATTTATCTTTATCATAATTAGATAATAACTTAAATACTTGATCTATTGAATCACAAACCATATGTTCTCCGCTATAATTTTCGGATAAAACTTCAGGATTTACTTCTCTTTTGAGGCGACCTTTAAGAAAATAAACAAATTCTGCTCCACTTTCTTCTATCATTCTCAACATTTCTTTATAATCATGATTGGTATAATTACCAAAAACAAAAATATTCTTTTTATTTGGCAAATAATAATTAATAGAATCGAGCAACACTTGTAGCCCTTGTGGATTATGAGCAACATCTAATACCATATTATCTCTAATTTCAAAACGTCCAGGCCATTTAGTATTTTTAATACCATTATAAATATTATCTTTAGATATGTTATAACCTTTATTTATCAAAAACTCAATTGTATCTATTACAACTGCTAAATTTTTACTTTGATATTCTCCTAACAACGGAAGGTTAATATCTTTATAATTTTTATAATCTACTATTAATCCATTCATATCATTTTTCTTAATACATAATGCCGAAAAATCCGATATTGTTAATTTATGACCAATACTCTTTTCTTTAATTATTTCAATTACTGAATTATGTTTAGATGGATATAACACTACACTAGAATTCTCTTTAATTATATAAGATTTATTTGTAGCAATATCCTCAATTGTATCACCTAATACATCAAAATGATCGGCGTCAATATCAGTTAATACTGCTACTTCTGTATTTTTAATTATATTTGTTGGATCGTATAAACCGCCAATATGAGATTCAAAAACTACTATATCAACATTATTATCTGCAAAATATTTTAATGCTATCGCTGTTTGTGAAAATCCTTCCGTTGGTGTAACTCCAAATCGTAAATATATTGATTTGACTTCCTGCTCTAATTGCCTCAGTTCTAACATAGGAATAGGACTGGAATTAATTTGAATGCGCTCATTAACAAAGCGAATATGCGGGCTAGTATATAGACCAACTTTATATCCTGCATCCTCAAGAATTTTAGATAACATTGCGGCCGTAGAGCCCTTACCATTTGTTCCAGTGATATGAATAAATTTAAGTTTATCTTGTGGACGATCTAATACTTCTAAAATTAATTGCAATACGAAACTTTTAATTTTACGAGATAAATTTAAATTAGTTACCATTATTCTCACATTCTTTATATTTAATTATAATTTTCTCCAACTATTTTCTTATATTCTTCTTTAGTAATAACACCTTTTTTTACAGCCATTTTTACCATAGCTTTATTCCAAAGTTTATGTTCATAATTTCTCTTAATAGTTTCGAAATTCATATATATGCCTCCTTATGCTTCCTCATCAGGTAAACTCATCATTACCTGATATTCGAGTGCTGCAGCAATGCGCTCGTCAGTAGTAGGTTCGGTAGACGGTTTATTCATCTCATCTTCAAAAGCTTCAATCGCATTTAAATAATCCTGATCGGCTTCGCAATCAGAAAAATCACAACCTAATTTTGTATACATTTCAATCATTTGACCAAAAGTACTAAAGAAAGAACCATTAATTTCTCCACCACCACAAACAACTTTAATATTATCAAGCGTTGCCACAGGATAACGTTCCTTCCACTGTTCGGCTGAAAGTATTTTGCCAACAGGGGTAATCATAGGGCTTATTTTGTCCCAAATTGCATATCTTGCCATTGTAAATTCCTCCTTTAAGAAATCTGATAGACATCTACTATATCTAATACGTTATTATCTGATATTTTTCTACCGCCACCAAATAAAGCATAATCTCCAACTGTAGTGGCTGCTAAACCATACCTTGCTGCACTTAAAGACTCTACAGTTCTTATTAGCAATGCATCATATACATCAATAGTATCAACTTCGACACCATCAATTGATGTTGATATACCACCGCCAAATAAAGCATAATCTCCAACTGTAGTGGCTGCTAACTCATACCTTGCTACACTTAATGATTCTATAGTGGATGTTGAACGAATTAAATCTTTATCATACACATCTACAGTATCTAATCTTATATTAGCTTCGTGTTTATTACCGCCAGCAAATAAAATATAATTTCCCACAGTGGCTACTGCTAGGCCACTTCTTGCTATACTTAATGGATCTATAGTAGATGTTAAACGAGTTAGTCCGTTAAACGCATCTATAACATTAGAAGGTGCACCGAGCCCACTATGTCCTCCGCCAAATACAGCATAATCTCCAATAGAGACTGCAGCCAAACTACACCTTGGTATACTTAATGGTTTATCAGAATCAAATCTGATTAAATCTCTATCATATACATCTACTGTATTAGTGTAGGTTGAATTATCCCCAGTTCCGCCTCCAAAAAATGCATAATCTTCTGTAGCAGTTGCTGCTAAATTATGTCTGGCTACACTTAAAGAGAACTCTAATGTTCCGCGCATCAAATCTTTATCATAATATTCTACAGTATTCATTGGTATAATAGATGAATCAGCTTTTCTTCCACCACCAAATAAAGCATAATTTCCAAATGTAGTTGCTGCTAAATTAAATTTAGCTATGCTTAATTGCTCTTTAGGTATATAATGCATTAAATCTTTGCCATAAGCGTCCACAATAGCCGCCGTGGGAGTATTACCTGATGCTGCAAATAAAGCATAATCTCCAACTGTAGTGGCTGCTAAACCATACCTTGCTGCACTTAATGGTTTTAATGTTGTTCCATAATAGCTAAGCTCATTACCGCTAAAAAATAATCTAGCTATACCATTAATACCAATCCAAGCTTTTTTAACCTTGCGGGCAATACCATCTATACCTATATATATTTTCTTAACTTTTTTTGATATACCATCGACACCTATATAAGACGATTTAGCCATACTTCCACCGCCTTATTCATACATACAATAGATTACACCGTCTGCAAGTTCAGAAACTCCTGTAATCAACTCTTCCGTACCATAAAGATTAGAAGGAGCAGCACCTATATTTTCTGGAGTTAATATCACTTCGCCTATCTGTCCATTTACACTTTTTACTGCACCTATATTCGTCCCTTCGAGTATTGTACTAATATCTTCGGCAGTGGGCATCTGAACTAACTTTCCGTTAGCATCAAGAGTGGCAACACCATTAGCAACACCTTTTTGGTTTACGGAAATAGCGCCTATATCATCTGGAGTTAAAATATTGCTTACATTAACAACTTTTTCATTCCAACTTAATTCTAAAGTTAATATTTTTATATCATTATTAGGAATACCAGTAGCATATATATGAATACTACCATTGCAGCAATTTACCTGATTAGCTATATCAACGCCTGAAGCTTCTAAATTAGATACAGAAAAAGTAACATCAGGAATCATTACTTCTTTTGCATTTTCTATTGCAACAACGGCCTTGTATTTATAGCCTAAATTAAATAAATTTTCTTCTTCAATATTAGCATCAGGAGTATATGCAGAAAAACTATCTAGTGGTACATTAATATTTTTTATTAATAATGAATTACCACTACCTCCGCCAGTATGAACATATGCTAAATTATTTTCACAATCAAGTAAAACAGAAACATAAGCATCCTTGCAGAATAAATTGCCACAACTAGAAATTTCACTTTTATTTGAATCAACTAAAGCATATGTAACATCATTAATAATAATAGCTTGCACATCCGTGCAATCACAAGGAGCTTTAAATGTTACCTGTTTGCCGCTACAAATAGGTATGCCAGCGGGCAATGTTAATGTTAAATTTGCCAAATCATCACTTCCTTTTTAATCTTGGCCTCCTGACGCAGCCATGATAGCTGCGATCAGGAAACCGAATGAACTGGATAAAGGAATTATCCATAATAGATGAATTATATTTATCATAAAATCATCTCCTAATATTTATTGAATTTTTTATATTATTAGTATAATCAGATATATAAATCTAATTAATTACTCCCATTCTCCTTCGCCTTCAATAAAAATAAATCCATCGTCTGCAGAAGTAACAGCGAATATATAATATTGAACTCCGTTATATGCTGAAAGAGTTGTACCTGTTAAAACTAAATTTACACCGCCGGAATAATCCACTGTAGCATTAGTATTACAAGTTACTACTATGCTTGAGCCTACTAAAACATTATTAAGATTATAATCTACGGGAACATCATCAGGTGAATAAAAGTATTCTGGAGAAGAGTTGGAATTACTATATTTAGTATAGAATACATCAGTATATCCGCCACCAATACTCATTGTAACATTAGTAGTTTGAATACCTGTATCAAAAGTCATCTCAACTATTTTTTCATTTACAGTAATAATAGCATTTGGTCTAATATCTCTTGCACAAATTCTTATATATGCAGTAGATGAGCTGTATGATGTTGGTACGGTAAACTGAATTAAGTCACCTCTATCATTATAAACGGCATTCCATGCTGAAGAAGGAAGAGACGTTGGGGTATAATTTGCAGACTTATCCACATAATTAAAAGAAGAATCAAAAAGAGTTACTCCCGCTCTTGAATATTCTCCCCCGGTACCATCCAGATCTAAAAATTGTATATTTTTCATTCTAATAACATCGCCTGTTTTACAAGGGATATAACCAGTTAAATCCCAACCAGCAGCGGCAGTCTCTACATTTGAAGAATTAAGACGAGTATCGTATTTATATCCCCAACCATCTTCATAAAGAGTGCCACTAGTATCTAATGAAAGAGGTAATTGATTTACATATGGAATATTTTCATTAACAGTAATGATAGAATTAGGCCCAATTTCTCTAGCATTCAATCTAAAATAAGCAATTTTTGATGTATTAGCAAACATATTAGATCTTATAGTCCATTGTATTCCACAATCATTACTATCATAAATTCCATTCGCTACACCGCCAAGTCCTTGAGTATTAATTTGAAAAATAGCAGTATTAGTTGATGATGTTGCTAATGGTTGTTTATTAGAATCATAAAAAGTAATACGCTGATTTCCAGGAGCCACACTACCATCTATAGTAGTTTTTTGGTATTTCATATTTCTCATGCGAATAATGTCTCCGACCTTACAGGGGATAAATCCAGTGACATAAGAATTGTTTTGATTTCCTAATGTACCGCTACTACTTAAACGCTGTCCATATTTATAACCAGTCCCATTATATATAGTTCCGTCGGTATCAGTAGAAATTGGTAACTGATTAGTAAAAAAATTACTATCAGTAGCACCAAAGAGTATATCACGATCGCAATATTTACCTGTAGTTATTAAACTAGTCGCCTTGCCGGGAGTTAATTTAAATTTAAATTTACTCATACTTCAACTTCCTCTCCGTTATAAATTGGTAGTGCAGCGATTACTTTCTGCGTTAAAGCATCAGTAATAGCAGTTGTTATTGTTACATTAGTAGAACCGTCAAAAGAAACACTACCAGAAATATCACCAGAAAGTGTAATGGTCTTTGCAGATGCAAGCTTGGTTGCAGTGCCCGCGTTTCCACTAACTGTCGTCTGAAGTGGGTGAACATGGTCTCCTCTTGCAAACTTAGCTGTTTCAGAACCTACAGCAGCAGTTCCGTTGGCCTTAGGTGTAGTAGAAGAAGCCATTGCGTGTCCATAATTGGATGCAGATGCCGCACCATAAGTTGTAGCAGTAGAAGCATGACTAGTAGGTGCTTTTCCATTTAACTGAGTTTGAATATTAGAAGTAACGCCGTCTATATAATTAAGCTCTGTAACAGTGGCGGTAATACCATCAAGCACATTTAGTTCGGAAGCAGTAGCTGTTACGCCTAAATCAGAAAGTGTGGTAGTATTATCTTCATCTCTGTCAATAGAGAGTAAGTGATAATAACTACTATAAATAAAGGTTGCAGTATCTCCGGCTTTAATAACACCAGCCGCAATTTTTGCCCCTCTATGGTAAATAGCTTTTGCGCCCTTGCTGTTGATATTAAGCGTTGCTCCTTCAGGAACATCGTTTGTAAACTTTACCGCTACAATACCGCCAGTTGTTAAAGCGTAACTAGACAAACTTGCAGTCTTAGCTGTGGTTGCAGCTGCGGTAGAGCAGGTAGCATAACCCTGACCAAGAGAGACATTAGAATAAGTTGTGTTATTCCAATAATCTCTAATCCAAGCAGTGCCATCATAAGTAAACATTTGAACAGCACCTGCTATCCAACCTGTAGTGGTTGTGCCTGTACTTACAGCAGTTGTCCCATATCGATAAATAGGCTTTGCGCCTGTTCCGTTTACGTTTAAGGTGGGCGAGGCAATACTATTTGCATTTGTAAATTTAACAGTTACCTGAGCACCTTCAACTAATTTAAATGTACTGCTAACGGTTACTTCCTTTGCAACTGTATCAGCGGCAGTTCCGCAAACGCCATAGTAATGAATATGATCGCTTGCAGCCTTGCCATCAAGTGCAGTCTGTAAGCCATCTACATTTGAAATAACATGATTATGACTATCATCACTAACAGTAATTACACCGTTAGAAATAGTAACGTCTCCACCACTCTTTACACCGCCAAGAGAAGAACCCGCGGCGGGAAGTGTATAAGTATAATTATTTGCATTTTCAGCAATACCATCAAGTTTAGCCTTATCTGCTGCAGACATTAAACCTGCTGCAGAGGTAGTAGCCGCACTATAAGTAGTATTGGTATCTTTATAATAAGGAACACCATCAATAATAGGCACAGGAGTTAAGCCACTTACACTAGTAACTGTAGAAGTGGTCTTAACACCACCAAGGGTAGAGCTGGTAGCCGCAGGTAGTGTATAAGCATTAGCTCCGCTTGCAATTCCATCAAGCTTTTTCTTATCAGCCGCAGACATAAGACCAGCTGCAGACTGAGTTGCGCTTGCAGTAGAAGCCTTATTGTTTAACTGAGTTTGAATATTTGAAGTTACACCATCAACATAATTAAGTTCTGCGGTAGTAGCAGTAACACCGTCCATTTTATTGAGTTCGGCTGCAGTAGCAGTTATACCCAAAGCGGACAATGATACTGTTGGGAGATCATTGACAGTAGCAACTTTAACGCCTTTCCAAAGAAGGTTTCCAGAAGTTCCTCCAATTGCTAAACCTTGATTATATGGATATTCAGTAGCAGACTGATCAAATACACCGCCGATAAAGGAAGTGCCATCAACTTGATCGGTGCAGTAACCATACACCATCTTTTTGCCACCTTCGGCAGGAATTGCAATAACTTGAGCTGTTTTACTACTATCTCTACTATTAGTTACATCTTCAATGATTATCTTAGAATCTTGAACATCACCAGTAGTATTACTATATCTTGTAATAGCTTTATTAGTAGAAGAAGTGGGTCTGGTAATAGCGAACATTTTAGCGCCTTTTTGAACTGCTAAAGGAGTAACAGTACCACTATCAGAAGAGAATGTAGTACAGCTTGCTGATGGATAAACAATAGTTACACCCTTAACAGAACCAGAAGCGTCAGGAACACTTAAAGTTCCACTAGAGATAGAAAGGTTAGAACCAACCTTAATACCACCAAGAGTAGAACTAGATGCAGTAGGAAGTGTATAAGTATAATTATTAGCGCCCGCAGCAATTCCGTCTAATTTCTTCTTATCATCCGCACTCATTAAGCCCGCTGCAGATTGAGAAGCTGCGCTGTAAGTGGTATCTTGTGCAGGAATTCCAAGTGCTGTAATATCAGACTTAGCAACAGCGGTTGCCGCGCTAACATGACCAGTGCCATCTACAGTAACTTTATATAGTCCGCTAGACTTTGCAGTATAAGTAGGATGGCTATATTTATTTGCGCCTGCTTCAATGCCTTCTAACTTAGAGTAATGAGCACTACTCATTAAACCAGAAGCAGAAGCGGAGGCGCTAGTTACATTTTTCTTAGTTGCAGTAATCTTACCATTAGTATCCTGAGAAATAGTATCAATAAATGCAGTAGCAGTACCAGAAGCAGAAGGACTTGCAACGGCAGCTTGAACTACCTTATAGCTACCTTCATTACCCAATTCTTCCCAAGCAGAGCCGTTCCATACAAATTCTTTAGAGCCATAAAGAACTACGTTACCAGAAGTCACAGTGGTAGAAGTCGAACCTATTGTAATTGGGTTTGTAGTTGCCCCATCAGTAATAGCGGTTGCGCTAGTACCTAAGAACTTCATTGCAGAAGCAAGACCAAGGTCAGCGGCTGTAATTTCAATAGCAGAAGAGCCATCATAACTCTTAGAACCTACAGTAAGAGCAGTAGGATTCTTTAAAGCAGTAGGAAGTGTAGGCATTGTAATACTTAAAGTCTGCTCAGTTAAACCAGTAGTGTGGCCATACATATCAGTGGTAACTTTAGGAATTTTAATAGAACCAGAAGCGCCAGAACCACTAATAGTTACATTAGAAGTAGCACCTTTAGTTGTGCTAGTTGTAGTAGAAGGGCCTTTCTTAGCATGGCTAGCAGTATAATTTACTTTATTTGTACCGCTTGTTCCAGAAAGAACTACTACATCATCATCTCCTGCTTCAGCAGTGATAGTGAAAGAAGTTGTATTGGTGTCAGCATCAGTAACAGATGTGGTAGATCCGTCGCTACCAGTTAAAGTAATGGTAGAACCGTCTTTAGTAAGAGTATAGGTGGTGTTGGTGTCAGTAGTAGAAACTTTTGCGCCACCGCTATATAAGCAGTTATCAGTACCAATATAACAATTGCTATTAGAATATGTAGTTTGTCCGCTAGAGCTTTGAGAAGTAGCGCCAATTAAGAACATTTTAGAACCAGTTTTATTAGAAGATCTGGTCTTGGAATCGCTATCATATTCTGCGATTTTCCAATAAGCTTTTCCACTACTGTCAGTAGTATAAGTTAAGAATACTATGACATCAACAGCATAAGCAGTTGATACAGCAGTTGTAACATTTCTTACTACAGTCACAGCACCTAAATCATTAATATTAAGAGTAGTAGTGCTTGCACCAGCAACGCCTACCTTATAAGCTATCATTAAACCGTCATAATATTCGGTAATATCAGGATGTGAACCCAACCAAGTTCCTGCGGTACTACCAGTACCTTCGATATAGAAAATTCCAGCAGTCTTTTTAGCCTTACTATCTAATTGGGTTTGAATATTAGATGTTACACCGTCTACATAATTAAGTTCTGTGGTAGTTGCTGTAATTCCATCTAATTTATTTAATTCAGCCGCAGTAGCGGTAACTCCAAAACTGCCTAAAGTGTAAGTAGTATCCTGAGCGGGGATGCCTAAAGCAGTAATGTCTGATTTGGTAACAGCAGAAGTTCCGCTAACATGTCCAGAACTATCTACAGTCACTTTATATAAACCACTAGATTTAGCAGTATAACTAGGATGGGTATACTTATTTGCGCCAGTAGCAATGCCATCGAGCTTGGTTTTATCATCGGAGCTCATAAGACCATTTGCAGAAGTAGTAGCTACACTTGTAGATGCTTTACTAGCTGCAAGATCATAAGCAGTCTTTACTGCCTTAGGAGTAGCAGCAAGAACCTCGCTTGTACTACTAACAGAAGAGCTTAATTTAGTTGCGCCATATGCACTTGTAGAAGCAGCAGGAATATTAGCTGCTCCACTTGTTGCTACCGATGTACCATTTACACTTACTCCAGTAATAGTGCCAATGTTGGCTGTAGCTCCAGTGGCAATTCCGTCTAATTTAGTTTTATCTGCAGCAGACATAAGACCTGCGGCTTCAGTAGTAGCGGCGGTAGTATCCGCTTTACTAGCGGCTAAATCATATGCAGCTTTTACGGCAGAAGGTGTTGCTGCAAGAGAAGTACTTGTACTTGAAGTAGAAGAACTTAACTTAGTTACACCATATTTACTTGTGGTTGCAGCAGGAATATTTGCAACGCCACTAGTGGCTACACTTGTGCCATTTGCGCTTACACCTGTAATGGTACCAGTATTTGCAGTGGCACCTGTAGCAATTCCATCTAATTTTTTCTTATCATCAACAGACATCAAGCCAGCAGCCGACTGGGTAGCGGCAGAATAAGTTGTATCCTGTGCAGGTATACCAAGGGCTGTAATATCAGCCTTAGCAACAGCAGCAGTACCACTTACGTGACCTGTGGAATCTACAGTTACTTTATATAAACCATTATTTTTAGCTGTATAAGTAGGATGAGTATATACTGTGTCTGTAGCAGAAATTGTAATCTTGTCATTAGTGGCATCAGGAGTAATAGTTACATTAGATCCTGCCGCAATTGTAAGAGTATCTGTAACAGAATCAGCTGCAATAGTTGTAGACCCTACAGTTACATTGCTAAATGCATTCTGGTTCTTCTCCGCATTACTAGGAGCATGCGCTGCCTGAGAGTGAGTATAAGCAGTGCCCCAATTAGTTCTTTCAGTAGAAGTAATGTGCAGAGTTGTATTACCAGTATGTGTATCAAGATCGGTTTTAGCGGCCCTCGAAGTATCAGTAGGATGCTTATGGTCAGAACGTGCAACAGTATTTGCAGATCCTGCAGAAGCAGAGCCGTCCATTACAGGAGCGGTAGTTGAATATGATACGTGGGTGCCATGAGAAGAAGCTGCTTTACCATCTAATGCAGACTGAAGGCCAGATACTTCAGAAATTGCATGAGAGTGTGTTTGATCAGCCTTACCTGCAGCAATGGTCTCAAGCGCGTCAATAGCATCAGCGTTGTTATCAATTAAATCGCCAAGTTCTTTAAGGGTGTCATATGCATCACCCGCACCATTTAAAAGCTCGTTCTTAATGCCATCAGCATAAGTTTTAGCAGAAGCTAATGCAGCATCAGCCTTAGTCTGTGCAGTACCCGCAGCATCATAAGCAGTAGAAGCTGTATAAGCAGCAGAACCTAATCCTTTAACGGCAACCTCTTTAGAAGAGCCATTAGTATTTACAGAAATAGTACCATTGGTGCCGCCTGTGGAAATAGAGCGCACACCGGAGTTGGTAATAGTCACCTTATCATTGGTAGCATCGCCAGATACAGAGATTCCAGTGCCCGCAGCAATAGTTAAGCTGTCAGTTTTAGAATCAGCGGCAATTGTAGTAGAACCAACTACAACATTAGAGAATGCATTTTGGTTAACTTCTGCACCAGCTGCAATATTATTAAGTTTAGTTTTATCATCCTTACTCATAAAACCCGCACTAGTAGTAGTTGCGTTATCATGAGAGTGAGTTGCATTTGCTTTACCAGAAATAGAAGAATTTATGGTTGCTACTTTAGCGTCAATTTCATCCTCGGTATAATAAGTATCACCAAGAGCATCAATTTCATCATCAATATAAGATTTTGCAGATGCTAAAGTTGCACTATCTTGCGCATCTACATAAGAAGTGGCCGCAAGTCCAGAAATGGAAGGAATAGTAGGCTTATTGGTTAAATCATTGTAGCTTCCAGAAAAATTGGACTTTGCGTTCCAAGTTGCCTTTTCTGCATCAGTTACAGTTCTGTGAGTAGAGTCTGCAGTAAGATCAGAAAGAGCATTAGGGATTTCGGTGTCGCTAGGTAGTGCGCCAACATCAGAGGCTGATAATGCAATATTAGAACTTAGTGCTTTACCATTAACGGTGCGAGAAGTTGGTACATAACTATGAGTATGTTCCTTGTCGGCTTTACCGCTTAATTTGCTATTTATCTCAGTCTCGGTATAATATCTATCATCGTGTGTATGAGAGATATTTGCTTTATTAGCAAGAGATTCCGCAAGTTGAGAATCAAAAGATTCTTGAGTTACTAATGGAATTAGTCCTGTTTGCCAATAATTCTCACTAGTTACAATTAAAGCATATACACTAGAAGCATCTGTTTGTGTAAATACACAACCATCGCCAGAAACCATAGCAAGATTATGAATAATGCCATTTTCATCCGCAGCTTGTACAACACGTCCTGCATTTGCAGCATCAACAACCTCTTGATAGGTTGTTTCTCCTACAATAGCCATAAATACTTCTTTTTCTTTTAAAGCATCTAAAACTGCCTTTGAAGTAGGTATTTCTATATTGCTTGAATTTAAAATAGTTGCTAAAGATGCTCCAGATAATTTTTCGGCTTCTTTAGCATTTAAAGGCTTACGTTGTAAATTACCATTAGTATCTTTATAATCTATATAGAATAAAGAATCGTCAGTAGTATAATAACAAAAACCTTCTGTTTTGGTTGAAGGTAAGTTTGCTTTTAAACCTTTACTAATTTTAAAAAGTGCCAATTATATCAATCCTTTCTAAGAATTAGATGAAGTTGGCTTTATATAAAAATTAACTTTGCGTATCTTACTGTCCAAAGCCAACTATTGTTTTCGAAATTAAAATACTAGGTATAAATTAAAAAATAAATTTTATAAAAAAGGCTAGCGAGTTTCCTCGCTAGCCCTCAACTTTAAATGATATAGATATTAAAAGGAGCCCCAAGTCATAAGAGCATCAATTTCAGTCTTGCTATAAGTCTCAGTCTTAGCATAAACGTCAGCAGCGTTTGCCTTCTTAGCAATCTCAGTAGCATTAGCCTCGATAAGAACCTTGTTAGCCTTCTCAGCAGCGTCAGCGCGAGCAACCTCAGCATTTAGAGCCTCAACGGTAGCCTTAGCATTTAAAGCATCCTGTAGACCAGTTACTTCAGAGATAGCGTGTGCAGAAGGATGAGTATAAACTACAGTTTCAACACCATCAATCTTGATGCTGCCATTGGTAGCAGAAGCCTCAACCTTGTTAGCGCCAGTAGAGATATTCTTATCCTCAATAGCCTTAACGCGGCTAGAAACACCAGCTAGATCGCCATCAGTAGCATACTGAGCAAGATTCTCAGCAGCAATAGCGTCAGCAATCTTCTTATCAACAGAACCAGCGGTAGTAGCATCGGCATTTAGAGTCTGGATAGCAGCCTTGTTAGCAGCAACATCCTTAAGCATCTCATCAGCAGCAGAAGCTTCGCCAGTGATGTAGGTCTGAAGCTCAACTAAAGTATCAAGAGCCTCGTCTAAGGTCTCGCCTTCAGCAGTCTTAAAGAAGGTCTCAACAGCGGTAACACGAGCATCTAAAGCATCGTCAGCAGCCTTACGAGTGGTAGCCTCAGCAGTGATCTTACCCTCAACCTCGGTCTTATCAGCAGCCTTTAGATAGTCGCCTTCGATGGTAGCAACCTTGCCCTCAACGGTAGATACACGACCAGCAAGAGCAGTGTCATCATAAGTAGCAGCGGCCTGAGCATCAGCAATCATCTGAACAACGGTCTTGCCTGCAGTAACGGTACCAATCTTAGCTTCGATAGCCTTATCGCCAGCATCACGAGCAGCAACTTCATCAGAGATAGACTTCTCAATAGCAGCCTTATCGGTAGCATAAGTCTCCTCAAAGAGATCAAGCTCATCCTGAACGCCCTTAACAGCAGCAGCGCGAGCATCAGTCTCAACCTTAACAGCAGCAGCGATCTTCTCATCAACAGAACCGCCCTCACCAACAGCGCTCTTTAGGTTAGCAATGTCGGTCTCAGCAGTGCCAATACGAGTGCCTAGACCTGCAACAGCAGCATCGTTAGCGGTCTTGTACTCACCAAGAGCAGTAGATGCGGCGGTACCAGCAGCCTTAGCCTCAGCAATAGCCTCGTCCTTAGCATTAGCGTAGCCCTGAGCCTCAGCCTTAGTAGCGTAGTCGCCAACAGCCTGCTTACCAGCAAGAGCGGACTCTACATCAGCAAAGCTGTCGATAGAAGCGCCATCCTTGATAGCAGCGATAGCATCAGAGTTAACCTTCTCAGCGGCCTTAGCGCGATCAACTTCGGCACCAAGAGCGGTGTTTACATCGCCAATAGCATCCTCGAGAGCAGCCTTATCAGCAGCAACAAGGTGATCAGCAACTACAGCGTCCCACTTAGCCTTATCGCCAGCAACGATCTTGTCAAGCTCAGCCTTATTAGCATGCTCATGCTTCTTAGCTACAGCATCAGCAAGGTTAGCCTCAGTCTGAGTATAGGTATCAAGAAGAGCCTTGTTAGAGTGAGAATGGTTGCCCTCGGCAGCGGCATTTACCTTCTCTTTAAGAGCAGAGCTTAGATCATCCTCAACAACCTCAGACTTATAAGCCATAGAACCAAGGCCAAGAAGTGCCTTCATCTCGTCAGCGGTAGGCTGTTTATTAACCTGTTTCCACTCAGTACCATTCCACTTAGCGAGAATGTTCTCAGCTACGCAGTAGTAAAGACAATTTTCATGAGCACCGCCAGTAGGTAGAGCAGCAACATTAGCAACCTGTACAAAGTCGCCAAGGCGCTTCATGCCAGTACCAGTACCTAAATAAATACCACCCTCATCAGTGGTGATATAAAGAGCACCATTAACGCCAGTAGTGGGAAGAGAGCCTACGCTACCTTTAAAAAACTTAATCATATCAGCCATAAAAAATTTCCTCCTTAAAATTTAAAAAATTATAGTTCACTCCAAGAATACATTTCAGTCACATTCTCTTCGAGAGCGTTGATTTGTTCAACGGTTGCATAAGAATTCATATAATAAGGAATTGCATTATTATGACAATCCTCATTAGATAGATTAATACGGATGTTGTCAGTAGAAATCATTACGCCATTAGCGTCATACCATTCAACGATATAATCCCATCCAATATATCTTTCAACAGAAGAATTCTTACCAAAATAAGTCCAAGTATCGGAAGTAGCATCATAAGAAGCCAGAGCAAGCCAGCAAATACTATAATTGCGGCCAAACTCATCAGTGCCAGCAAATGCACTATCAAATGTAAACATCTCATCAACGATTACACCACGATCGCCTTCCTTAAAACTTACAGCGCCATCGGGAGCATAAGCCTTGAAGCCCATGTAGTACATATTTGCATTTCCGCCATTACCAACAGTCTGTTTAACCCACTTAGTATTGGCAGGACACATAACACGAATTTCCTTCTCGCCATAATTAACAATTGTGCCTTCAGGTTTAGAAGAAATTTCAAACTTGTTAAGAAGAGCAATTTTCTTGAGTCTATCAATAGTTGCATAAGTACCAGGGATAGAATCAATAAATGCCTTATCCTTCTTAGACATTGCACCGTCTTGTTCTGCGGTAGCAAGAAGCATAGTCATGCCACCATCAACAGCGGTTAAACCATGAGAATCAGGAGCGATTTTAACAGAGACTTTGCGACCATCTATTGCAATACCAGTGCCAGCTACAAGGCTATAGTCTATAGTATAGCCATACTTAAACCACTTTTCACCATTGAAGCACCATTCACTGTTATCCTCAAGAACTTCATACAGGTCACCCTGAGCAGCATTCTTAGGAAGATCAGCCTCGGTGGGTACGCTACCTCTGTAATGAACGCCTCCAATTGCAGCACTTTCGATGTTGCTAAGTCGTTCCTCTAAGCCAATAATCTTGTCAAGAGATAAGGACTCAACTGCGGCGAATAAACCGTCATCTTTAACAGATACTAAATTTCCTTCTGTTTTAGATACTTTAACGCCAATCTTATTGTCTACAATAGAGATTGTACCATCAACAGGCTTAAGTGCCGCCGTAGGGCCTGCTTCAATTAACTTTTTTAATTGAGCATAATCCTCGGCAGATAATAAACCTGCTGCTTTTTCTGTTACTTCAGCGCCAGCGCCAAGTAGAACGTTACCTTTATATAGTCTTTGAGTATCTTCAATAAAATACAAAGCAAGACTATCCTTTTCAACTAACGCATCATATCTGGCTTGACTACCAAAGTAAAATTGTACATTTTGAAATGCCATTATTTCCTCTCCTTTCATAAAAAAATTATATATGGAAAGCTATCTTAGCTTAACCAACAAAATTATATCTCTTTCCAAATATAATTACTTTTTGCTTCTGGCCCATCAATTTGGTTCCATTCATTATTAGTATCAATATCAAAGCTTATAACATTTTCAGTAGCCTTATCAGCAAGAGTAAATGTCATAATATCCTCTTTCATTGAAGGAATATAAATTCCCGCGCAATTACCAGAAAGCTTACCAATAATTTCTTCAGTGCCGTCGCTATAAACTACTACTAGATTGCCAATGTCATCTACACGAATTTGAGCGATACCAGATCCGCCTCCATTGAGATAAACCTTTTGACCGATGAGATTATCATTAGCCATAAGCTGTAGTGAATTATCTGTCTTATTATATGTAATGTTATCTGCCTTTGTATCAGACAAGGATTGCGCCATATCATTAGCAGCCTGCATCATCGCTTCAACCTGAATTAAACGCTGGTCTAAAGCAGTTAAAGCACCATCGGGAACAATATCGCACCAAGAGGGAACAGATATAACTTGGAGAGTAGTTGGGGTTGTTTTTCTTACACGTTGATATACCTGGCCATCTGGAGCCATTTCAACATATGCAAAGGTGATTTGCATTTCTACGTTGCCCGCCTCTTTGGTAATAGAGGTGTCGAGGGGAATCTTATACTCAATCATGCCCTTATATAGTTCGTCAGACTTCGTTAAGATTTCGCTATGTAGTTCTCTACTAACAGGAAGAATATACTCCAGCATAGCAGTAAAATTTTGCATATCATATTCTTTATATGTAGGGGAAACTAAGAAGTGTAGGTTGTCAATCAACTTACTTCTTTGAACAATGCGCTCTTTAACAGTAGTAACTAATTCGTTTGTATCACTAACTAAAATAGTATACATTTAATCCCTCCCTTACTTGGAAGTAGCTTGAATATATGCGTACTCAAGCTCTGTAATTTTTTTATTAGAAAGCAAAGAATCTAAAGTTTTTTGAGAGACTTTACCATCTTTATACAATCTAGCTAAACTTTCAACTAACTGATTCATAATATACCTCCTTCAATAAGAAAAAGAGTATACGCATCTAAAATTTCTTCTGGAGTTTTCATGTTTAAAATTTTTAATTGCTTATATTCGTATTCATCAATTTGTTTTAGTTCAACTGTGTCGTACCCATCAACGGGGATGCCATATAAACCATCAATATGCCAAATATATTCTCCATTAGAAGAAATGATTGCCTGCGCTTCAAATTCTTCACAGGCAATCATAATCTCATGTTTAGGTTGATATTTAACAAAAGTTAGACGGTCTAAAACATCTATAACGCGATTATCTTTTAATACTTTATAAAACATTCGACCATCCTCCTTAAATTGAAATCATAATTCTCGCATATACATCATAAGCGGATAACTGAGTAACAGGCTGAGCATAACCATCTGCTGAGATTCTATATACATAATTTTCCCAGTCTGTGCTAGGTGAACGAGTCCAATATTCTACAGGGATACCATTGGTATTAGTGCAAATTCTTGATTGATTTGTTGTAAAATGACTAATATGTGTGCCCTCGCTGCTATAAGGCTCTTGAGACATGCTTGGAACCATTTCTAAAATAGATGGTACAAAAATATAACAATCAGAACTAGAAACTTCTGTAGATTTACCACCAATAGAAGATCTAACTTTGACTTGTTTTAAGAGTTGCTTCCATTTATCAGGAAGTGCGTCGCGTACTCTAGTATTTAAGTATCTATTTAAGTCATACTCTGCCCAACCTCCGGTATTCAAACTAGAGGTATCCATTCTCATAGGTCTTGAGAGCGTTGTAGAAGAGATGAAGGTAATAGAGGAACGCATACCAGAATTGTCGCTCAGATAATAACGCTTAAGAGATCCATTAGTTTCACAACAAGTTTCAAGGTCAATTTTTTCATGAGGCCAAGAAGCAAGTTTATAACACATATCTTCTCCTAAATCCGCATACCATACTTTACTCCAATATACTGTGCCCTTAGCATGTTGCTCATATGAGCCATCTTCTAATTTGGCACAACCAAATACAAGAGATGTATTGTGTATCATAGAATGGATGCCATTTAGTTCTACATAATTAGGAGCGTCACCAGATAGGTTAGAAGTGTATATGTGGACTCCATTTTCACCCTTTTTATGTCTTAGAACAATCATTTCTCTATTATTAGCTTCGCATGGAATTGTAGTTGCGCTACCCCATGATAATTTTACACCATTATTATAAAATAATTTAAAACCACTTGTATCTAAGCCAGAGAAGCATTGTGCAAAGACTGCATTAACATCGTTGCCATTATCAATCTTACAATCAATGGCTAAGACAAAGTCTCTATCTTCAGATAAAAGCTGAACATTGGTATCAATGTGATTGCTACCATTGAAAATAACTGCTTCGTCAATAAGAACTTTCTCTTCGATATCAGCATAGCTAAAATCTTTACCGAGTTCAATTGTTATAGTATCTTTTGAAACAACATAATCGGACACAGAAATAACATTTAATGCACCGAGTTTAGTCATCATATAGATTTCTACTGGGCGCATATCAGAAATTTCTTTATCTACAAAGTAGCCCTCAGTATATTCGCAGCTATCATAAACCGCATTAATTATTTTATCTCCATCTACATAACCAGGTTTATCCCAATGGTCAAATAAATAATATTTATATGCGCCTTCTTCTGCTGTATAAGTAGGCATTTCTCCATTATAAGAAACAACATTACCATAAGATTCAACGGTTTCCTGTAGAATATTATTATTAGATACATATTTTATTGTGTATTTTCTTGTAGATTCAGTATATGTAGCGTTAATTACAATATCAGCAAACACATCTGTAAATTCTTTGTCCCAACCCGCAAAAGCATAATCGGTGCTAACAGTACTTTCAAGAGTAGGTGTTGCAATTGGATTATCTTCTCTAGTAATTGGGTTTACAGGCTTGCTGCCCTTGTCAATATATTGAACATCTAATATAGTTCCATCTGCGTTTACAAATGTAACAGCAAACTGCTGAACTAAGGTGTTGTATGCAATATTTAAATCAGGCCATGCTATATTATAATCGGTAAGCTGCTTCTCTTTAATTACGGGAACATGAACCGCTCCTGATAAAACAGATCTATCAGAGTTGCCATCAGTGTTAGTTACGCCCGCCAAATTATATAGACGTTCTAACAATGTTACATTTTCAAGATCCCAATCAATGCCAACTAATCTAATTTGATATAGATTTGCGCTATCATTAATTAAAGTAATTAAATCAAGTAACGAATTTTCTGCAACAAGCTTAGATAGTTTGTTATAAGATGTTATTTCAAATCCATCATCAACTAGATAGTTAAGATTTTTCATTGATAAGCTACCAACATCTGGTATTTCAACAACTCTAATATTACCACCATCAGCAAACACTACGCCGCTTACGCCTGAACCAAATGCATAAAGTTCCTCTAAATTCTTTAATCCAGACAATTCAAGAGAATGAGTTAATCCAGACATATTTTGAATATCGAGTTTATTTAACAGGCCATTAGAACCAAGGCCAAGAGTCATAACATTTGTATTATTATAACCTTCAGTACCATTACCAAGAACAAGTTCACGAATCTTAGTTGCATTAGCAAAGGTACCATTTGTTAAATAGCATGCAGATAGATCACCAACAGATTTTAAGCAGGATGCGCTATAAATCTCAATAATGTCGGCTACGTCTCCAGTATACTCAATTGTATATTCCTGATTAGGTACGGCACGCACCTTAATAGGAGGAGAGGTATTATATTTAACATTTATATACATATAAGCATATGGAGTTAGATGCATATCAAAGTTTGCGGGTACGGCAAGAGTGGTATTAGGCACGGAGCAGCGCAGGATGATATCATCTGCCGCAGCTACGGTACTACCAAATTTGGATGCCATATATTTTTCTTGATTCTTTTCATATTGTGCGCGCTGAGTCTTCTTACGACCATTAGCACGCTCAGTTAGGAACTCGGGATATGCGGGGCCATTAATATAAGAACCTGTATAGGTACGAATATATTTACGTTCCGTATCGAGTCTCCATAATTCTTCTGGGAATTGCATTTGCCAGTCATTAAACTGGTTAATTAGAGAAGTTGCACTCCAACAGTCTGCTGGGAGTACGTTGTATAGAGCGCTAAGCTCTTCATCGAATAGTTCACGTAGACGTAAGAAGAATACATGCTGTGGTGCATTCCAAACCCAATCGTTTGTTCCATCAACATAGTCAATTTCCTCATAACCATAGCGATAGGTCATACGACCATAGTTATCAATTCCTAAAGATGTATCATTATCATAGTCAAAGTTTAAATCCCATTTACGAATTGGATTACCATTAGAATCAACCTCTCCAGTTTTACCATAATGCCAGAAAGAGTTCTTAGCATGATTATCGGTCATAGTATAACGAAGGGTAAATAGATAATAATACATTACAGAATTTAGCACACAATAGTCACCAAGATGAGCTTTAAATTCTTCATTAGTAGCAGTAACTACGAATGTATAGAATTCGCGCCACTTATTTTCAACATATGCCTTATATTCTGCATTCTGTTCATCAGTTCCGTCTTCGTAAATATAACGCCAGCCATAGGTGTCTGCTAGTCCATTTTCTTTATCATCACTCTTGCTCTCATCAAATAGTTCGCCAGCAAGGGCATCGAAAGCAGGATTGCCAGCAACCCACTGTTCAGGAGGAATAGGATAAACAGGAGCGCCATTTTCATCAACTATACCAGTAGGCATAGTAGAGTTAGGAAGCTCATTATCCATAACTTCAAGGATACACTCATAGGGGTCGGATGGATCAGTTAATCTACTATCGTCGCCCTTCTTAGAGTCACCAAAATTTCCGATTGCGTAAAACAATATGTTACTAATAGCTGTCGGAAGTCAACTATTTATACCTATATATTATAGGCGAAAGAGGTTCTTCCAAAAGTGTCTTTACACTTGACCTCTTCTCTGCGGTTTCATTATAAGATTATAGCCGCAGTTCAGACTGTTGCATACATTGCAATCAACATACAATGTCTCTCACGTTCAGTCGTTGTTCCTCTATATATTCACTTTTAAAAATTAAATTGTATTTTGGTTTCTTTCTTTCGTGTCTGCATATTCTGCTCACTTCTTGTTTAGATATCCCAAAAAATGTACTTGCTTCAACAGCAGAAAAGAATTCTTGTATAATATTATTGTTTAAATCCAATAACAACACTGGCTTTGAAAAATTTCTTCCTCCCCTTGTTTTAGGAATGCGACTATAATCCCTATTTGGGTCGTAATCTTTTTCATACACCCATACAAATCCACCTGAAGTCTCTTTACGACCAGTACACACATTAGAAATCGCACCTTTGCCAAGTCCAAGTTTTCTGTAAATATCACCAAAACTATCCCAAATTTTAATTAGTTTGCCATCTGGACTAATTTGACATACACGCACACTTTGTTGATGATTTTTACCAGTTGGTGGTTGATATCCACTCATACCTTCTCCGCCCAATGTTGAATTATAACCATTATAAAAACTATCAAACTGTTTTATATAGAACATTTCTTTTTCATTCAGTTCACATTCAGTTAAAGCAACATCAAATATTTCGTCTATAACAAAAGCATTAAAACCATATTTTTCAATCGCTCTAAACAAATGAATATTATAAGATCTATTGTGTTTTTGTTCATACAAATAGCTATTGTATACTCGTTCTATACCTTGTCCTTTTCTGCAATATCTATCTTTAAAACCTCGTTCTTGCGAAGTTTGCCCAATATAAACTTTATGGTTTATAATGTTTTCAATTTTATAAATAATGCCATAATATTCTTTTCCATTTATTATTATACTCATATTGCACCTCCTTTACATTAATTTTGTATTGTGAATATATAGTTGGAAGGCGTTGCCCATCTCTGGGGTTTCGCCGTATATTAGTGAGAGTTTTACTGGCACATTTACGCTATTTTATGCCAATTGTTATCATTAAACTCACGATGAGTACTTAAATCTGGATCACTTTCTTTAACAAAGATTACACAATTCTGGAATTCCATAGTATCCTTAACCTTAGCTGCTTCCGCCTCAGTATCACGTACAATTGGACGCTTATAAGGCTGATATGCATTAAATCTCTTTGCAAGCAAAGCATTATTTGCATTTTCGGAACTAGCTATATTAACTTTTACATTGAAGTAATTAACATCAATAGAGTTTCTTGTTAAAGAAACCTTATTAACCTCAGTGCCATCACTTAAAGTGATAATAGGATTCTCGTTCAAATATTTTTCGGTCTTTTTATCTCTATATCTCTTAATAATGATATCAAGATTTCGACCTGCGGGGCCGTAGTTATTAGAAGAGGTTCCTTGACCGCTGTGTACAATATCAGTTGCAACCCAGTTATCTAAAATTGGATCACCATTTTTGTATATACATTCAACACTAGAAATTAACTCATCACCAGTCGAACTAATAAAACGACCAATTTTTTCATCTTTATCGCTAGTAAAATAGGGCACTTCTAACTTAATAATTCTTAAATCAGGGCAAACTTCCGCCAGATAATCTGGGTCAAGGATGCCTTCTTTATAAATCTGATTACGATCATAACGAGCAATCATTTCTTCTGCACTACGAGCATCTGCAATAAAGTTATTTAAAATATCTCTATCAGATAGAGAATTCTTATACACCTTAAAGCGATAAATATACAAATCACAATCAGGAGATCCGAGAGTAATTGTTTTTCTAGAACCCATTTGCTGTTGGAAATTATGTGTGCTATTATATACAAAAGGTCTGGTAGACACACCATCTTCATAACCCATAATCATAGATGGAGATTCTGTGCTAGGTGTAATATTAAACTCAAATTCAATAATTTCTTCTTCTGCGTATGGTAATGGTAATTTATCTTGGTCTGCACTAGCATAAATTATTGCCTCATGTGCCTTCATAACAATACCAATATTGTCACCTGCAGAAGATTGGCTTACACATGACATAAATGTTGCTTCGGTGTCTGCAACATTCATGGTCTTAAAAATAAGCTTCATTTGTTTGCCATCAACCTTGGCATCATCACCAAATAGCTCATAATTAATATCTGCGCTTGTACCAGCTTTAATACAGAAATACTGGTTACCATTCTCATCAATTTGATATCCGCCATTTACCCAGTCAAAGTTCTCAGATACTGTCATTGCAATATCTCCGCTAGACCACAAACGATTCTCATCACTATTAGAATATCCAACAGGATTAAAATCAAATGCTAATCCCGCAGTGATTGGGCTTATATTGATTCCGAGTTCAGTAACTGTGGCAACTAAAGTTTTAACAGTTTCTCCGCAAGTAATTGTAAGAATATGCTCTCCAATAACATCACTCTTATACTGCCAGGTTTGAGTATTAGAATTTAATACTAAATTAGAATTAAATTCCTCAATAGTATTACCTTCTTCATCTACATAAGTAGCACGCAAATTTACACTAGGAGTCTCGGTATTAGAATCATAAACAGTATAAACAATGTTTTTAACATCATACTGACGAACAGTAAAGTCCTGATCAATACAGCTAATAACTGGCACATCAGAATTTTCATCATACCAAATAACATCTTTTATAATATGATTAGATTCAATAGTATTATTATTAATAACTGTTGTTAAATAAATTTCAAATAAATGAACTCCGTGTTCTTGCGCAGGAATCATATAAGAATCTGACAAACCAGCAGCGGATGCAGGACTTGTTTTTGTCGCAATTTCCTTGCCATCCAATAGAAAATGCACAGTTTTATCAACACCACCATATGGAGTAAATGTAAAACTAACATTTTCACCAGCAACATATTTACGAGTATCATCAAAGCTAGATTCTAATCTAACATCAACAACTTTAATAGTCCATGCCTTAGTTGCAATTGCACCAGTTGCATGTGTGATAGTAAGAACTATTTTATTATCACCAATACTTACATATTTGGTTAAATCAAATTCACAAATACCAGTAGAAACTTCCTCAGTAGCAACAACTCTATTGCCGACCTTCCAAGATGCAGTACCATCCAGATTGGTATCTCCGGCAGAGTCTTCGCCAGAAAATTCATATTTTACAATTACAGGATCGTTAATAGTCGCAACAATAGGGGTGGCATATCCTTCAACATAAGCAATACGTAATACTACGCTACTAGTTTGTCCGCCGCCTCCCATAATTTGAAAACGACTCTTAACAGTCGGGGTATTTTCGCCCTCGGTTTCCCAAAGAGTAAACATATACTCCGCAGTAGTACCATCATCCATATCTACATTGCCATATGTTGCTTCATATGTTACGCGAGGAGCTTGATCTATATTTTCTAAACTTTGATTGATATCTTTGACTGTATTATTCAAAGATGTAATACTATCTGTATTAGTTGAAATAGAATCAGCCAAAGTACCAGTCTTAGTATCAATTTCAGTTTTAGTGTAATAGCCGCTAAGGTCAACTTCAACATTAGAAATTGCTTCATCAATTTCGCCCTTAGTGTAAACATCTGAAACTTTAGCATACTCTGATAGCTGATCGGTTACATCAACATTTGCAACGGCTTCGTCTACATAAGACGTAGTAGCTAATCCTGCAATACTTGGAATTTCAGATTTTAATGCATATGCTTCAAGACTTTGATGCTCAGTCAAATATCCAGCATCGTTAACAAACTCAGAAATATTTGTTGGAATATCAGATTTTAACGCATAGTCACTTAAAAATAATTCTGGAATTGTATATATTTGTTGTTGGACATATGACTCAGTAGCATATCCTGTTAAATCAACTTTTACATTAGCAACAGCGTTATCTACTTCTGATTTTGTATAATAATTATTTAATGATGCGCCTATTGTTTCAACGGCTGTTTCAGCTCTATTGGCGGCACTTTCTGCAGCCGCAACTTGTTCAGCGACTTGCACTTCTGCAATTTGCTCGGTAACATTTTCAGTTACTCTAGTAACAAGATCCTCGAGCCATGTTTTATCTAACTCTATGGTTCTGTCATCAATCAATGATTTTAAAACATTTAACTTTTCAAATGTTTTTGACTTCCACATATACCCGTTGCCATTATTATTTACACCGATTGCACGAATTTCAAACTTAACATTTCCCGCTACATGAGTTACATTTCCATCTATAAGCCATCCAAATCTAATAGTCGCAGTATCATAACTAACATTAATTGGTGCGGCTTCTCCATGATATCCATCACTTGTTAAGTAATGAATAGAAATGGCGGTAGACATTAAATCAAAACCATCAGCATATCTTGGCATCTGGAATGGAATATATTGGCTATTTTCTTCTTGGGTTATATTAATCTGAGAACTATCAAGTGTAATATTTTTATTTTCATCAATATTAGATATCCTATTGTCGGCATATTGATCATTCCAAATATATTTATCGCTTCTTGTAAATTCGGAATATGCTGGAATTCCCATGGTATCATCGGCAGCCAACGTCATTATTCCAATATTATCAGTAGGCGATGACATCATCATTGACGTTGCTGCTTGTTGCATTAATAGTTTTTTAGATTCTTCAAATGAACGTGCCATTTTTAGCCTCCTTACTTTATACTAATTCATGTTTATTCCACAGCTCATATAATAATTTAAGATGTGTAGATTTTTCAAATAAAAATACTAAAGAATCATTTTTGGTATTAAAATATAAAATATCTACCAACTTTGCACCGTTTCTTAAATACAAATATGCTTGGCGCAAATTTGTAATATAAGCAACATTGGTTGGACTATATTCAACACCGGGAATTAATCCGCTTTTTGTCATAATGCTTTCTCCTTTTGTCCGAAAAAAAATAAGGTACCACATAAAGTAGCACCTTATTAGATATCTTCTACAACTACTTCATGTTTACGCTTTTTATTTTTGCGTGCTAAATTAAATTCAGGAATACCGTCAGGAATTTCTGCGGGTTGTTCTAATTTAACCTCTTCGATAACTTCCTCGACAACCGATTCCACTACTGGCTCTTCTGCCACTTTAGGTTCTTCAATTATTACTGAAGGAATAGCATATAAATTATCAATAGTGCCACGGATGGACTCCTTATAAGAATCTTTATTGCTTAAATCACAACAACCGAGCAACTCCTTGCAATCTTCCGCAGAAATCATGCCTGAACCGTAAGAGCATAATGTTTTAAATATATCTTTACAATTTTCTGAGCAGAAAGTTGCCATGAATGGGGGCTGGCGATTACAGTCACAATATTCATAAGTGTTCCCACATAAATAACAGGAACGTTTAGACTTTGCCATAATTAGCCTCCTTTAAAATATTTTAATAAAGGCCCCTGAAAAACAGGGGCCTTAATTAATAAATTAGTCCTCTACAACTACTACTTCGTAAAGTCTCTTCTCAGAGTCGCAGTAATCCTGCTGTAGCTGATAGGTGAAAGGATGAGTCTCGCCTGCTGCAAGAGTTACATCAAAGTCAGAAGACATGATAGCATTCTTAGCAGTGATGTAGCAGAGAATCTTAGTATCCTGATCGCAAGGATCATAGCAAAGAGCCTCAATTACGAGCTTAACAGCCTTGGGGAAAGCGTTGGATTCGTTAACGATAGAGATGGCATCAGTAGCCTCATAATCATACATAACGAAGAGCTTAGCGCCAGCAGCTAGGCTAGTAGGAGCAGTAACAGTACCGTCTTCAGTAATAACAAACTCGGTCTCAGAAGCAGCGGTGCCAGCAACATACTTGGTACCAAGAGAGCTGTCGCCATTGAGAGCAAAGATCTCAGTGATCTCGCCAACAGGAGTGTGAGCAAGTTTCATCTCACCGCCAACTTCGATGGTCTCGAAAGCAGGAACGGTAGCAGCGCCAATCTTCTTCTCAGAACCAACCTGAGCGCCAAGTAGGCCAAGATCAAATAGAGCGTTAGCACCAGAGAACTCAGCGGTCTTAGCACGATAAAGGGTCATGATACGAGCACCAACGTTGTCAAGAACCTCAGTAGCCTCAGCAGCACCATTGATAGCAGCATCCTGAACCTGGCTCATGCTGTATAGATAAGCATCGGTAGATTTGTTGAACGCAACAACACGAAGAACCTTGTCAAATACAAGATTATTAACATTAATTGCCATAATATTTTCCTCCTAATAAATTTTATAATAATTATTTTAATTCACGCATCCAGTTAAGATTTTCTCGTGAAATCTTCTTGGCATCCACGGTGCCAGCATATATTCCACTCATTAAATGAGTAGAATTATCTATTACATTCAATCTATTCACAGTATCAAAAAACGAATAAATTCCTTCTTGAATAATATAATCTAATGTCCAGCCCATTTTACAACGAACCGCTGAGATAAGAGGTAGTAGGTACGAACTAGGTTCTTTTTTAGAATTTATTTCCATAGTTTGTCTATCATTCTCTATCATTGCTCGCATAGTTGCTTTATTATGGGCCTTTTCATTATTAGGTTTTAAACCATGCATTTTACGAATACAACCAATCATTCTTTCATAAATTAGCCTATCTATTTTGATTTGTTGTTCCATACTTGCTAACAAAACTTCGCCATTTTCTTTATTCTTATAAACCTTCATTTTTGATAAATCAAGATCTCCAAGAATAATACGAGTTTGATCAACTGGCAGAGACGGAGCAATCATTGCAAATAGCTCAAAATTACTAATCTCCATCCAATTAATACCTGCATCAAAAAGACGAACTTTCATATCAGCAGGAGTGGAACAAAGCGCATGAACCATAGAAAAATATGCATTCTCACCATATTCAGCAATGTCGCCAATTTTAGGCTGATAGCAAATAACTTGCTCATTGATTTTATATGGTTTTCCTATATATAAATCTAAAGGTTCAATATGCATTAAATCAATACTTCTCATACTTATTCCTTACAAGATTATTGTTTAAAGAATTAGTTTTGATAAGCTCGAACTTTAAAGTTCTACATGAATAGTTTGTGTCGGTTGTACTTTCACGGTTATAAACCAATTTAGCCGTCATACCAAACATATGACTATGGCCAAAAATATCACGAATTAAATATCCAAGTAAATCGTGTCTTTCAATTCCATATGGAGTCTTCACATCATCACCATGACAAAATATTACAAATTGTACATATTGAATCTTCATAATAGAATTATCTCTGTCTGGCTCCATGTCATCAACACTAAAACAGATAAAATTATTCGCTACATCTTGAATCTGTGGTACACGAATATATGCATAGATATTACGATTCAAATAATCATCTGGACTTGAAGGATCTAGCTGCTGATTATTTAATACTTCAATAATATCTGGATCAGATGTTAATTTCTGACGAATCAGACGTTTCATCGCGCAAATATCATCATCAATATTTTGAATATCTCTAACCATTAGCTAATCACCTCCATACTAATTTCTGCAGCATTACCACCGGTATCATCTCTAGATTCAATCTTCATTTGTTTTCCAACCATACTGTATAGCTGGTCACAACTTAATTTAAGTGATTTACCGTCTGCCGCAAGTTTAATTTTAAAAATATCTTTTTTATCAATAAAACATCTTACATTGCCGCCTTTAACCTCAAGCCCAAATTCAGAACTATCAGGAATTACTTCCCAATTAAACCCATTAAAATGAGCATGAATTGCGCAATTATCAAATGTAATTTTCCAATAAGCATCATATGGCACAAATTCTCCATTTAATTCATCCCAATATTCCGCAGTTAATATTTTCGGACTGCCACCTACACGAATATTTGCGTTACCAGTATATGTGATACGGCCTTTGGCAGATTCGGGAGTAGGCATTTCAATACCTGCATCAATGTATATTGGCTCTTTCAATGAACAATGCGCACAGAGCTCCGATTTAAGCCCAGAATGTTCTTTATGCGGACAGAAGTTTGCAATACCATATTGGCCGCAATCTTCTGGCAAAGAAGCAAGTTCCTGAGTAAATGTTAGCTTTGTTACACCTAATGGTTGAAGAGGTTCATATTTAGAAACTCTCCAAGCAATAGGGATTGGGCGACCAGGTTCATTCATAAGAACTCTTTGGTCGTAGTTTATAGTTTGAGAATAAGGTGTTGTTGGGCACCAAAACTTCTGTTGGTTTTCTACAGAAGTCATGACATAGTCCGTCCAAACACCACTATTGTAGGAACTCTGTGTTCTCAAAACACCCAAAATACTATAAACAATATCTCCAATTTTCCACTTAAGAGTCCAGTTACATTTTAAAACATAATAAGTAGGAAACTGTGGATGGCTATCTTTTAATACAACAAGCCATCTTTCTAATTCTCCATTATTATCTGGAATATCAATATAAGAACCAACAGGAATACTCATATGCTGACGAAGCTGGATGTTATAATCTTCTTCATCACCTGCAAGAGATCTTCTTGTATTAATAAAAAATTTGGCATCATATTTAACATTGAACATATCGCTTGGAGCATGAGTTACATACACCTCTCGATATGCTGGGTCGCGCTTAAATGTTTTATCAATTACCATATCAGCATTACGCCGATACGCTTGTGATTGTCCCGCTCCTTGAATAGCCATTCTGGCTTTAAATAAATCAAGCATTACAATCACCATCCTTTAATACATTAACAAAATTTGCTGCATCTAAAATAGATTTTCTAAACTGCTTCGGATTATTACGGGCAGTTTCTAAACATGCTACGATTGTTAAGATTTCAGGCTGATAGTTAAATATCTTGCTAGAACCACCAATTTGATTAATAAGAGATTGAATATGGGCATCAAGACTTGGATCATTTTTCTCTTTCTGATACAAGCAATTAATAATGGCCCCATAAAAATAGCGCTTTTGTGCAACTAATTGAGAAGAGGGAATGTTCATAATTATCCCTCCAAATAAGAGCTAAATTCATAGCTGTAATCTCTAGATAGTTTTTGTGCCTCAAGTTTCAATTTCTCATCATGTGCTAGTAGTTCTGATATATGCGCAGCTTGCGAGTAATATTTTGCCTCTTTATCAGAAAAAACCTGCGAGGTCAAAAGAGTACTGGAAATCTGCGGAGCCAACCAAGCTCTTACCATCAAGATTGCAAGAATTTCTTTCTCGATATCTAACAGATCTACGTTAAATCTTCTTAGTTCATCGTCTCGATCCGAGAGGTCATTCTTACATTTACGAAAATTTGCAATGGCGCTTAGAAGATACCCATGCAGAGTATCTTCTAAGTCTACGTCATTCATAGCTGCCAAATCAAAATCTGTTATTTTTCTTGTGGCTAAATCATAAATGTTTTCATAAGAGGTGGCCATATATATCAGCCTCCTTATCCAATCATCATGATTAATTCAGTACCTAAAATTTCGTCGATTGCTCTAATTGTTCTAAGGTCATATAAAGTACCGTCCTGAATCATAGCATATGCCATATTCTGTACGGTAGACTTCATACTTGTAGGAAGTCTCTTAAGCTGTGCAACAAATTGTCTATGAGGTAGTTTAAACATTTCCTTAAGATCAATAGCCTGCACATTATCATAAATCTTGCCCAGGTCTGCCTTCCATTCCTCTACAAGATCCTCATCCTCAATGATAATCATTGGATCAAAAAGATATTTGGAACGTAAAGCTCTCCAAGACATAAGATCCTGATATTCAACTTCTCTAACATCGCCTTCGTTAGCCCAAGAATAAGGCATACGAGTCTTAGGGCCAATTAGAATTAGTTCTCCAAAACGAACACTTCTGCAAAGAATTAGTTCACTAGGATCATGCTTAGGTTTGTTGATTTTCTTAGGTTTTTCAACCTCTTCAACAACCTCTTCGACGATTTCTTCAGTAATTTCTTCAATAATTTCATCTTTTATGGTAGTGTTCTTTTTTGCATTAGCCATATTATTTTCTCCTTTTATCCTTTAAAATTAATTAGATGATTTCCCAAACACCAAATACGGTAGCGAGAATTACGTTAATACCCATCTTGTAGAGTACTTCGTATTCCTGGCTCATATCTCTGTTGGTATCCTTATCAGTAACCTGAGAAACCTGAGTCTCACCATAGTTAACAAGTTTGATAAACTTGTTTGCAACAGAAGTGGGGATGATGTAAAGTCTGTCGGTATCAAGCTGATACTCAACGGAAGCGCTATTGATAGAAGCGCCACGCTTTAGACCCTGACCAATCTCAGCAACCTGGAAGCCTTCCCAGTTACCAAGAATGCCGCCGTTCTTATAATACTCGTCCTTCATATTCTCAGAAAGCCAATTAACATCAGCCATAGCAGTTAGAGAAGATAGAGCGGTACGAGCACCAAAGATGGTAACCTCAGAACCGGTAGCCATGGAAATATCCTGGCAAAGCTTAACAAGAGTAGCCTTGTTAGCAGTCTCTAGAGCACCAGACTTAACCCAGTTAGCACCAAGGCTTTCCTTAGCGCCACGTAAAGAAGCGTAAAGTGCGTCATAGAGATAACGGTTGATAGCTTCAGTAACCTTAGTTACAAAAGAAGCCCAATCCTCAGCGCCTAGAAGAACGCGCTCAAAATCAGCGTAAATCTTACATTTGTGTTTAACATTAAAATATCATTTTTCTATTTTTTGCCATGTTAATGGCTTACCAGTAACAGGATGTTTGCCTGCATGTTTTAATTTTCCGTTAATACAAGACGAAATACTAGTATGATTAACTCCATACTTTTCTGACGCCTCTTTTGCTCCCCAGAACGACTCATCTAATTCTGGTGAATAAATAGCGGTTGCTCTTGGATTATTTTTACCAGAAGTGCATTGACTATATCGTAATAGCGACTCCTGACTTAAATTTTCACGAGAATGTGCTCTACTTAATTTATTATGTACAAATGTTGTCCAATCAAAATTTGTATAATAATTTATTTGTTCTTGATCCATTGAATTATACTCATCAAAATACATAAAATTATAATATTTTTTACACCAATCTATCATAGTAATATCAACGACATTATTATTTTTTGCCGCTTCTTTTACCGATTCGTATACTTTCCCAGATAATAAATGAATAACTTTTTTATTAGTAGTCGGGGCGCTTTCGCCACCACTTGTTAAATTGTATCCATTTTCATGAGATAGTGTATGATATTTTGCAATATAATAACGTTCTTTGTCACAAATAACAGAAGGGTCGCATAATTCTAAGATATTAAACTTAAAAGCCTCTTCTCCATTTATATTCCATGCTCTTTGCAAATAAATGTTTGCATGACTATTATTACGGAGTTCGCTTTTATGTTCATTCCATCTTCTATATATATCCCGTGATAAACCAATGTATTTTTTATTATTTATTATATTTTCTATGCAGTAAATTCCACATAAATATTTTCTCATTAGCTCAAACCTTTATGTAATTATTCAGAAAAATGATATTTAGGACGCTACTCCTATGTTGGTTTAAAACCCTTTAGCTTTCACTAAAGATCAGACTATATCTTTACCCATAATAATGGGTATGCACCACTTCGGATTACCAATCGCTTGTAATCCTACGTCTTCCGACTAGTCGTTGAACTTTTTCCGCAAATATTATACTACATTAATTTTGTATTGTCAATATTTGGGAACTTAGCTGCTGATTATCCATTATAGTTACACTTAGGATTTAACCATATGTAATCTGTATTTGTTTTTTCTACTTTCGTAGCATTCACGCTCGTGTTTACACACCACGTTGTAGCCAATACAGCTTTAGGATTTTCCAGCAATTCGATGCATATTTTATTCGAACAGCTTACGCTATAAGGGCACTAAATTTAATGCCAAACCATTCGCCAGCAACAGAGAAATGTCTACCAGCACCTAATCTCTGGCGAATCATATTATGGTGATTACCGCTTACCTTAGAAACACTTAGAATAGAATCGTCTTCAACATAGAAGTCATTCTCATCATTTAGAGCTAGGTTACGGCTATCAACGAACTGCATGAAGAAAGGATTCTCCATCCAACCAGCGATAAGAACCTCCTCAATAGTCTCTTCAATAATGGTAAATACTAACTCACGGTTAGCGCGGATTGCACGCTTAACAAACTGAGGCTTATCTTCCTTAGAAATGCCTAGAGCAGCACGGAACTTCTCAACAATCTTAGCGTTAGCTTCCTTAGCAGAATATTCCTTAACTTCCTTATTAGCAGCATCAACTAGAAGCTTCTGGAAGTTAGCAAAGTTTTCAGAATTGTTATCAAAAGCAGCCTGAACGGTGCTATTAAATCTCATAAAATTAGCCATAATTAATTTCCTCCTTTCAAAATATCAATTAGCCCTGAACGCCGTAACCAGCAGCGTCAGACCAAGTTACTACAGCGCCAACAGCGGGAACAACGCCACCAAAAGCATCAACAGAAACAGTAAATACATCATGCTTCTTCATAGGATACATACGAGCACGCTCGCCAGCCTTGTTGTAGTAGTTAAAGATTTCCTGATAAATCTTTAAGAAATCGTTAGGCATAGTCTCGGGATTGTGTACAAAATAAGCATCACAATCTGCCTGTAGCTCAAAACGAACCATAGTCTGATTGCTCTTAGGAACAATCTCAATTACCTTTGCGCTGAAGTCGCCAGAGAATGCGCCTACAATGTAGTACTCGCCTTCCTTATAATCAACAACTGCAACTAACTCACCATTATCACGATCCTTATCCATTTCACCAGATAGAATGTGACCATCACCATACACTGCAGAGACACGAGAGATCTCGGCAACCCAGTGTTTATTCATTAAATCCTGAGCCATAATATAATCCTCCTATAATTTTCAAATTAATTTTGTGTTGTTAAACCATTAGTCATCAAATAGATTACCATAAGGTTTATCATTTGTCTTATCAACTGTTTTTACATTAAATTTCATAGCGACAGGCTTCTTATCTTTGTTATCAACAGCAAAAGCAGCCTTAGCATGTGCGGCAAATAATAGGTCGCACTTAACCTCTAATTCCTCTACGGAATACTTATCCATATCAGAAACTAAAGCCTTAAATTCATCAGATTCAGTTAACTCGGAATATTCTTCACGAGCAAGAATTTCATCTTTCTGAACCTTTAACTGCGCAGATTCATAATTCTCCTTAAATTCCTTTAATACAGAATAATCCTTACGCATACTTTCTACTTCTAATTTTTCACTTTCGCTTAGAAGCATTAAGAACATTTCCTGTCTATCGCCACTTAGAGAAACATCTTCGCCATCAACGGTATAACTCTGTTTATAGAATTTACCATTCATCCAACCCTGCATTACAAAATAAGAATCATAAACAGCATAAATACCATACCATTCATTATCTTCTTCTTCATAAACACTGATTAGATTATATAGCGCATAACGAATATCATCATGTGATAGCTCAACTGAGAAAGTCTTAGTAAACTTTTCTTCTACAGGATCTTCGTCACCATCTTCAGAATCAGAAGAATTCTCAATTACAGTTTCTTCTTCCTCAGCAACGACTGTAGTTTCTTCAGTTTCTACTTCCACAGTTTCGGTTTCCTCGAAAGCCTCTTTGAATTTTGCCTCTAGTTCATCATCAGAAAGACCCTCAATTTCAAAAGTGATATCTTCGGTAGTCTTATTATATTTAGCTAGAAGCTCCTCAAATTTGTTCATCTCTTCATTTCCTCCTTCCTCTTCAGATTGGTTTATATTAAAGTTAGATAAAGTAATATTTAACTTATCTAAAACTTCAACTAATTTATCTTGATATGTAAACACAGGTTCTTTGTGGCAAAAATCTGTAATATCAGCTCTAGAGCCAAGCATACCTTCACCAATTTCATTACCATGCTCATCGGAGCCGAGTAGAGTAGTTGCTCCAAAATAAAAATCAGTAAGATCCAGATATTTTTCTTTAGCATTATAAGCAAGTTCATTAATAACTAGCTCACATGAAACTTTAGTTCCATTCTTTCTGCGGATAATATCTGCAGTCTCCGTGTATTCTTCTGGAATAACAGCGTAGGCCATAACATAAGTCTTGTCCATATCTTTATCATATTCTAGCCAAGGTTGATCTGCTGTAAAGCAACCAACTTGCTTCTCAAGATATACAACTTCTTCTTCGCCATCTTCATTCTCAATAAATTCAACATTATGAGCATAAAAATCTTTAGTTCCATCTTCAAGCTCATGAATATAAGCTAAAATAGGACGGTATTTTAAAGTAGGCATTGCGTTTTCCATATTTTCCTGAGAAATAAAACTGCCATTTCTATTTAATAAAGTATGACAAACTTTTAATTTTAACTTCAACATTCCAGGCATATCATCTTCACTGGCCGCAAATGTGCCAGGAACTGATACTACAATAGGACTTTTATTATCATTAAAATTAAAGTTCTTACCTTGCTGCACAAAAAACTCGTATAAATTATCAAGAGTTAATATTCTTTTACCCATATATCTTCCTCCTTTCATTAGAATTTATAAACTCCTGGTGGAGATTATAGGCTTAAAACATTTGTATGATGTATTTTACCTTTACCAATATCAGAAAAGTTAAAATTCTTCTGATTATTCATAAAAGTATATGTGCCTCCAATTTCAGACACTAAAACAAAACCCGCAGCAGAAAGTTTATCTGCCACAGATTTATCAGTAGTAATTACAAATTTTTTATTCATATTGCACCTCATTTTTTATCTCTGCTCTTTACGCCTTCGTCGGATAGATCGTCTCCGTCCTTAGTAGGAGCGCCTGGCGAAGTGTCTTCAGTTAAGCCACTTTGAGTGTTAGAGCTAACAAGAGGATAGATCCAATCTGTAGTTCCAAGTCCCAACATGTTTTCAACAAATGCCAATCCTCTTTCTTTAACAGGGTTAACATTCAATAAAGAAGCATAAGTAAGCTTAACAGGTAAACCATACTGACCTGCCTCTTTTAATGTTTTAATTTTCTCCTCTACAAAATAAGGAGAAACGTCGCTATATTCAACAACCCAATTTTCAACATTATAATTCATCTTTAAATACAAATTAACCCACGCATTGATTTGAGTGATTGGTTTCATAGCATCAATACACTCAACCTGCATTGCCTTTTTAAAGCTTTCGCTATTTGTAATTTTATTTGAATTAAGAACAATAGAACCGTTGGTTTCAATAAGCTGACTATATGCCTTATTTAAAGTATTAGTATCTTCAGCTGCGGAATCACCTTTAAATTCTAATGTATTAAGATCCATTGGAGATAAACCAATGTTAACACCCTCTGGCATTAATGTCGCTAATTTTTTATAAAAATCATTTGCTAAATTTAAATCAATGGCAAAATCATCTACTTCTTTAGAACCAGATATTGTTGGAATCTTTGCCCAAATTAATTTATATGCACTAAGTTCATCTGTTACATTTTGAACAGCTTGCAAATCTTCAAGACTAATAATATCCTCAAGAATACCACTAAATGGTATAATAGGATAATCTAAATTATCAATATTAATTTTTATGCAAAGAGTGCGCTCAATGGGCAACTCCTTCCATCTAATATTATCTTTTAAATATTGATTATATAATTTTTTAAATATTGGATCAAAATATTCCAAATCATCAGCAAATGATCTAAAATAAGACATATCAAATGCAATACCTAAACACCCTTGATTATATGATGCGCTATAAATTCTGCAATAATCTGGATTTAAAGGATGTATATAAAAAGTTCCATCTGTTTCAGGATCTCCATAAGTAAATCCATAAAATACATCATGTTTCCATGACTGCAACATAACTTTTAAAATCTGTGACTCAAGATGCATATTATGAGTTATACGTGTTACTCTTTCATATTCTTGCTTCATAGACTCGGCATCTATATTTTCAACTATATTTAAAATAGGATAGGCTATCCAAGACTTGCAATCTATTTGTTCGGCCTTATAATTTATCATTCTTCTATATGTCTGAGAAATACTATATAGAAAATCAGATAATTTACGAAGACTCTTCTGGTTTGATTCGGTAGCAGGAGCTTGTAAATACTGCCTTAAATTTTCCTTATTATATGTAGTTGATGTAATATTTTTTGTTTGTTCAGGGTTAATTAATTGCAAAATATCTTTAAGTTGCGCATAAACCGCTTTTGCTTGCTCTTGTTTTGCTAAATATTCAATTCTTTCTTTGGTCGATTTTGCAGGCATAAGTATTCTCACCATCCTTTCTATCCGAACATTTTATTTGGCTGTTTTGCCTTTGTTAAAGTGAATAAATCTAATATATTATTTGGTTGCGGTCTCTTTTTATTACGTATATGTTCTGCACGTTTTTCTGATAGGGCCCATGCACATAATGCTGCACAGTAACTTCGGTCATCATGCAGTTTATTAGCTTTTTCTGGAATTAATTCAAATGAATCCTTACCAGACTCTCTTTTTTTACGCACCATATTAACCATTTCTTCCTTAAGAGCATCTATGTTCTTAAGAGCAATTTCTTGATATGGATCAAGACGTACAACCTTAGTTTTGATACAAGAAGATTTTTTCATTTCCTCTTCAAGCTTTTTATTAAGTTCTATTTCTGGTATCTTTTCTTTTTTTAATTCTTCTATAATTCGTTTCTTTTCGGCATTATATTTTTTATCATCAACTTCAAATAAAGTCAAATATCCTTTATTATCATAATCAGATGTAAAATTAATACAATCAAGATTCATCATTTCGATTAATGCTTCATATATAATTGATTTATATTGAGTAGGGGAGACTAACCTTAATTTATTAATTGCATTAGGAAATTTACCAACATAATCAGCGCTATATTCTTTATCTATAAGTCCTCTATGTTTATTTCCTTTATCATCAACCCAGTCCTCCATAAGATAGTCGGCAATATTTACACCGCCACCACCAGAACCTGCATCAATTAAAATCATTTCTATATTTTCATAATCAGGAGCATTTCCATTGTAATCCAAAATCAGTTCTTTTAAATATTTAATCTGATCAGGAGTTTGCATTGGACTTTTACGCTTTTTACCAATATCAATTAAGTTAACACAATTGACTATGCGTCCCTTATAATATCCATGCTCATCTATATATAATTCCATTATCAAAATAACACTATTATCTCTTGAACGAGCGGGGTCGTATGCTATTACAAATTTTTTATCTCCAGTATCATTAAATAATAGGGGAGTACGAGTTTCACTATTTCTAACAATAGTACCACGCTTAATAATAGCATTAAGACCTGCGTCTGTGGTAAACTCGCAATAATACTCTCTTCTTGCCTTTTCTGGATTTGTTGCCATTTCAGTTTCTACAGTGCTACGCATTAACAATGGAGCAATAGTTTTGCCATGCATAGTAGGTGCAAATGCAACCTCACAATCTATATGTGCCACAAAATAATCTTGATCACCCATTAATTGTCTTTTAGAAAATTCACGATATAAACGATAAAACTCGGTATCTGTACTAGATGCCGAGCTAATATAAAATTTTTGGTTAGGAATATTTGATGGGAATGTACGAAGCCTGATCGGGTCTATCAAATTACCATCTCTATCTTTACCAGTTTTAAAACTCTTATTAACAATGGCAAATGCACCATAAACCTTCATCATTTCTGCTGAAAGGAATCCAGACTCATCAAATATTACAGTACCACGCATACCTCTCTTGGCATCTATATTACTGTTCAAAGTTTGAGTCATTGAACCATTATATAGAGAGTATGTAAAGCCATTGCTCGAATGACTAAATCCATCGCCTGCTGCATTTTTGATTTCTACTTCATTCTTAAATATATATCCAGTAGAACCAACCATTTCGTCGATATTATCATTAGCTAAACGTTCTAGAGTGGTAAAAGTTTGCTCAGCTTGTCCACCAGATCCCGATGCTATGTAACTCCAAAAGTTATTAAACAACATACCCTTTGACATAATTATTACGTCAATTATTGTACTTTTACCAAAACCACGAGTTGCAACAACGAGTACATTAGGACAATTCCAAGAACGCTGAACTATCCAAGCCTGCGCATCAAGTAATTCAATACTAAAAAAATCACTTATAAAACGCACCGGATTACATTGGTAATATTTTTGCATTTGAGCAATTTTAACAAGTGCTTCAATTTTTCTTGTCGACATAGCATATGAGCCAGGTTTTAAATAAACAACATTATTATCATTCATAATATCTGAAAGATATTTATCTTCCATATTTTCTACTATTTTAATTTTCATCTGTCTGTTCATCTTCTGTCTCCTCCTGTTCGACTTCGCTAAAAGCAGAGAAGAGCTCATTTAAATCAACAAGATTTTCCGGTAATAATAACTCATTTTCTGATAAAGTATCTTTTAAATCTAAGTTTTCCCTAAGTAAAATTCTGCTTATCTCTTTATAATTATCTCTTTCTAATGTGAGGTTAGTTACAAGCTTTCTTTGTTCCGCAATAATATCAGTATATTCTGACTCATCAAGAGCAAGCTGTTTTAAGATAGAAGCATTACTTAAATCCATAACTTGCTGCATGCCACGACATGTACCTATATCAAAGCCATTAACTTCTCCTTCACGCAAATTAAGTTCTTTAATTTTTTTAATTTTTCCAGTCCAAGTATTTTCGCCCTTACTTTGATTCTTATTATGCTTTAAACTGAGGCAAGACTGCTCCGCAAGTTGCGATACTGTTGAGGCAACCTTTTGCTTCGCGTCTAGGCAAGACTTGATCTCGCCAGTCTTATTGGCGACATTAGGAGAGCTCATTGCCTTCGCTATCATATCATCAAGCTTTGCTTGCTGTAAAAATCCGCGCACAATAGTGATGGCTGATGATGTTCTCATCATATCATCATTTTCTCCACTGGCATCGAGATATCCAATTAATTGAGAGTAGAGAAGGGGTTTATCTTCTTCTTGCTCCTTTTCAAATGGATCATAACCAAGAAGTCTAATAACATCTAATTTATTTTTTACATATTCTTCGCTAATCTCTTGCTCTTTAGGGACTTCATCATTTTGAACCTCTTGACGTGCTTGTTTGATCGCCGTCTCTTTATAATTAGAAAATAAATCTCCGTCACGCCAACGCATACCACGATATTGCGGCATACCAATATTTTTAATATATGCGGCCCATATATTAGTTTTTTTATTACCAGCGTCACTATTTATATATTCAAAATAACTAGCATCCCAAATATTATCAAGCCATGGTTTGTCGAGACGTTCGAGCGCCTCTTGTACCGAAACCTTAGTACACTCTCCGTACATACGCTTTCGACCATCCCAATTTCTTGCGATCTTTTCAGCACAATCTTTACACATAGAAGTTTTACCAGTCATTACAAGTGGATCTGAACTTGTATAAAAATCGCTTTCTTTTTTTATAACATTACAATAAGGACAGAGATATTCTTTTGTTTCTTTCTTTGTAGATCTTTTACCTGGATTTTTAGCCACAGCGATCTCCCTCCCTTCGTCTAGTATTTAATAAATTAAATTACTCAGCACTCTTATTCTTTAATGCAGTATTTATTTCAGCAAAAGCCTTTTCAAATGCATCAGTTCTCTCAAAAATAAATAAAGAGCGATCAGGGTTTGCACGATCAGGCTTAATATCAACGATCTGGCAACCCATTTTAAGTAAATTTCTTGCTACGCCTGCATTAAAAATAATCTTACACTTTTTCTCTTCCATAGTAACTTTTCCTTTCTATAAACAATACGAGGAGCCGAAGCCCCTCGTAAACATTTTAATTTAATATAAACTTTTCCGTACCAGTACAGCCGTACTTTTCATCAAAAATAAACATCTTGCATGCCGCTTTTGAACTCTTTCCTAGCTTATTAAAAGCAAATGGGTCGGTGCCTTGGAAAGAGGGACACATTAAAACCTCAGTATCATACGAGTCGCGCTCGTTGCCTTGAATAGTTTTATTACAATGCATATGTCCTACAACTAAATAATCTATTAATTTATTATGTAAGGTACTTAAATCCTTTAATGCAGTATCTAAATTATTAATAGTATGACCATGCATTGCTAGAATATTATAATCAAAAATGGGAATATTAATATAATCATGTCCAAAATTAGTATTAACATCAACATGATTATTAAATCTCAACATATCCTTAATGTAATTGCCAATTATATACTCTACATCCTCACTAGCTAATTCACTAGCTTTTGTGCCAAGATTTCTATTTTGAGAATGGTTAGATTGTCCAACATGATAATAATCTACATAACAATATGCAGATAACTCATTTAAGAAACTCGCAATCAATCTTGCTACAAATACAGTAGCCTCAACTACAGAAGTTTCATTAAGCTGTAAATCACTAATTCTAAGAATACCCTGGATATCATCAGAAAGAGATGCTATACGAATTAATCCGATGTCATTCTTTTTAACATAATCAACAACTCTATCTAGCAGCACACTAAATCTGCGCTCACATTCCTCCATAGAATAACTATTAGTAGGAAGATCAAATTTAGCTCCAGCATGAATATCTGCGATGCACAATAGATATTCTTTCTCATTATTAAAAGACTCTATATTTCTTTTAATTTCAGGCATAGGAAGAATCTCAATTGCATTCTTTACGTTTTCATAAAACATCTCGAAACGAGCTTCCTGACGGATTCTTCGCTGCATTTCAACCTTGGTAGTATATAATTTCTGACGCTCTTTTTCGAGTTCAATCTTCTCTTCTTGAATCTTCTTCAAATATGCATCTTCAGGGAATATTTTAGACTCATTATCCTCAAGCATCTTTTTAAAATGCTGATATTTCTTACGATATGCAGATTCACCAAAATTATTTCCCAAAGACTCATTTAAAATCTTGGCAATATCTTCCCATGTCCAATTATTCCGCTCTTTCATAGAACATATTCGCAATATATACTCATTCTCATTTTCTTCATTTAATTTTCTATATTCCATACCGCACCTCATTCGTTAATTTTTTGTTTAAACGTATATGTAAATTTAGCATATGGAATGGATTTTTCTGGAGTTATAATAGTCTTTTGATTTCTTGGGTCATGTGCTTCACGTTCTGGATATCTTTTAGCTCCAATAACCAGTCCTTTTGCAAGATGAATCTCTATATCTTCATCAAGAGTTGCTTGACCCAAATTTTCAACAATAATATTCTCTAACTCATTTAAAATTTGCTCAACAGATTTTTTATAAAAATCACATCTTTTTGCTAATTCATTTACAATTTCCTTTTTTCGAAGTTCCATTTTGCACCTCCTAATAATTACTCAAAGGCTATCTGCATGAGTAGAAACTTTGCCTCTATAATTCTTAGTTAATTCACAAACTTGAGCATATGGCTCATTTCTAAAATGCTCAATATATTTAGCAAATCCACTATTTTGTGGGTTATGATATAAATCACACTGGCCGCAATGTCCAATAACAATTGTTTTGCAATTATCATGAATTCTAGTTAATACTTTACGGAGTTCATCAAGATATAAGTTTTGAGCCTCTTCGATAATAACAACTTTATTTTCAAAATTTTGGCCTCTTAAAAAAACGTGTGTAATCGTATCTATATAACCAGTACCATTTTTCATATTCTCTATAGCCAATTGATTTATGACATTCTCTGGAGTAATATTTAATTTAATTAATGCCTGATACAATGGATCAAAATACAAACTAACTTTACTCTGTAAATCTCCAGGCATATATCCCAGTTTTTCTTCTTGAACCGGCGCAGCAATATAAACAATACCATCATATTCTCTATGCTGAACTAAAAGATTTGCAACGCCCGTTGCTATAGTGGTTTTACCAGTTCCTGCTTTACTATCACAAAAAACGATTAATTTTTCAGGATTTAAAATTGCATTAGCAAAATTTAACTGGTCTTTATCTAGTTTTATTCCATAAAATGGATGGTCATTTAAATCTCTAGGTACATCACCATAAGTTTCAAATGTCTGTTTCTTCTTACTAGACATAAACACCCTCCTTTAAAACAACACATCTAAATCATCAATAATATGGTCAATGATGCCAAGTTTTAAAGCGTCTTCTTCATTCATATAATAGTCATCTTTCATTTTTCGCTGAGTTTTTGTATCAATTTCAGTTCTGCTGAAAACATGATCGGTAACTCTTTTACCCATAGCATCAAAAAATTTCTTTGCGGCATCAACCTGACTAGCAGTACCCTGATATGCACAACTTCCAGAATGCATCATTACACTTGTACCGGGGAGGCAATATCTCATACCTTTATGTCCGCTAGCAAGTAAATCTGCAGCTGCACTCATTGCAGAACAATAACATACAGTTCTAACTGGAGTCTTGCTAAGATCAATTGTCTTAATAATAGATAATAGACATTCTACAGAACCACCAGGGCTATCAATCATAACAGTGATAGGCTTACGTGCTTCTACGGGCTTACCCTTATCCTCTCTGTTACAACGCATAATCATTTTAACAAGATCAAGAGTAGAAGCGTTGATTGTGTCATCTACATAAAAGACACGATCTTCCTCGTCCAAATAAAACTGTCTAAGAGTAGGATCTGGAAGCTGTAAGTTAGCAACATTCTCAGGAATACCTACCAATAGTTCATTTAACATATCACTCATATTTGTACCTCCGTTGTTTTTGTTAATTTTATAAGATAAGGCTTTATACTTTCTTATCATTATAGAAAAATAAAGCCCTATCTCAAAAATGTAAGTAAATTACTCGTTAATTTTGTATTGTAAACTAAAAAACATACCGTCTTAATTTTTATGCTTTTCATAATATCTTGCATTTCGCAAAGATTTCATTTCTTTATCTCTTTTTTCTTGGCATATATCACATCTGCACTTTGTCATATTGCGAGCATCAACATAAAAAACCTCTCCGCAATCTTTGCATTCACATTTTTTATAACCAATAGATTCATATTCCTTAGGTTTATGTAGGTGACAATATAAAGCCCCAGGCTCTGTTGTCTTAGTTTTAAACCAACTTCCACATTGAGCACATCTCTTATAACCGCCATTTTTAAAATTCAAATACGTATATGCTAACTCTTGATAATCATATTCATTTAAAGTAAGAGCGGGCTCATCATCTTCTTCATGTGATATCACACCGACCAGCTGCATATTAGAACCAATACTAAAATTGGGCAATAAAACTCCGCTATCGTATGCAAAATGTAAATAATAATCTCTTTCCGAAGCTGGTATTACAACTCGCGCATATTTAAATATCTCACTCGTTTTTGCAAACAAACAATCTGAATCTTGATTATAAAGTGCATTAAAATATTTGGCAAGAGCAATTAATACAAATACAATCTTTTCCTTTTTAATATCATTAAAAGACTGAATAGTAGCCATTTCAGACTTTGTAATAATAATCTGATCAATATTCTTTAACGCATATTTCTTTGCTTTTCTAATACACTTGTTTATATCTGATACATATTGCTCATAATAAATATCCTTATTATGTTCTTCTATATATTCTTTTATATTTTTAAAAGCCATTTTGTCATCATTGTTATGAACTTTAACATAATACAGTGCCAACATCCAAATTACTTTTCTTGGATTAGAAAAATCCATGGAATTGGACTCGACTGCATTTATAATATCTCTTTCTTCATGAAACTTAAATTTAATCATCTTTGTCAACTCCAATCTTAATGGTTTTCTGAATAAAAGTATTGCCGCAGCACTGTATATCTCCATTAGGAGTTTTTAATGGATATGAAAGAGTAGAATCGTGCTTGGCTAACATATTATTTATAATAACTTCCGAAGAAATATTCCAAACAACCGAAGTATTTATGCCATCGTTATAACATAAATCAAGTAAGATTTCACATAATTCCTTCTCATTAGGACAAATTTTCGCACATTCTTCGGCAAGCATAGTGAATAATTGCTCTTTATCTGCCGCATAATTTAAATCATCTTGATTATCAAAGGCACGACGTTTATTTATCTGACGAATCTTCTTCAAATAATCTTTACATAAATCTTTTATCTGTACGTATGTAATATCATCGTATCTGATATTACTTTTATATAAAGAATAGTCAAATATAACATCCTTAAACAGATCTACACCGTCAAATTTATCCTCTACAGCCCAACAAATTTTATTCATAGTAGAAGGGGAGAGGTCTAAATTTATCTTTTTTACGCATAAATCAAGCATTTTTTGCTCTGTTTCGGTTAAATTTGTACTTTTTTGCATCTCTTTGAAGGTTTTTTGGAACATATTTATTAATTTTGAGTTAATGCCCGCCATTAATTCATCATATTCAGTTTTTAAAGACTGATAATTATATGCAAAGAAATATGGCTTTTTTGAGGCGCATAATATGTGATTTAGCTCTTTTTTGGCCCTAATTTCCTCATTATCCTCTTCGTGAATCATATTTTCTTTGTCAATATACCAATGAAGAGGCATTGGAGTAGGAATAATTCCTTTTGCTTTGTCAATTTCCTCTTGCTGGAGAGCCTGTCCGCATTGAGTTCTATATCTAAGAGTCTCATATTCAACGCTGCCTGGTTTATAATTTGCCATTAATGAAGTTATGCATGTAATACGGTTAGTTATCTGACCAATTTTAGAACCAAATCCCTGCTTATTCGCAAGCACTACATCTTCTTCACCAACAACTTTCTTAGAGGCATTATGCTGAATACAATTTAATGCGGGCAAATTAGTCTGCCTTCTCATTAATGGAGCATTATCTGTTGTAAATAAAAGGTCTCCATCAAAATCAAAACCATTTAATGCCGCAGGCATACTATCCCATGCATTAACAACGACACATGTATCAATATATTCAAACCATTTTGCGGCCTTTTCATTATAACAAATATCCTGCGCCACAATAGAATGTGCATTACTCATAGGTGCTCTAAAGCATAAAACCCTTTTTACATCATTATCAGACCAATATTTACTATAAATTTCACCAGCTTTAAGCAATCCAGTAGGTTCCATACCAAACATGTTCTCACATAAAGCATAAAGGTCTCCAGATAAGATTTGAAAGTTGCCGCGCACATCTAAAACGCCAATTTTAGCATCTCTGATACGTTTATTTATCATTTTTCTTATCTTTTTGCGAATATATGGGTCATCTATTGCACTTTTATCAATCATCAGGGCTTTTGCGCATGAATCTGCATGCCTTACAGTGTTATCATCAAGCCCTTTACCGCATAAATAAATAACGCTTTTTACTGGATCTAGACCCATAATATCTTGAATTTCATTTACAGTAGGAGAGATTAATTCCTCAACGTCCTCATTATTTAACTCTAAAGATTGAATAAATTGATAATTTAACTGCCTTATATCATCATTTTCATGCGGCGCAGTCTTAGCAACACGAATTGTATACTTATTTTCAAGGCATTTATTAAAATAATCCTCCCAAGAACTGTAACAGGCCCATAATTTAAGTTGTCCCTCTGTTAAAATCAACTCAGCATCTCTAACATCACGTTTATCTCCCCACACATCAGTAATCAAGTACTTTTCTTGATTATTTTCTGAGGCTCCAACGATTTCTTCTGCGAATTTAATAAAATCGAAGGTAAATGTCATGCCTTTTGTCCATGCGCATCTTAAATTACAGCCACTCATGGTATGATTGTAGTCCTTATTGAGCTCGCCGTTCCAACGGCGGGAGAGTGATGGGAGCATCATGGAACATCCATCTGAGCAGTTATTTTCCATTTCTGCGTCATGTAAATAAGTCACAACAGGCTCTTTTGTCTTATCACTAGTGTCTATATTAATCAAATCTGTCTTAAATTTAGTAAAACAATCTCTTACTACAATAATGCCGCCAGGAATTTTTGCATTTTTATCCTTAGGCCAACTTACTGGAAGAGATGCGCTTGCCGCCAAAGCTTCATATGCACCTAATTTAGCGGGCACAAGTTTTACATCATTATTTTTGCCATTTTCGATTCTTTTCTTTAGTTCATCATGTAATCTGTCACTAATATATACAACACTTGATGTTTTTACGCCATTTGTGGTGCAAATAAGTCGCTTATATAAGATTCCATTAATATAAAAGCCTTTATTGGCCCTATCATAATGAGATTTCTTATCCATTACTACGGTTACATAGTCTTCTTTAAACTGCAGTCTATATAACTGCTCGTAAAGACTACTAATTTTAATTTTATTTTCTCTACTACTTGGTTGTTTTTTTACATCCTTAATCTTTTGCTTAACTTCTTTGGCCTGTATATCATAATTTTCTGTGCCATTTAGCTCGTTTATCCATGATAAAATCTGAGAATCAGCCAAAGAAACAACTAGACCTGGAATTTTTCTAGCCCTATTTAAAGGAAGAGCTAAATTCCAATTGCTTGTCTCAAGCAAGGTTGAATTAATTTTATATATATATTGTGGCAGTTTATTTTGTTTTGCCAATGGTATCACCGCCCTTTATTATTTTTAATTAATCTTCGACATTTTTAATTATATAACACTCTTCACAGTATTTAGTGCCATGAGCGGTTTCAACATAATTATCAGTAATATATTCATCACAACCATCACATATTATGGCCTCTACAAAAGGCCCATCGCAATAAGGACACACATAAAAGGTTTCACCAGGCAAATTATATTGCCCATGATATTCTATATAACAATTAGGTTCTTCAAAAGTTCCTTTACAATCTAAACATAAATACATATAATCACCTCAAACTGTCTTTATATTCAGTAAAATACCAAATTAGTTCATCATGAAATGTATCAATTGCCTTGCATGCAGTTTCAGCGGAATCAAAATAAATCGAGCCAAAGTCGTGAATATTATATACATCTTCGGGATATAATTTATTTAATTCATGGAAATATGTAATTTTATATTTTGCCTGATCGTCATCTGACCAATCAAGTTCATTTTCTCTATTTTCTACAGAAAAACGTCTGAGCTGGCGCATTAATTTATCTGCACGAACGTTTTGCTTGGCTACTGAAAAAACAGAATAACAATTTCCGTTATTTAGCAAAACTATATCTTCGTTAACTTTTTCTTTTACTTTACTTGATACAGTGTCGCAACCATTATCATAATAATATATCTTATTAAGTTCAACAATCTCATATCCAGTTTGCTTTTTAGGAGCTATAAGTTCCTGCAACTTAGGATCTAAAATTTCAATATCAAATTCTTTACCATTAATAATTAACTTAGCCGTCATCTAGTGCCTCCTAAAATCTCTCCAAAAATGTTACCAAGATCATAATTGGATCTTTCTTTTCTTTCATAACTAGGGCAAAACTCATAAATTTTACCTTCGGGAATTTCAATGCCGCAATTACATTTGAATCCCTTTACACCATTAAACTGTTTATGAATACATGTATAACAACTCTTTCTATCGTAGTTATCCATACATTTAGGCTCATGTTCTTTAACTTCTTCTTCGGTTCCCATAAAGGTACAATAATCGCATTTAAATACTGGCTTCATTTTATACCTCCAATGAAATATATCTTTATACCCGTTAGGGTATAAATAATATTATTTATGTCTTCTTTATACCCGAAAGGGTATATATTATTTAATTTAGCTCATAAACTCGGCCACGATACCAAAATGGCTTCTTTTTTGGAAATCCATTTTTATCTGGAATATATGAAAGTAATTTTCGAGTTTCAAAATGATCAAAACAATCCTTCTGATAAGTAAATATGCCGCCTTCAAAAAGATCGAGCTTTGTAAAAAAGAAGGACATGTCATTAAAGTCATGAGCATAAATTACATATGTTTTACCATTATTATGTTTAACGGTATATGCATTTACATAAAAGCTACTTTGAAATATCCAATTATATTCTAAATCTTTAATTCTCTTCATTATATAGTTCCTCAATCTTTCTTTCATTCCAAATGACTTCAACTCCATTTTCGAAATTTTCGTCATGTAAATATTCACCACATATAGGGCAGTAGTTATATTCATATCTGATTACAGGATTCATATCAGTATCCAACTCACTTGGACAATGATAAAATCCACACTGCGGGCAAAATGCGTAAATGGCCGCATCTCCGCTAAACTTTTCGTATTTCCAAATCATAATCATTCACCTCATTGCCCGCATAATTCTTTACTTAATTTGAAAAATCGACTACCATAATCATCTCTTCTTTCAGCTTTTCTTAATTCATATTCAAGAGCTTCTGAGTCTTCTTTTCTACAGCTTATTAGCATTTGCCAATAGCAACCATTGATATAATCTTGTGAATGTTTATTACTCCTGATATGATAATGTGCTGGGCTAATTTTTAATGAAGGGGCAGCTAATTTAAAGTTCCTTATTCTCATGTTGTGTGTTAAGTAGTTTAAATTTACTAGATAATAATCTCTTATTCTGTAATCCATATTAACCTCATTTTTATTACTCAATCTTTTCTAACTTTAATTCATACTTATCTCCATTGCCAAAACAGACAAATACTCTACTTCTATCCTCGCGCTTAGTGTCTTCAATCGTTTCAACATAAGTAATGACTGATTCTATCTCATCTGGTGTGAAAAAATCCTCATCAAAGCATACACCATTGTTATACCAAGCCACTTGATAATATTTTACATCAAGGACACCAATAGGGTTGCCTTCTTCAAATCTATACCACATATATTACCTCTTATATACTATTAACTTCTTGTTTATATACCTTTGCGCTTGGCAAAGCTGTTATACCAACTAATTTCATTGCATCATTTAGTGCGGCCGCATATTCATTGGCTTCATCCTTATTAGTGAATGCCTTATAACATTCTTTAGTATTTGGATATTTAATGCCAGTAAAAGAATATTCGTATGTAGTCCATTTTACAATCCAAGTATCTATGTCGCTATGTAATTCTTTTCTGTCTTTTGAAAAAATTCTAATCATATTTTATACCTCTTAAAATTTAATTGTTTATTTCTTCAAATGTATTTGTTTCTGGATTATATCTATATGGGAATCCATTTGGTGCATAATATGGTGTGGGTACTGTGTCGCTATAATGTATATTCATTCTACCATTCCACCAATATACAATTCTAGTTGTTGAGTCATACCATAACCCATTACCAATCTTTATTAATGCATCTTTGCCAAGTACTGTATTTGCCAAGGAACTATTATTTTCTACGTTTACATTAACGACTGTTTCTGCGCAACCAACTAATGAAAGGGCGAGGGTGTAAATAAATATAATTGTCAATAATTTCTTTTTCATATATTTTTTACCTCTTAAATTCTTTGCCGCAAACAGGACAAAACTTAATATTTATAACATCTTGCGTAAACCATATCCAACCATCATCTTCATAATGTCTAATTCTAAACATACCTTGTTTATTTAGAGCCATTTCAATATTACTATAGGCGGTGGTTTCATTAAGTATGATGAAATCATTATTTTGGTGTTCACAATATTTGCACATAATCTACCTCTTAAAACTTATCTAATAGTTCAAAAGTTTTCTTCCAACTTCTTTTATATTGCTTGCAGCCACCAAAGCACCATGTTTCGCATCCTCTTGCATCCCATTCGTCATCATCATCTACAAACTTGCAGGTGTAACATTTTCCTAGTTTCCAATATTTGCAGTCTTCATCGATAGGATGAGGGCAGCAGCTATGTCTGTATAGGCAGCTGTGACAATCTCCTTTATATATTTCTGGCATTATATCACCTCTTCCTTGAGCGGGCACCATTCTGGCCTACTAATTTTTATCCCTGAATAATTTCTTTAATATAATTTGCAATACATATTACTACGGCACATAAAAACAATGCGGGATGAATAGGGATTTTATTAATGGCGCAAACTATGCCATATACAAATTGGATAATCCAAATAGTTAAACATATGTAATTCATAATATCACTCCTTAAATTGATCTTTTGGGAATGCGTCAATTAGTTTAATAACGTCATTTAAGTAAATACATCCAAATTCACTATAAGAGGTCGGCAATAAATTTATGCATTTTTTTAATGCATCAATATCAATTACATACTTCATATAAGCTGCGCCAACTTCTTAGCTAGAATTTCCTTGGCATTCTTATCAATGGCATCAATTAGAGCCTTTTCAGTCTTCTGTTTAACAAAGGTGTCAAAATAAACTCCATCAATTTTACGTTCGCTATCCCAACCCCTGCCAGTTATAAGACTATCAATTCTTTTACTAACATATTTTACAATTGTATCATCTAAATTCTTTAGTATAAGTTGCTCCATATACTTATCCATGGCGATCTTGACTTTTTCTTCTAGTTCGGTATTTTCAATAGCTACATTTAGGATCATCTTGGGTTCACTTTTCTTCATAATATTACTCCTTTTTCATTGCTTCTTCTCTTGTTAGAAATACGGATTTGCCAATGGTATAATATGAAGTGTCAAATTTGTCGGCAAATTTAATACCAACGGTGATATCATTTTTACGTATACGTATTTCTGTTACTTCTCCAACATAGATATGCGGATTGCGGACGCTGTCGCAAGCGGCCTCACAACCCTCGCATTCACTATCATGCAGGTACTTAGGCGCATAGTCATAGGGTGTGCATTTAGTAAATTTATACCCCGGCTGATATACTGTGTCACCAATTTTGCAGGGGAGGGCGATGAGCAGTTCCTGCTCATCTGCATCTTCATATTCAGTAAGACGTTCCATTGCGTCCATTAGAGGGACGTATTCATCAAAGTAATGGAGTCTTTCAATATGTAGTTCATTGATAATATCTATTGCGCGATCACTTAGTCTTTCCATAATTACACTCCTTAAAATTTATCTTGAAAGTATCCACAGGATGTACAATAAAATGCATTGAAGTATGAATTAAAAGCCATTAGTTTTCCACATTCTGGACATAGCCTAAGGTTGCCTTCAACAATAGTAAGCTTATTATAGGCCGGGCGGTAGCTTTCGTAGCTTTCGCACCAGGTAGTGCATTTACCGTTTCGATCGTAGAAACAGGTTTCGCATTTCCAGAGAGAATCTAGTTCTACATATTTCATAGTTCTCGCAGCTTCCTTTCTGCTTCTTCTTCGGTAAGGAAGAATCTTTTATTAAAACTCTTTAGTATATCAAGTCTAAATGGAACCTGAATAACTTTTTTAAATTCAGTATTATCCCAACTGTCATAACCACTAGTAACCATGTAGACAGTGGTGCCAATAGGACAGGGAAGTTCTATGTATTTGGATTTGTTTTTGAAACATTCACATATATCATCATCAACAACAGATAACGCATTGCAGATTTCATAATGTAGACAATCAGTACAGTTCATAATTTCACCTCAGTCCCAAAGATCATAAAAGTATTTGTTGAAAAGCTCGAAGAATCTATTTTTATTTTCAATCAGCATCCTACCTATTTCTTCATAATCCTTTGTAGTTATACGTTTATAATTTTCAATTTCTACGAATCCATGCCAGCAATAAACATGATCTTCATTCATAAAATGTAGACAGTTAATCATTTCATCAAGTATGGCATGCCATTCATCTTCGCTTAAATTAGCAGGGGTGCCGCATCCACATTCTCTGAGTTGTATTAACATAGGTTTGATTGTGTCTATAAACCATGAATTCATATTCCAAACATCTGCATCAGCATAGCCACGTTTGAAGCGTTGACAGCGGGAGCGGAAATTGTACCAGAGGATCTTGAGTCGAAATAACATAAGTATTCTCCTTTAATTTTGTATTGTTATTATAGCATATTTTGGTAAATTTGTCAAGGTACTGGGCATTCATGAAATTCATAGCCATCCTTAGATTTAATGATATACCGCTGGTCTATTAATTCTTGGAGAGCCAAATAGTAAGACGATTTGGATAGCCCGGTGATATTCATTACATGGGATCTTCGTAGAGTAAAACTATACCCGTCTTGGTTTTGTATCAAATAGGCATATAAATAGTAGGCGGACTTACTCAGGTTACGCATAGCATTGCGATTGTGCTTTATACAGAACGTGCAATAAGGGTTTTCGTTCGCTTTATCAATAGAAATCTCTTTCATTTTATCACCACCTTTTAATTTTGTATTGTTAATATAGCATATGGATTTTAATTTGTCAATAGAAAAGTGTCCTATTTTTTGGAATAAAATGTCCTATTTTTTGGAATAATTTTTCCAAGAATTAGGACACATAACAATATAATATTAACAATATAATATTATATAATATTATATATATTTTTTTTGCTTAAAGCAAAAGAGAAAGATATATTATTTATATATATTATTTATATATATAATTAGTATTAATATATAGTTAGTATTTAAATCTAAAATTAATATTTATATTATTATATTATTATATGTCTTATTGCCTGGACTTTTATTCTAAGGATTGGGACATTTATATTTACCATATAGATATATATTGTATATAGATTTGTATAGTTTAAATGGGCCCGGGTACTTTTGATTTAAAGTAGTGGGCTTTTATTTTTTATATATAGATGTAATGATATTAAATTTTAAGTATTTTTATTATATGTACTTAATATTTTAGATAAAAACTTAAAGATTTTTAATTAAGCAGTTTTGTAACATTTGTGTAATATCTTAATTAAACATATGTTTTTTGAGAAATTGTTAGTGATAGGCTTAAATTTTCGAGAATTATTTTTTTTACTAAAAACTTAAATTATTAAAAGGCAATAACTTAAAATTTGAGCACTCTTTTAAAAGCTATTTTTTAGAGTTTAAAATAAGATCAATATTATATATATTTTTATGATTTTTTATGTATTTTTAAGTCAGTATATAAGTAAACCACATTCCAGAAAACGGCTTTCTAATGCGGTTTTCAGCGGTTTTTTACACCCCCCAACATTTACATAAATGTTTGACATTTAGTCAAGTGGGTGATATAGTATAACCATAGCAAAGGGATAGCCCAACAAACCGATACCAACTTGCGAAAGTATCGGCAGGGATTAAACCTAGGCTGTAAACCTTAATTGAATAATTCACACGAACCGAGAAAAACGCAAGGGTATGCGCTCGGACACGGACAAACTCCGTGTAATACGACTAAACAAGCGTGTATAAATATAGGTTGTTAAGTGCTATCCTAGGGAATAGTATACCCTTGGATAAGTGGAGCTAGGACGCATTTGGGGGGTAGTCTACCCTTTAGGTCGGGTTTTTGCAAGTCGGCAACGATACTACAAGAACATACAAATGCGCCCGTAATTAAGCCGTCAAGCTCACGCGTGGACACGCTACAACTATACCCTTTTTGGGTATTTGTAGCATTGACAACGGCAACGAGCCGTGGCACGCAACCGATTAACATTATTATTATGTGTACAATACTTGCATAGTTGGGTAAAGGGTAGGCATTAGCCTACCCTTTACATATGGTAGGGTGGGTAGTGTTAATCAATGAATACAATTTAAGACCTTGCTACACTTGTAAACTATAACAAGTGGAGGGTAGATAACCTTGTTGCCTTGTGTAACAAGGTCTTTTTGCGTATCCATTAGTGCCACTTGCATAGAGTGGTAGTAATGGGTACACAAACCCGATAATTAGGGTAGCGACCTACCGCTTAATGCCCAATATGGGCGAAAGGAGTAACTATGAAAACTAATACTATGGGTAGCAAAATCGTTGACAATCGTTTCATCGGTAAGGTTCAGCTTAATGCTGACGATATGGGTGGTGTAGGCTGCTCGACTTGGGAGCAGTACAACAAGCTTTGCGATAACATCGTAATCTCTGCTTGGAATCGTCTGCATGGCAAGGGTGTAAACTCTGATGCTCTGGGAGTGTCTGTTCTCGGTTTGTTCTCTCTGTTTGGCGTAGATGCCAAGCCTACTCCCGAATATCAGAACCGTCTGATGGTATCTGTAATCAATCGCAAGGCTCAGCGTTCTAATGCTCTTAAAGATGCTACCAAGGCTAAGCGTGAAGCCAATGACGCTTACGAACTTGCACTTGCTCAGGGTCGTACTGATGATGTGCCTGCACTTAAGGCTACTCTTGAAGCTCATACCAAGGCTCTGGAAGCATTATATCAGGAACCCAACAACTACTGGTTTGAACTTGAGCCTATGCTTAAAAAGGGTACTATGCACGCTTCTGCCAATGCTCGCAAGGCTATCGAGGATATGATTGCCGACATTATTGCAGAGCGTGACCTTATGACCGAAGAAGAGCTTACCCGTGAAGCTCAGCGTCTTGCTGATGAGCGCAAGGGTCGTGCTATCCGTAAGCGCGAGGAAGCTAAGGCTGCTAAGCAGGCTAAGGACGCAGCTATCATCTAACAATACAAAATTACTGGGGCAGCTCTCTGCCCCTTTTCCCCATCGTGTAGACTACCTTGCCGTGGTGATGGGGCTTTTCACTAAAAGTCTACTATATTTTTGAGAGGGGCATAACCATGAGAACTTTATTCCGTACCATCTATTATGTATACAGCACCCTTTGCATCATCTTTCTGCTCTGGGTCTTTTTGTCTTGGGCTGATGTTGTAATGCACAACGCTTCTACTCATATTTATCAGCCTTGGAATTGCTTTACTCTCTTTTTAGAGGCGGTGAAGTAATGTTTCAAATCCGTATCCCTGGATTGGGTGTGTTATCATTCCATATTGATGATATGTCACATGCCCGACATGCCACTATTCTAAAGACTAAAGATGAAAAAGGTGGCATTCATAGAGTTGAGTGCAATCGTATAAAATTTCCCGATGACCGTTTTGCCGATTACGGTTGGGTTCAGATTATCGGCTATACCAATGGTGACGAATTCATTTCTTGTAATGAATATATCACATTATTTTAAGGAGGTGCATTATGCACGAAATTATCAAAAAGCGCCTTGAAGCAGAATGCTTCGGGGCACGCTCAATAGAAATCTATGGTGGTGTTTACCATCTTGTATTGCTCAATGGAGATGAGGTCAAACCTCGTGATATCATCAACGAAATCAATATAGCTGTTCGCAATGCAAAATACTGGACACCAGAAGTGAACCCTAGCAAAGTAGCCCGCAATGTTTGTCATCTGCTATTCGTAGACCCTGCGCTAATAGAATTAGCTTGTGGTATGCGTTTTGTTTAAACCTGTAGTTCGTGGCATTTATTATGAGCTTCAAAGAAAGGAGAAATAATTATGAAACTCAAAAATGAAATCCCTTTTATAAGGGAAAGATTCTCAAAGCTTACAACCTTGCCCGAATATACCAAAACCCTCAAGGCAAGTGGCAACTATAAAAACTTTGAAACTCGTCTTGCGTGGGATTGCATCCACGCTACAATACCAAGCGAAATCATCTGCAACTGGTATGATAAATACGATTGCAATGATGACCATATTACAACTGCGGTAAAGGCAGTTCTAAAAGAAATGAAAATATTATAAGAAAGGAAATGCTTATGAAAAAATATCTATTCCCGATCATAATCTCAGCCTCAATATCCTTATCTTTCCTTGCGCTCACTATCTGCGCCGCAATGGAAAGCAAAAACTATGTAGTGCCTGGATATTACTACGGCAATAGCACCGTTGTAACCAATGACGGAAACATCTGGGGTTATGAAACAGAAATGCCTGATGGCGCTGTTCATGTAGTATTTAATGACAACGGAACTACAAATATTTATGATGATATTATTGTAGATTTGATCAAGGCAAAGTAAAACTTGTAACCAGTGGGCTTAAGGCAACTTAAGCCTATTATTATGGGCTTTACCATAAAATCTTGTAAAGGAGAATAGTTATGAACGAAGAATGTCTGCGGCGTGTCGTTAAAGAAAGGGAGGCATATTGCGCTGAACTTCTCAAAGAGAAAAAATCTCTTTTTGAAGATTTATACATCCCTTTTCCTACGGAAATTAAGGTTGAACTATATGAAGCTGCAAACCAGGGAAATCGAAATTGCGCATTGTATCTTGACAATATGTGTCATAGCTACATCAAATATGCCCTTGAAAATTATCCTCAGATTATGTTTGAACTTCTTTTGACAAAAACACAAGATGATATTGTAACTCAAAAGACAATCGAAAAAGCTATAGGCAAATATGGTTTTGAAGAACTTGCAAAGTCTGGGTTAATTAAACCTTATATGAAGCGAAACAAAATTAGAGGATATTATATAAGATAAAGGAGCATAAACATGGACTTTGAAATACGCCAAGTAAAAGAACACTATGAAATCTTCCTTAACGGAGAATTTCAGTTTAGAGCCGATAATTTAAGCGAAATCATAAGCGAACTAGAAAGGATGGGACTATAAATTATGGATAATGTTGTACTGACCGCAAACATGACCACATGGCTCAAAGAACTCTATCTCAATGCAGCAACTGAATCAAGAAAATCTGCTTCCAACTACCATCTCTTTGCCCTTGGAAGTGAAAACGAATCAGCCACAGCATTTGAAGAGATGGCAGACGAACATAGAGAGTTCGCCCACATCCTTGAATGTTTGGCAAAAGAATTAGAATTGGAGGAATAAATATGAGAACAAACAAAGACATAGAGTTTACACCATACCTATTTGCCTCATCATTAGGCAAAGCAAGAGAACACCTATATTTCCGTGACGGAAAGCAAATGTACAATAAACCTCAGGACAAAGTCAACGAAATCTTCTGTGTATATGAATCCAAGAATGGAAGTAAAGCTTTCTGGATGGAGCGCACTCCTATGATAGAGAAATTCTTTGCACAGGTATTCCAAGCTAGACGCTCCAATCAGCATATACACTTCTATGAATGGAGCGACCGCATCAATTGTTCTGTAGAAGATGGCATCTATATAAGCCACACCAACTTCTTCATGACAAAGGAAGAGTTTGCAAAGTTCCTTGATACCATTGTGCCTTATGATGAATATTACAAGGAGGAGTAAGGCAAATGAATGAAATACTATTCCGTGGAAAGCGGATTGATAATGGCGAGTGGGTTGAGGGTTACCTGCTGCTTTGTGATGAAAGAGTATTTATATTACCCAAAGAAAGTGTAGGCTGTTGGCATTTTGATTGGTTGAAAAAAGGGGAATATATTTTCGGCAAATTTATTGAAGTCATCCCCGAAACCGTAGGACAATACACAGGCTTAACCGACAAGAACGGCAAGAAGGCTTTTGAACATGATGTTACTGAGGACGCTTGGGGACGCAAATGGGTTATATTTGCAACTCCTGGTGGTTTTGGTATATGCCGAGAAGTTGAATGGCTTAATGGCAAACAGATATATCATGGATTAAGCGAACTTCAAAATGCCGAATGGTTTAAAGAAAATCATATTATCGTTGGTAACATAGACGATAATCCTGAGCTGTTGAATTGTAAATATACACTATATCATCCTAATGGACATCTTTGTGGAGCATACAATAAAAGCAAACGCAAAGATGGAAAGCTGTGGGCACACTATCCCGAATGCAAACTCGAAAATTGCCCTCTGCGGCATCCCGAACTTCTTGAGGGCGCAATACTTGAAAAGGAGTGAGCGAAATGACTATTGCAGCAATTGTAATTCTCTCATCTATCATTGGCGGCTTAGCAGGAGCAATGGTTTTGGTATGTTTTTTAATGTATATGAATAATCAAGAATGAAAGGAAAATAACAAATGACTAAATCTGACCTGAGAACTGGCATGCTCGTTACCTTTAGAAATGGAAAGAAGATGTGTGTATATTTAAATGTTGACACTTCTTTATGTAAAAGTCAAAATGTTTTAACTGATGGAGTTACATGGATGGATTTTGATTATGTTAACAATGATTTAACTAATCTTTCAAGTTCGTATTTTGATATTATGGAAATTGAAGTTCCAATAATTGCAACAGATATACCCTATCATAATGGTACAAAGTCTATATGGCAGCGCCAAAAGCCAAAGAAAATGACCGTTGCAGAAGTTGAAAAGATTCTCGGCTATAAGGTCGAGATTGTAAGCGAAAAGTGAGGTAACATCATGGAAAACTACATTTGCATCAACGGTAAAAAGGCAGAGCTGACTGAAGAACAGATGAAGGCATTGGGTATTGAGTTGCCCAAGGTAAATCCGTTTAAGAGAGTTGAAATGAATAAACCTTTTTACCGTCTTGGTTATGATGGTGACGTGTACATTGAATATGAAAGATGTAGTAATTTAACTAACGATATGTTCAACGTTGCCAACTACTGCACCGATAAGGGAATCATGGAACAGAGAGCACTCCACGAAACCCTCAATCGTCTGTTGTGGCGTTATTCCATGGAACATGATGGAGATAAAATCAATTGGAATAATATAAGTGACAAATGGGCCATTTATTATGAGCATGACACAAAGAAATATAAAGTTGCGGTATGGAATACTATTCATTATTACGGAAACATTCATTTTTACACTAGAAAAATTGCAGAAGCAGCAATCAAGGAAATCATTGAGCCCTTCATGAAAGCTCATCCCGAATTCAAATGGTAAAGGAGAAAATAAAATGACAGTATCTAATCAAATAATTCAAACTCTAGAATATCTGTTTGAAAAGTTCGGCATTGCCGTCAATTGGAGTACAGAAGCTATTTTGCCCGCTATACAAACTTTAATGAGCAGATACGCAAAATATGAGATTACTTATTCTTCCTTCTGGATTGGATTAACTCTTCTCACTTTATTGATTTTTGCTTTCATCCTTAAAAGAATCTTTACTGATTATAAAGACCCGAAAAAAGCAGAGACTACGCCATTTTGGTTGGTTTATTATAGTGGTAGTAAATGGGAGCCAACAATGCTAACGCAAATCATTATTGGAATTGCTATTGTATTATGCTTAATAAGTATTGTGATTTTTATATGTAATGTAGCTAACATTATTTCTTGGGTATATATTCCAGAAATTGAATTTGCAAAAGTAGTATCCTATCTGACGAAGAATATTATGTAAGAGAATGAAGGGAGCTAAATAATGAAATCTTATCCTTGTGACAACCCGGATTCCTATTGCCCCTTCGATGCCGTTGGTGGCATGGATTGCCGAAACTTTTGCGGTCTCGGCGTAGATGAAGATGAAGAAGATGAGTGAAAGGAGATTAACAATGAAACAAGCACGCCCTCCCCCGTATAAATCCTGTACGCCCAACAACAAAAGACAAAAATAAAAAGGAGATTAACTATGAACGTAAACGACATCATCCGCCCTCTTAACACTGCTGACTCCGAATACTCCGTATGTGGCAACTCTGTTCTCCGTAAGGCAAAGGTAGTTGAAGTACTTCCTCGCCGCAAGGAAAATGGCAACAATATCAAGATTGAAATTCTTGAGCATGTTGATCCTCGCAAGGTGGGCAAGGTCTACACTGTAGATGACCGCTACTTTAAGGTAGAGGAAGCTGACTGGATTTGGATTGACGCATATAAGGCAACCGACAAGAATATGTGCTGCCTCAATCATCAGTATCGTATGGGCAATAACATCTATGGAGACAAGCCTGTTCTCGGCTCTAAGGGATTCCATGTTGCCGTAAACCTCAAGGATACTTTTAAGAATTATCCTTATGACTTCCGCAATCGTTACTTCAAGGTAAAGGCACTGGTCAATGCGAAGGATTACCAGTACCGCAATCCTAATAATACTACTCTTGTTGCCAAGCAGGTCAATTTTGTGTGTGAGATTTCTAATGGGACGGAAACTCTGAACGCTTATCGTGCATATCTTGGATAAGACTTAACGCTGTTAGGGGGTACAAGGCAACTTGTGCCCCTTATAGAGCGCTAATGCTCTAAAGTAAAATGACATCAATTACGCTTTAGCGTAAGAAAGGAAGAAGACATTATGGAAATTAAAAACATTAAGAACAGTGCTATCGTATGTATCAATGATAACAAAATATTTTATCGAGTCCCCGACGCAGTTGCATATTACAGAATATCCAGAACTGGTATTTATAATGTGCTTGGTGGCAAGCAGAAAACTATTAAAGGCTATGCTTTCCGCTATGCAAATGAAAATGAATTTGCCCGCCCCGTTAAGTCCGTAACCGTGCAGAAAGAGGCAGAGGTTACCGCCAACGGAACCAGAACCAATGGTAACTGCGAGCCTTGCATGTGTATCTCTGATGGAATGTACTTCTCTTCTATGGCAGATGCTGCAGAACATTACGAAATGACCTTAAGTCAAATTAGCTATGCTTGTAGCGAAGTAGGTAAAACCGCAGCAGGCAAAACATTCTGCAAGATAAGTGACCTGCATCTGTATATGACCGAAATCAGAAATGCAATCAATAAGTCTAACGCTTATGATATTCTTATAGCAAAAGAAAATGCCCGCAAAGAATTAGTAACAGAGTTTATTGCTCGTCAGGATGAAATTAGTTCTCTCGAAATTAAAATGAAAGAAATGGCACAGCAGCTTGAAAGAGCTAAGACTAGTCTTGAAGCAGCAAGAGCTAAATTAACTGAGGAGGAATAATTATGAAAGCAATTATGAGAGAATACGGCGGAGATCATTACGTCATTAAGGAGGTTGATTTTGGAGATAATAATACAATAGTATGTGATGGAACTGCAACAAACGAAGCAAATATTGTAAGTATAATTGATTTCCCTAAGGATAAAGCTAAGTTTGTTAGATGTTCAAATTGTAACGAAATCATCCCTAATACCCCAAAAGATATTGAGGCTCACAAAAAAGCACATGCTACTCATGAAGGATGTTATGAATGTCGGTATTTGCGCACCGAAAAAAATGACAGTAATAAGCCTAAATTTACTCTTAATGAGGACGGTACATTTAATCGAATAATAAATGATAATGTAAGATTACGTTGTAATTATTATTATGGAATCAACGATATCACTTCTGAAAAAAGAATATCAAAATGTTATTACAATAGATGTGCTACCGCAGACATAATTGAACTTAAAACATTCTTTAGTGAATATCCTGGAGCATTTGATGATATGGTTACAGTTGATGCCATAAAGAACTTTAAAGAAATTCACAACGAAGGTAACTACACTGTACTGCGCCTTAAATGCGTAGGAGATATATATGCAAAAGCTAACAACAAAGGAATTATCACATCATTTAGATTTAAATGCCGTTACGACCATTACGATGTATTTTATTCTAAGAAATATGATAAGTTGTTTTATAATTATGTAGGTAATTATAAAGAACTCATTCGTCCCTACAATATGACTACTGATAGATTTAACTATATCAAGGCAACCATTGCAAAACTTTACAGCTAAAGGAGAATGACATAATGAATACACATGAGTTGAAAGCAAAATGGGGCAAGTATTGCGACACCGATAAGCTTGTTGCCGAAATGGCAACCTGGTTTAATAAATACCGAATGCGCAATACTCCAAATGGAATTTGTTCGATGCTCGATACTTTCTTTACCAACAAAGAAGAGCTTATAAAGCTTTTTGAGAAATCCGACAACTATATTGGAGACATGCGTATTATGCTTGATACTACTATGGCTCGCTATAGTGACAGAGGTAAAGTCAATACTTTTGTAAGTAGATTTCCAGGCGCAGTAGAAAGCAAAAAGGCAATTTTAAAAGATGTGGATGGTACTGGCAAGAAACTGCATGATTATATTCATGTAGGTCAGAAAACTGTATCTATTGAGGACTTAGTAAACAACAAAATATCTAAAGCTAAGTTTGATAAATGGTGGGAGAAATTTGATTGCGATGGATATACCATTGAATCTAATAAGGAAAATGACGCATTCTTAAGTATTATAAATGTGCTTAGAGCTGCATGTGGTGCAACCATAACTTCCTCTTCTGCTGCATCAATTAATGTGCATAACGCAAATCTTAAAATTGCAGAGGGCACAAAGACGGCTCGTGTATTCAATAAGGTATGCGCTGCTTATGGAGTTGATAAGCTTCCTAAGTATAACAAACTTTTTGCTGAATATGCTGACATGGTTTCTGAAGCTAAGCGAAATATAAAATTCTACATTAGTATTAATCCACTTGACTATCTTAATATGTCTATCGGTCATAGTTGGAATAGTTGCCATGCACCCAATCATGGATATTTTCAGGGAACTGTTTCCTATATGTTGGATGAAGTTTCTATCATAACTTTCGTTCATAATGATATTCCTAAGGATATTATCAATGAGGGAAAGATTTATAGAAATATGTTCCATTTTAAAGATGGAGTATTGATTCAGTCTCGCGTATACCCTCAGGGAAATGATGGTTGTACTAATCTATATGATGAATTTCGTGGTATGGTGCAGAATGAATTGGCACAAAACCTTGGTGTTCAGAATAACTGGCATGTAGGCGATGTAAATATGCGTACTGCCGGAAGACAATATCCAGATTATAATCATAAGTATAGCGGTGTAAATGTTTCTTATGTTGGTTCTAAAAAGGGAACCAATGAGATAACAATTGGACATATTAATATTTGTCCTTATTGCGGGCAGTCCGGAGAAATTAGTAGTTCTAAAATTTATCATGAAAGCTGCAGAGCTTAAAGGAGAGTAATTATGAAAAACTTTGAACAGATTTGCAAGATGACCCAGTTCGAACTGAAAAAGCATATGCATGAATTCCTCACCAATAATGATTATGTAGTGGCAAATGAAGATGGATTCCTTTATGCAAATCCTAAGAAAGATAGAATTCCTATTCTTCTTGTTGCTCATATGGATACTGTTCATAGAGAAATCTGTGAAGATATTATCAATGAAAATGGCAAGCTGAGTTCTCCTCAGGGCATCGGTGGTGATGACCGTTGCGGTGTTTATATGATTATGAACATTGTAAAGGAACTCCATTGCCCCGTACTTCTTACCGAAGATGAGGAAGTTGGCTGTATTGGTGCTCACAAGTTTACAGCCTCTAAATATACAAAGGAACTTAATATAAACTATATGATTGAGTTTGACCGCAAGGGCAGCAATGATGCAGTTTATTATTCTTGCGACAATAAAACCTTTAAGGCATTTATCGAAGAGAATACTGATCTTAAAGAAGCGCAGGGTTCTTATAGTGACATCTCTGCTATTATGCCCGCAATAAAGATTGCAGGTGTAAATATATCTTGTGGATATTACAATGCACATACTACTGCTGAATATGTAAAGTTTGATGAGATGTTGCATATAATTGAAATAGCAAAGAAACTTATTAAAGTAGATCCAGAAACACACTTTGAATATGTGGCAAAGACTTATTCTAACTTTAATTATAGAGATTATCATCAGACCTCTCTGTTCAATGATAGATATTCATCGAATAGTAAATATGTAGCTAAGCGTGGTAAGGTTATTGTAGATGATGTTGAATTAGAACTTGAGGTTGTATGGAATGATTTTGATGGAAGAGAGGATGTATGTACATGCTACGGTAAAACAAAGGCAGAATGTTGGTTTAATTTCTTTATGGAAAATCCCGAAGTTTGCTTTGACATGGTAAGTGATTATTCTTGGAATTAAAGGAGAAAATATTATGACTATTAATAAGACTAATACCAATAAAAATGTTGTTGAACTGCGTAAGGAACTGGCGGCAAATGGAACCACCATGGAAAATGTATATGTTAATGGTGAAAAGTTTTGCTGCGTTGGTTATGTGAGCGAAAAGGACAGGCAGGCTTGTCTTAACACAATTCAGGCAGCAATTGATGGCAGCGACAATATGTATGAAGCCATGATGAAGCTGATGGCAAACGCAAATCTGACTGATGCAGATGTTGAGCCTGATGAAGAGGTTGTAATTAACGGAACTTCTATGGTAATCAGTTATCAGGATAAGGCATTCTATAACCTCTATGGTGAGGAAATTGTAAATTGCCGAGAGTTGGATTGCAAGTTGCCTAATGAAGCATGCAAGACCATTCTTATACAGAAAGCTGAACTCGCAGGTTATTAATGATAAGCGGGAGGGTTTATCCCTCCTGCATATGGAGAACGCAGTTGGTGCAGATGGAGTTCAACTCTCCAGTTCTTCTAACTTATATATTACATTTCAGAAAGGAAATTTGACATCATGGGAAAGACTATTAAGCAGCGTATTGCACGTTTTTGTAAAAAATATCCTGAGCCTCGTCAGTATAAGATTCAGTTAAGATGGACAAGAAAGGATGGTGAACATTATCAGATAGTTGGTGACGGAGAGAATTTAGTTGGTGGATATTATAGTCGCATTTATACTCGCACTGTATGTAAACAAATGTATATGCAGCATTACCGCTATGACGCAGAAACTGAATTAATGGAATGCTCTTACGCTGTCCTTAGTTGTCTTACTCCTAAGGAAAATGACAGTCGCCGTTGGAAATATGCCGAACGTTATTTTATCCCCAAAGGAGAAAAGCAGGTATATGACATAAACGGAGAAACTGGAAATTATAAAACACATAACACATATAGCACTACTTTAAGTGATGCTCGCCGTTTTTTGCAGGAGTTTATTCATCTTTTTGTGCCTGCAAATACTTTTAATGAAGCATTTCATGGTTTAACTGATGGACATCCGACAGTGCCTCCAAGATATGCCAATAGTATAAGTTATCCTTGGATTCTGACCGAATGGATTAAATATAATTCTAGGCCAAGAGATTTGGAAAATGGTAAAACTCAGCAGAGAATTAATAAGATGCTGGCAAAGCAGCTTGATGATAATGAAGTTATTAAAAAGAAGATAGAGGGATATTTAAAAAGCTTAGAGATGACCTATTATTATAATCATCGCTTTGCTTATTTTGATAAGGCAAACATGGTATTCCGTTTGTTCTATGTATATAATGATACCATTAAAGAAGATAAGCGAGTTTACATTGACGGAAAGAAATTCTTATATGCAACTCCTAAAGATGAAAAATGGGTAACTAATGGCTCTTTCACTTTCGCCCAGTTTAATTATGCTATTATTAATATGGAAGATGTATATAGTTTGCCGCATTGTGAATATCTGCGTAGATTTAATACATCTTCTGTTTATAAGATTGTATCTATTATGCGCAATTTTGAAGTTGAGCAGCTTTGCAATATGGGATTTATGAATTTGGCAACTAGTGTTACCAGAAATGAATTTATTGCAGCTGAACTTAAATATTATCTTGGTGAACCCGACAAGAAAAAGAAAAATGTATGCCAGCGTTATCATATGACAAGAAAGCAAATTGAAGTTATTAATAACCATAATAGAGGTCGTGTAGATATTATGAAAATGAGAACTCTACTTAATACTAATGACCTTTCATCTATTGATATTGAAAGTTTCAAAAAATATTTTAAAGCATGTCAGGATAATTATATGCTGCGTATATTTGACCGAATGACTCCAGAAGATAAAAAGAAAATGTTTATTCGTGTTGCAAATATGACAGAAAGAAATTCTAATGCAATGAGATTATTTTATGATACCTATAATATGTCTACAAGATATAATATAGATATTATGAATATCCGTTCTTATGAAGATCTTGTTAGAGCACATGATGCCGCAATACAGATACAGAATGCAGAAATGGCAGAACGTCAGCGTCTGTGGGCAATGACTCAGGCAGAGCGAGATAAGGAACTTGAAAAGAAGATGGCAAAGATTGATAAGGAAAGAGAAAAGTTTAATTATGAAGAAGAGGATTTTCTTATTCGTTTGCCCGCTAATCTTGCTGAAATTGTAAACGAGGGTAGTGCGTTACGCCATTGTGTCGGTGGGTATACTGGCACTCATGCAAGCGGAGAAACTACAATTTTGTTCTTGCGTAAAGTTAGCGAACCTGATAAACCTTTCTATACCATTGAAGTTCGTGGCCCTTCTGTAATACAGATTCATGGTTTTGGCAATCGTTGGCTTGGTTGTAATCCCGAAGCGATTCCTACTGTGGCTCGTTGGCTAAAGAAAAATAATATTTATTGCACCGACCAGATTTTGCGTGGTACTGCAACTGGATATAGGGGAAACAATACTTTGGTTCCTATGCCCGAAATTTAACTTGACAAATTGATATTTACAATACAAAATTAAAGGAGATAGTTATGGAGGATTGGAGATACGAACAAATAATTAAACGTTTTGCAGAGAATGGAATTAATATATCAGATTTCAATATTTTAATTGATAACAATTCTTTAAATGGAGAATTTATCAATGGAGTTTGCTTTTCTTCTGACGGTAAGTTTGTTTGTATCCCAATTCATGATGAACAAACAGAAGTAGCTATTGGTGAATATTGTTATCGTCCACAATGTTTTGAAATTATCGGAACATATGAAACATTTTGTAGTAATGGAACTATGGCATTTAGGACACAAATTACTTTGATAAGGAGGAATTAAAATGAATGAATGGTGGAAATCCCCTGTACTTCAAGGCCCAGAAAATGATTATGGGCAATACGATTATATGATTGAAGAGATCCCTCAAAATGAAGCGAAATGGAAATTTGATGTCGATAAAAGGCATTGTGATTATTGCGGAAAGTATAGACATATCTTATTTTGCGCAACTCAATATTTCCGTACTTTAGATGGCTATGATAGCCTTACTTATGATGAATGCTGGATATGCATGATTAAAGAGGGTATTCATAGCAGAAAGAGAAAGATTCAAATAAGATTGCGAGCTATTAAACTTGCTATAAAATGTATGGCAAAAGATAAGAATTATGATATTGAATATTTTAAATTCTTATATAAATTGTTTTCAAAAAAAGGGAGGAAGATGAATGAAGGTATCAAGTGAAATTAAAAAAGAAGAAGCTATAAAAAGAATGAAGAAGATGGGTGTCTTTGATGAAACCATCAGACAATTTGAAGAAGATAATTTAGTAAGTATGAGCGAACCCGCTCAGATGTTTGGCATTAAAATCGGTGCATTATATTGGTTGGATGATGAACAGAAGCGAATTGTTAAAACTTTTGAAGAAGAGCATAATGCTCTCGTTTATCTTGTAGTTAGAAGTTATACCAATATGGGAATTATGGATAACTTATTCTATGTAAGCGACTATAAGGATGAATGGTTTATGGACAACGCAGATTTAGATGAAAAATATGCCTGTGTATATGTAGTAAACCATGATATGCCAGATTGTTCTGAGTTCGGCTCTATTGCTTGGAGAGAAGCGAGCGGTGGAATTTTGAGAGAATTTTAAGGAGGTCTCACAATGGATTACGAAATTAAAATTGAAAAGACAATCAAAGTAACTCAGGAAGATATAGATGACATTATGTGCTCCGCTCTTGAGGGCGGCATCACATATTGGTGCTATAAGGCAAAAGTAGTAGGAGATTATCTTGGTGAATATGCAAGTGAGCAGATTTCTAGAGGCGGCACCTTGAAGCTGTATGATCAGGAAGTTGGTGACGTATATGAACTAACTCTTGATAAACTGCTTAAGGGAATCGAGATTGCGGCAAGAAACAACTATTACAGTGAATATGAATGGATTAACGGAGATGAAATTGATTGCTGCCAAGTTGATGCAGAAGTAGCAGATTGTATTATACAGTGTGCTTTGTTTGGTGAAGTCATATTTGGATAGGAGGTATATATGTTAAAAGTAAGCGAACTAATAAAAATTTTACAAAATATAAAAGATAGTGATATGCCGGTTGAGTTTTACTCTTATGAATGGACTGATGACCTTGAAGAACAAGAGTATCAGCTTCGTCAGTTTGAAGACATAGAGAAATGTGAGGGCGCAATTAAGATTTATCTTGATAAATAAGAGGTCAATAATATGAAGGTTAGAGCAGTTATTACAATGCATCGAGGAGTTAAATATAAAATTAATGGAATCTTTTATGAATCTGAAATGTATATTCCAGAGATTATAAGAGATAAGATTGTTGATATGTATGGATTACTTGATGGTGTAATGATTATTAGAACAAAGGAGAATTGCAATGAAACATGATAGTTTAAATCTTTTTATTGATGAACTTGAAAAGGAAATCAATGAAGGTGGACATACATTTTTAAATATTGCACAAATAACCATTGCTCTTAAGGTTCTCGAAGATAGGCTGTGGGATTTTGATGCTCATGCGGCTCAAAGATGTGATAATTTGATTCATAAATTAATGAAAGATGTGTGAATATGAGTGAAAGAGAATTAGAAAGGAAAATTAACCGAGCCAAAAAGAAATTAGAAGCCCTTGAAGAAAAAGAAGAACATCTTTCAAAACATGGATATTGGAGTATTGGTTACTTAAAAGGACAGATTGGCATTTTAGAAGATTGGTTAGATGAAATAAGAGAAGGAGTTGGTTATTATAACAGATTATAGCAAATGGACATTAAGAAATGGAATGAAATTCCCTTATAAAGATGAGGTAGAAAAGGTTAATTATACTGCAATTATAATAAATACGCCTAAAGATAAAGATGAAAGTGTATATGTTGTACTTGCAGAAAAGAACAGTCAATATCAGAAAGCAACCTTAATTGATAGAAAATTGATACAATGGAATAAGAATAATATCAGATTTATCTGGAATTATGATGACCTATCTACATTCAGAGAACTTTATAATATGTTAAAAATATTTTCTCTTGAATATATCATAAGCGAATGGAATAATACGCTAAATGATAAGGATGAAGATATATTTAATGTAGAATGTGTATTTGATCAAAATTATGTAGATAGTGATTTTGAGCAGTTCTTGTTTGCCTTGGAAAACAAAGGTATTTCTATTAATTGTAATTATGATAATGAATATATTCGTTTTACAGATATTGATGGCACAGTATTTGAAGTGAGAACGACAGAAACTGAAAACAGATACGATTCGGATGTAACAGAAACTATTGTATTCTGGGATACTTTAAGTGAGGTGATTTAATTGGATGAAAAGTTAAAAAGATTTTTTGATATAAAGCGTTGGGAAGCAATGCTTGAGAAATCCTATGACAAGGGAATTGATATGGGATTACTTAGGCAGCTATGTGAACCTCAGAATAGACTTAAACTTCTTGAAACAATTACCAGTGGTAATTATTCTATAGCGCCACCTCATATTGCCCGCATCCCTAAAGACAATGGAGAATTTAGAGAGGTTTATGTTAATGAACCAATTGATAGAATTTTCCTCAGTCTTTACAATGATGTGCTGTTTGAGATGTTTGGAGATAAAATACATCCAGCCTGCAAGAGTTATCAAAAGGGAATTGGATGCCCTCAGACAGTAAAAGAAGTGAGTAAGCAAATCTGCGAAAAGGGTAGTGTTGGTTACAAAGTAGACTTATCCAAGTATTTCGATACTGTAAAAATTGAGGTAATTGATGAGGCACTTGATGAACTTGATACTGGATCACCACTTGATAAGATTGTAAGAGAATATTATCATAATAATCTTGTTTTTGATGTAGATGGAAATCTCGTTGAGCATTACGGAAGTCTAAAGCAAGGCTGCGCAGTAGCTTCATTCCTTGCAAACTATGTATTAAGGGATATTGATGCTGTATGTAGCAAGGTAGTTCCTATCTATGTTAGATATAGTGATGATATTCTTATCATCGGCCCTCGAGCAGATAAGGCAATGTTTTATTTAGAAACTATGCTTGAGAGAAAGGGATTAAAGTTAAATCCAAAGAAAATTGAAAAGCTAAGTAAGGATAAATTCTTTACATTCCTTGGATTTAATATCTGCGGGCCACATATTACATTCAGCAAAAAAAGTATCAAGAACTTCCAAAGAGAAATTGAGGCTCGCACTATTAAAGCAAAGTGCAGTACTAAAAAGGCAATTCATAATGTCAATAAGTATCTTTATGAGGGATATGTTGTAGACAGTAAGAGATTTGGTTGGGCAGCATATTTCTTACCGACTGTAAATGTTGTAGAAGATATGCTTGAATTAAATAAATTTGTTATGGATTGCATTCGTGCAGTTGATAGTGGTAAAACTAAAGTCGGAGGACTTGGGGAAAATCACCAAATGAATGGACGAGTAGTTTGCCGAGGAACTGGCAAAAATGTAACCGCAAACAGAAAGAAATGGATTGATAAATATGGTGATGTAAAAATTGAAGGCTATTTGACTATCTTAGAAATGAGAAACGCATTAAGAATGGGCAAATCCATTTACGAAGCTTTATTAATGGAAACAATGATATAGGAGGATAAATATGGAGAGGATTACTAAAAATAAAAATTTAATTTGCGCAATACTAGCAATCTTCTTTGTAATTATTATTACAGTTATTTTTATGCGTCCAGCAAAAGAAGAACCAGAGCCTGCGCCTGTAAATCAAACTAATGTTTTAGTTATAGTATTTGAACCTATAAATGTAAACAGTGATATACAGGATAAAGTTAAGACAAGTGCTTTGCCCGATATAATCGAGCATGACAATCTTAACCCAAGGAATATGATTATCCCTCAGAAAATCAATGAAGATTTTGATATTTTAAAGCCATGTGGTTATACACAGGAACAGCTTGAACAGGCAATGCAGAGTGAATCTTATAAAAAAATGCTTCCGTATGTTGATACAATAATGGAGGCAGAAAAGGAATACGGAGTAAACGCTCTTTACCTTCTTTGCAAGCTTGGATTCGAAAGCGGTTGGGGAAAACATATGGCCGCAAAAAATAACATTGGTGGATGGAAAAATATTTATGGTGAATTTAAGGATTTTAAAAGCGTAGAGAATTGCATTATGTATATTGCCGAGAATTTATCAACTATATTTAAAGATGATGTTGGTACAAGACTCGAAGATGTATGTGAAAGATATTGCCCTGAAGAGGGATATCTGGAAATGCTAATGGAAATCATGGAAGAGTGTGAACAAAGGATTGAGTGATGGAAGAACATCCATAGCATACAAGATTGGTGATTCAATTGAATTTCTCAGATTATATTAGAGCGCACGGGATTATCATCCCGTTCTAATAGACTGCTAAGAAATTCATATATGATAAAGACTTATAGTAATGTTCCAAGCCAATTGAGTATGCGGCGCAGTGTAGCGTAGATATATAAGGCAACCCAAATTTAATAGTGTCCGTCTCAGCTGCTGTATCTACTGGGAAATTTCCCAGTATACACAGCAGTGTTACGGCACGATATGTAAACCATTATAGAAATACACAATGGTTGAGAGTATATCTTGGAAGTGCATCCAGAATGTATAAGATAACTAATGATTCAATTAACGCAGCATAAACCTCTGGTTCCACCAGGTTATCACCTGGTTTCAACCAGAGGCATTGCTGCCTAATATGTAAAGCTTTAAAGAAATGCACCGTAATTATTAAATACATTCATATAGAAATACATCTATAATATACAAGGCAGTTTAATTCAACTATGCTAGGTTACAATACGCCGCATTAGCTGGGTAACCCCAGCTCCTGCGGCGTATGCAACCTGCACAATATGTAAACAATTATAGTAATGTATCAAAACTGATGAGTATATTAAAACGGAAATGCATCCGAAATATGCAAGATGGTTAGGTTCAATAGAAGGCAAGAACCGCGTGAGCCAACGGTTTAGCAACCGTTGAGAGACGCGTTTCGCTCCTTCAATATGTAAAGACGTTATAGAAATGCATCAGTATCATTGAGCATATTTAAGAAAGGAGATAACATGACTTTATATGATATTTTAATCAAATTAGCTGCAGATAAGTACAATAAGATTCATATTGATCTTGTAACAAAAACACTTAAGGTTGGAAAACAGGTTGTTATTGAAAATGGAAACATAAAACAATACAAAATTAAAGTGGGAGATGATGAATATGAATGGGACAAGCTAATTGAAAGAGCAAAGGATATAAATGAACTTTATACCCAGTACAAATATTCTGTGCCTAGTGAAAGAGATAATGGAAAACACTACTTTAAAGCATTGTCCGCAAATGAATTAAGTGACGCTCAGTTAGTATGCGGCATGGATAGATTGGAGGCAAGAGTTCGACTTGAAGCATATATCTTGTTGGCACAAATGGTAAGGTTACTCTATTGGGGTAATTCAAGTAAATTTTTCTATCAAGGCAAAGATAAGGATTTCATAATTCTTAAAAAATATTTATAAATAAGAAGGAGATTGATATTATGAACAAAAACAGAATTGAAACTTTAAAGGCTAATGGAATTGACACTGGAAGATATTTTACACTAACTGTGAATGAAACTATTCCTGCAGGAACTAAGATTAATATCTCTATTGAGGGAAATGAGATTGCAAAAAATATTGTAGAAGATGGATATGTAAAGAATACAAGACTGCATAGACGTTGGGTAGCAGCTCAGTATATGAGAATGCTGAATTCCAATGAAGGATGGCACGGATATCTTAATAATAGATACGGTTATATGTATACTATTGATATGATGTTGGAAGAGATTCGTGTGCTTGCTCATCTTGAAAAGGTAGACACGACAACATTCAATGAAAGAAAGCAGTTCTTTACTAAGGAAGTAGCAAGCAGAGTGCTTGAAGATTATTACACTGATATGGTTAACCATATTAAGTCTCTTCCTAAAAAGAATTGTAAGGGCCAACCTTATGTAAGCATCAAAGGTTATGGCTATGTGTTCTGTGAGAATATCGAAGCAGAAGTTCTTGAACCGCTTAAAAAAGCAATTAAAATGTGTAGCAGTAGTAAATCTTATGCAGAATTGTATATTACATTCGCTATTTTGAGAAGAAGTATGATTAAGCTTCCTTATGAAACTAAGAAGTCAAAGACTTGGATAGATGCATTCCAAAAGGAAGGTGCATTCTATACTCTTAAGAATTTGATTATGTTCCATAATGTAAAACTTGTATGTGATGGAAGAATGCATCAAACAATGGAAACTTCTATGTATGCTCTAAATGAAAATGTAAGAAGTTATGAGGGATATCAGATGAATGCAATGCTTAAGGCAACTATTGCAGCAAATAACTTTGATTTTGCTAGAAGCGTAGCTGCCCACAATTAATAAATGACCGGAAATGCGGGTTTCATACTAAGCTGCCAAATTCAATATTGGATCTGCTCATGAAGGATTATCCTCCAGGCAGCCCCGGCCTATCAGCCGGTGCTGCCAGGAGGATCACTCCTTCAGAAGATCCATAATATGTAAATATATAGAGAAACATTTTGGGCAGAACTGTATGTTATTAATTAAAATATGGGAGGGAAATAGATGATAGTAAAATATTGGGTAAATTGTTTTGATAGAGAATTATGCGTAAAGTTTCCGCTTATAAATAAAGAAGAAGAGGTGGTAATAAGCGATAGGCTTGATGAAGCATATAATTTATGGCACAGCACAGAAGAGATTGCTGACGATGAATACAGAGCATACGTTGAAGATTCTTGTTGCGAAGAATTTATGATTGATTATATGGAGCAGGTTTACGATGGCTGGACTGAATGGTGGGTAGAGGGAGATGAAGACGAAGACGGAAATGAAATTCCTGTCTATATTACCAGAAATGAAAAGGCAAATATAGATTATAGTAAGCAAACATATATTACGCTTGATGCAGAGGAATTAATGTTGCTTGGCATAGAAGAAGAATATTGGGACGATTGCGAAGTAATTAATGATTGTATTCGTGCAATGATTTATGAAAGGAGGAAGCAAAATGAAAATAAATGATCAATATGAAGATAATGGAGCATTAATTTATACGGTTGAATTAGAAGATAATGTTTTTGTAGATGTAAAATGTGTTGGAGACTTGTGTTATGTAATGTCATGTGGTGATGGTTATGAAGTATTTAATAGTGATGGAAATACTTTTGATTATCACTATAATGAGGAAGATGTTATTAAATTTGTAATGGAGGCATTAAAATGACTAAGACTGAATTTTTGGTAAGACTGAACAAAATCCTTAAAAAGCATCCTATGATTGCGAAAAGTAATCCCATGTCTTTGAATGAGCTGGTATATATGCTCCGCATGGAAAATGAGGATTGGTGTATTAGCGATAATATAGGAGGATGCATCCCGTCTGTCAAGGAAACTTTTGTTCCTACTAGATTGTTGGCAAAGAAAATTAAGTCTATTGAATGGGATGAGGAAGCAAATAGAATGTCAGATATTAATGTAATTTTTGTAAACTATAAATAATGGAGCCGAAAGGCTCCTTTTATATTAAAAATAAAAATATTGGAGGAATGAATATGTTATATCAAATGGATTATCAACCAGAAATGCAAATATCATTATCAAAAGGAAATCGTAAGCTTGGCAAAAAAGTGTTTGCTTTTAATCTTTTACCTGGAGACAAACCTATTAGCACAAAAGATAAAGGTCAACTTACTAATGTAAGTGGTACTTGCGGTGGATGCTGTGAAGAATGTGAAGGTAATTGCTACGCTGTAAGAGACGCAAGATATCATCATAATAGTTGCATTCCAGCTCTAGCAAAGAATACTCTTATTATGAGACATAATATGGAAGGAACTTTTACTCAACTTCGAGATAGACTTAAAAGTGAAAAAGCAAAGATACTTAGATATCATTCAAGTGGTGAGATAGAAATCTATGATTATCTATTACACATGGTAAAATTGGCAATTGAAATGCCGGAAGTTAGGTTTTATTTCTATACAAAACGTTTTGATTTCATGGAAAAATATTTAAAAGAGTGTGGCGAACTTCCAGAAAATTTAATTTGTAATATTTCTGAATGGAAGGGAAATACAAAAGGTTATAATCTTGACGGATTAAATAGATTCGTATATGATGATGGTACAGATGAAAGCTTGAAGAACATTCCTCATTGTCCTGCAGTTAATAAAAAAGGACATAAAACTGGTGTAACTTGTGACCAGTGCGGTCTTTGTTTTAGCGGAAATAATGGGCATGTAGTTGCTGTTTATGAGCATTAAACAATACAAAATTAAAGGAGTGAAAATAAATGATATTATATTTAGAAGCAAAAACAAATATAAAAGACGTATTTATTGAGTCTATAGAAGTAAAATTAAATAATAATGAGATTGTGTCTTTAACGTGGGACGAATCTCATATTAGTAGAGAAGAAGATATATTTAGTGCAAAATATAAAGGCGTTTACTTTAATAATGATTATGCAAATGGAAAAATAGATTTGCTTAAAGGAGCATATATCACATATGTAGAATTATATTATGAAGAAGAATATGAAAGTCCATATTTGGTACTTAAAGATATGTTTTTTGAAGATGGCAACAATGAACTTGATTTTGATACAAGAAATTTCATTGTTGATGAAGGCGATAATGTTTAATATAAATAAAATAATTAACTACAATACAAAATTAAAGGAGTGATTTATTAATGGCAAATAATTGTTTATTTGATTGGAAAATAGTAGGCAAAGAAGAAAATGTAGATGAAGTTATCTCAATGATGAGATGGGAAGGCAAGTTCGAAAATGAAGGACTTGGCCGCATCTATGAATTTGAATGTACAGATAAAGATGATAACGCAGACGGAACTATTTCTGCATATGGTTATGGAGATTGCGCATGGTCTGTATTGACCGCAATGAGAAACTATAGAGATAGAAGCCCATCTCTTGAAAGCGAAACTAAAAGACTTGATCTTAAGATTGAAATCTATTCTTCTGAGCCTGGATGTGCTTTTCAGGAACACGTTATCATTGATAATGGTGAAGTTATTGTAGATGATTGTGTTGACTACGAAGAACATTATGTTTGGGAGCTTGATACAGTCGAAGAATATAACAAAGAATATTGTACTGACTTTACAGAAGATATGATTGATGGAGATGGATATATTAAAGTTGGTGGATTTGGAGACGAATATGGAATTTGGCATATTTAATATAAAGGAGAGTTAAAATGCAATTTTATATTGGAGAATCTGGAAGCACTGGACGGCAGTTTGATAACATTACTGATTTTCTTGATGCTATTGTAGATTTAGCTGATACTTATGCAGAAAACGGAGAAGATTGGTTTGAAATTGAAATTATTAATGATTGAAAGAAAATAAATTAGGAGATAGAATAATGAAACTATTTGTAGTAAGTGACATTCATGGTTTTTTCGATGAATTTAAAAAAGCCCTAGATGATGCGGGCTTTGACCCTAGTAATCCTGAGCATTTGTTGATAGGATGCGGCGATTATTTTGATCGAGGGAATCAGCCGGGAGAGATAATGGATTATTTGATGAAATTATTTCGTAAAGTTCTTATCAAAGGAAATCATGAATGGCTTGTTGAGGAGTGTGTAAGACGTGGACACCCTGCTTCGCATGATTACTCAAATGGAACTTTCGATACTATTTGTGAGCTTGGAGGAGCTGGTGAGGGTCGTTCTTTTAATGCATGTTGCATTATTGCTGAACAGAAAGTAAAGCCATTTTTTAATAGTATGGTAAATTATTTTGAAACAAAAAATTATATTTTTGTTCACAGTTTCATTCCTCTAAAAGTTCTCGATGATATGCCTATGCATTACACAAAAGGTAGGGTATATGAAAAAATGGAAGACTGGCGAGAAGCTCATAATAGTGATTGGGAAGCAGCTCGTTGGGGAAATCCATTTCAGCTAGCGAAAAGCGGTTTTCTTCCAGAGAAATGCCTAGTGTTTGGACATTGGCACACAAGCTGGCCTAGACATCATTGGGCATGGAGTGATGAAGCGAAGCCAGAAGTGGGAGAGGGTGCAGATTTTTCTCCGTATTATGGAAATGGATTTATTGGGATTGATGCATGCACGGCTTATAGTGGTAAGGTAAATGTGCTTGTACTTGAAGATGAATTAATGTAAGGAGAATTATTATGGAAAAGATTACTCTTGTTAGATGTGATGATGGAGCGATTTGGGTAACTTCTGATGACAATCAGATTGGAACAGAAGTCTATTTTGATGAAATTGCAAATGAAGATCAGCAGATGATGATTGCTCTTGCAGAATTTCTAGGATATGAGCCTTCAAGTGTATTGTGTTTTGATAATGAATACGATTACGGATATGAGGAAGACTGGAAGTAATCAAAATGGGCTTCGGCCCATTTGATATAAAATAAAGGAGGATTTAGTATGAAATTTAGTTGGGAAAATTTTAAAGAAGAAAGTTTTGATGTTGCGTGCGATCTATTGAAGGAAAATGAAGGCAATGAGGATTATGTTGGCTCAGTAAGAATTGGAGACTTATGTTTTGATATTCTTACAAGGGAATACAATGATAAGTTGTATTTGGATTATGATCTTTATGTAGGTGGTGTAGATACTGGATATGGATACTCAGATGATTATCCTTATGATTATGCAGGAGGCGGCAGCTTTAATGAATCTTGCATAAATATGACTTATGAAGAATTCAGAACATATGCAGAAGAAGTTATGGCACACTATATTAAAACTGAAGAAAAGGTTTATGAACATGCGTCTTTGGTTGCAAAAGCAGAAGAAGAATTAAACGTTTGGTAAAAAGATATATTATTATTTTTTAATTTATCTTTTCTTTATCTTTTATTGAGTCACTCTGACCCTCCCTTGAATCATTTTTGACCCTTGCTTCAAGACATTTTGACCCTTGCTTCAAGACATTTTGACTCTTGCTTTTAAAGGGAGGCGGTAACCGCCTCCCTTACAATTATACAGGAATGTAATTAAGGAGGATATATGGACAACGAGATTATTGAAAAAGCAATTGAATATTGTTATGACCTTATTGATATCTATGATAATAATAGAGATATTAATGATATTGATATTTGCCATTTAATAGAAATTCTTAAAGGAAGAGAATAAGTCATGAAATATAAACTTGAAACTATAAGATGGAAATTTTGGGCATATATAATGGATAATTATCCAAAGTTATTTAAATTAGCGGATAAATATTTGCCAATCGATACTTTACCGTTTTAAAAGGAGAATTAATATGGATAACTATAATATTGTTGAAAAGGGATTTATAACTCTAAATGATAAAGTAATGGTGTCTGACCCCTGTTATGGACTTAATACTTGGTGTCAGGGAGTGCTTGAAAATGTATTGCCCGGAAAATATGTGTGTAAGGTAGGATTTACCGATGAAGGTGAATGGGGTACTAGAGTGGCTGATATTAGGGTTGAACATATAGATTCTGAGGTAATTGATTATGATTGTTTGGAAGAATTTGAAGTTGGTGTAGACAGTGGACAGGCTGGCATTTATGATTATGAATATTATGCGAACTATCATACTGATAGAAATGAATTAGAACATGTAGATGATAATTGGTATGACGAAGTTTGTAAATTGACATATACCACAGAACGTAATCCTAATTATAAGGAATTTAGATGGAAACCATTTGATGGTATGAGCCTAGAAGAAATGACGGCAGAGTTTAAAAGATATAATGCATGGCAAAATGATTTTAATATAAATTCTCTTTACCTGCATAAGTTTGATGCTAATATAATTGATGACCTTGGTTTCGTATCTTCTTCTGGTTACGGAGATGGCGGTTATAGCTGTTGGACTGCTCATAATGATGATGGTAAGGTAATCGGTATTCTTGTTGAATTTATTACGGAAGATGAAGAAGATGAATAATAATTGGAGGTAGTAATATGGAAGGAATTATTATTTTCTTGTTAATGGTAATAGGGTTAATTTCATTTGTGTGCTTTGTAGTCTCTGGATGTTGTGAAGAATTCAAAGAAACAATAATAAGCGCTTTTATATGTGTTGTTTGTAGCTTTTTACTTTTTTATCCAATGTATAAAGGGGGAAAAATGAATTACGAACGTCCAAACGCACCTTATGTTACACATGAAATTATGGCTCTTGCAGATGGACATGCCATCAATGGTCGAATCTATATGCGAAGAGGATATATTAATGAAATACATCAATATACTTATGGATATAAAACAGAGAAGGGAGGAATGAAAACTCAGCAGGTAAATACAGATGCAGCGATTGTTTATTTTAATGATAATGTAAACCCTCATGCTGAATGGTATAAGGAAACAAAAAGTTTTTGGTATCTGAATTGGGAAAAATATACTTGTGATATTTATTTGCCGAATGATGCTTTAGTGGCAGATTATACTATTGATCTACAATAAGGAGGATTTTTATGAAAATAAAAACTGGATATAAATTATTTGAACAAAGGGAAGATGGCAAACTCTTCCCTCTTTTTATTGGCAAAAATGAAGAAACCGCAATGAATAAATGGGTTGCCGCAGAGATTGTAGAACATCATCCTGGTTTTAGTCATAGACCTGGTTGGCATTTGGGCGTTGAGCTTCCTAGTGCTCCTTGGTTAATGGCGGCTAACGGAACTTATAAATCTCAAAGAGGTAAAAGATTTAAGCGTGTTTGGTGTGAAGTTGAATATGCTGCAGATATTGACTATACATCTATTGTTGAGAAGTTGCCGAAGAAGTGTTTTACGGATCGACTCCCTGAAAATGGATTTTATAATTTTAAGGAAAGCGGCAATCGCCTTTGGGTTATTGCAGATAGAATAAGAATTACAAAAATCTTATCTGAAAGTGAAAGACAAAAAATTTTAAATGAAAAGAATTATAATGAAATGGAAGCTTTTGCACCTTATAAAGCAGCATTTGAAAAGAGAGCAAATAAGGTAGCTTAATATCTTGACAAGACAAAATTAAAGTGCTATTATGCAAGAAAGGAGAAGAGGTATGGAAGTACTTTACGGAACTTGTAGTGAGAATTGCGCAGGGTATTGCAAACTGCACCATGTTGGCCTCACTGTGAAGCAGATTAAAAACAAAGATTGTTTGGCAAAAAATTGTTGGCACATGCAGAAAAATGAAAATCATGAATGGTGGCAGCAGAGAGAAAGAATGAAAACAAAAAGAAATGCAAGAAAAGAAAGAATTAGAATGATGGCGGAGGGTTAATAATGAATAATAAAAGACGAAAAGAAATTCAAAAAGTAATTAAAGGGCTAGAGAATGTAGTGAGTCAAATCTTAGATGAAGAACAAGAGGCATTTGATAATATGCCTGAAAGTCTTCAGTATTCTGAGAGAGGCGATGCGTCACAAGAAGCGCAAGATAATTTAAATAATGCTATAGATGCATTAGAGGAAGCTATTGTTTGTTTGGAAGATGCTAGTATATAAAGGAGATATTATGAAAGCAACTACTGGAAATAGAATGGCTCTCGAAAGAATGAAAACTGACTTTTTTGTATATAAGGGAGTAAAATATCCTGCGGGCACTATGTTTAAGATGAAGCACCCGCAGTATAGTTTTTTTAATGATGTAACCGCAGTTTACAAAGGAAATTTAGAGGCGCTTTATCCTGGCAAATATTGTATTGCGTATAACGAAGATATTGATATTTCCAGTTCGATTCAGTGTAGAAACGGTCTGATGTGGAGAACCCTGATGGGTGTAGAAAAAGATAAACTTGAGGATATGATTGTAGAAATTCTGCCCGGTAATAATTTTGTAAATATAGAGGCACGTAGAAAATACGTAGCTGATTCCGATGATTGGAATTTGATTTCTAAGTGGATTATGTATCTTGTTGCGATGGGAGTTACCTCGATTTTTAACGACAGAATATTTGGATGGATTGGATTTAGTATCTTGTTTTTCTGGTGGAGACATAAGTATAAGGAAGAGGAGTGTGTATATTATGAGTAATGGACGTTTGGAAAAAGAAACTATAGAATTTGCGAAAATAGAGGAGAAGCTTAAGCTTCTCCCTAAAATATTTACTGATTATTATTATACGATAAGAGCAGAAAAGAAATCTTATCGAACAATTGGCGAATATATTACATATATTAATAATTTTATGAAATATTTTACCGATGGTAAGAAGGATGATGAATTTTACAAAAAAGTAACTAGAATGGATTTTAATAAATATATGATTTCTCTTGAAACAAAAAAAGTTGGTAATACAATTAAGCAAACAACGAGTGGATTTAGAGCAAATAATTGGAATGCAATTAATTCATTTTTTGAATTTCTTGCTGATACTGAAAAAATCGAAAAGAATCCAATCTCGCCAAAAAGCCGTCCTAAAATTACCGATAGTGCTTCAGTTACTTATTTAACAGAAGAAGAGGTTGCAGGCATTATTGAAAATATTAAAGATAATGCAAAAGAAACATTAGTTAATAGAGATTTGTGTATTTTTATTCTTGGAGTAACTACTGGGCTTCGTGTAGCGGCTATTACGCAAATTAATATTGAAGATATTGATTTAGATAAAGGTACTATTCATGTTATAGAAAAGAGAAATAAAATTTTTGATGTAATGCTTGGTTCAAAAGCAAAGAAAGTATTAAAAAAATGGATAGTAGATAGAAACAAATATTTTGCAGATGTAGAATCTGACGCACTATTTATTTCTCAGTATGGTCAAAGAATAAGTTATGATGCTGTTCGTAATATGATAGCAAAATATGCTGAGGATGTTACGAATAAAAAGGTTACGCCTCATGTAATGAGACATACATGTGCCACTAATCTTTATGAAAAAACTGGAGATATTTATCTTGCATCTGCGCAGCTGCATCATTCCAATATTTCAACAACTCAGAGATATGCAGAAATGTCTAAGAAGAAAATGAAACAGGCAGCATCTATTCTCGATGACCTTGTATAACTTGACAAAATTAAATTTGTATTGTAAAATGGCAATTGTAGGAGGGAAATAAATGTATGGAGATGATCAAAAAGAGGCATTTATAGAAGAATATTTGCGTTCAAAAATAGTAGCGTCAACGAGTTTATATGCTATTTTTAAAAAGACGGAAGATTTTGAGCAAGATTTAAATAAAGATGTTTCTGAATTTAATAAAGAAGAAATATTAGATATGCTTAAATGCTTTCGCTCAAAATCAGTTAATTCATTATTGAATTATGTGATAATTCTTAAGCATTACTCTCGTTGGGTAACTGGAGTTGTTGGCCAAAATGATTATGAGTTAATTAGTAAAAGGGATGTAATTCCTCTTGTAAATAAAGATGCTAATATTCTTATAACAAGAGAAGAATTAGATGAGATTGAGGCTAATTTACTTAATTGGACGGATAGAGCAATTGTCGAACTTTTATGGGAGGGAATTGCTGGCCCAAATATGAAGGAAATTCATTATTTCTCAAAAGAAAATGTGGATTTTGAAAAAAGAGTTATAACTACTGCATCAGGAGAATTTTATCTTACGGATAAACTAAAAGAGATATTGCCAAAGGCATTTGCAGAGACAGATATAATGTCATATGGAAAAACTCTTAGAGTATTTCATGTCGTAGGCAAAGATAGGATATATAAAGAAAGGGCTAATGCAAAAGGTATAACATCTGATGATATAAGTTTCCGTTATGTATATCGCAAAATTCAAATTTTTAGAGAATATCTAGATATACCAGGATTAACAATGAAAAATTTGCAAGCATCTGGTCTATGGCATTATTTACAGATCGGGTTAAAGGAAACTGGGTTAAATATTAGAGAATTTCTAAAAACTAAAGATGGAGAAATGCTGGCAAAGAAATATGGGTTTGGTGACTATTGGGTAGATGGTCTGATTACTAAATACAACCAATACTTATAGTGTTGGTTATATTTTTAATAATCACAGTACAAAATTAATTAGTAAATTGTACCAAACATATGTTTGCATAATACTGTTAAATGTGGTATAATAACGGTAACAAACTTGAAGGGATTGAGGGCAAATTGGAGAAACTAAAGCAGGCATTAAAAGAAATCGAAGGGGCAAATATTAATATCCACATGCGACACAAGTTGTTTGGAAACGATTATATAAAATGCGATAAATTTATTCCTGTTATAGAAAATGGGGTAGGGTTTCATACTGGAGATCAGACAATTTATATAAAATATGACGAGATTAATTCTTATGAAATTAAAAAACATAAGATAATTATTAATGGAAAAAATCGTTGTATAGAAATGATAAAAAGGGATTGACAAATTTATGTAAGTGTGGTATAATTTGTGTATAAATTAAGATTATACCACATGAAAGGAGGCAGCTAAAATGTCCGTCTGACATAAGGCGTGTTTATGGAAAAACGACAGTACTATCAATGTCAGGGATGTGGCTCCATTCATTACATTATTGGAACATATAATATAGAAGATGATATGTATGAAATATTATGGTGTGAAAAATGTAAGAGAAAAAATACACATTTGTGGATTGGAAATAATCCAGAAGATAAGTATTTATATGGAGACAGTTATCTAGACGAGCGTTATTTTATTTACTAATTACAATACAAAATTAAAGAGGGAGTTAAAAATGGCAAATCAGTTTACTTTTTATGGAAAAATTGTGCCTGCTAAGGCAACAGAAAAATTTTCTCCAATCGAACGAAAAAGTTATCAAAGCGGTTGGACTAATACTATTTGTAAGTTTAATGTACTTTCAGGCACTAATAGAATGATGTGTGTTACTCAGGGCGGAAAGTGGGAAGACGATTCTCGCAATGTAATTAAAACTACTGGTCAGGCACCTGAAGGCAAAAAGAAGAGGGAGGCAGTAACTATTCCTTGGGATAAGCGCTTCGATCAGGATCAGATTAATAAAGTTGCGGGCTTTAGACATTATGTTGTAGATCTTGACGATTCTAGAAAGCGTTATAAGCTGCGTGATCTTGTAGAAGCATTTAAGAAGGGAAATGATACTTCTAAATTGTCTGAAGAAACAGGTTGCAATACTCTCGCAGAGGCACAGGAACTTCTAGAGAAGTCCGAAAAGCGCAGACATGTTTTTATTACTACATATGATTTTGCAGAATATATGACCAAGGTAGTTACTTCTGATAAAATCAAAGATAAGATTTTTAAGATTTCTGGCAATCAGGAAATTAGTTATAGTAACGGCAAGTTTTATAGTAATTATGTTGTGAATCGTGTAGAGCTTATGCCTGATGCAGCACCTGATACTAATATGATTGTAGATTTCTATTTTACAAAGGATTGTATAAATGAAGATAATAATGTAGCTCGTATTTCTGGTTGGAGCAAGTATTATGATGCTGGAATTAAGAAGAGTGGATTTTACCCTGTTTCTATTGCAATCCGTAATGAAAAGGATATTAATTTAGCAAAAAAGAGATTTATTGCTAATGAAGATGAGATTGTAAATATAGGAATTACTGTAAATGTTATTAATGGCGCAGACAACATGAAGATTACTATGGATGATTTGGATGATGAAACTAAGGAAAATATAGAAGCTGGATGGACAACTTTTGAAAAGGTTGTAAGAGAAATGGGCGGCAATAAGATTGGCGAACATATTTCTGAGCTTAGATTTTCTGGTTTGAATATGCGTCAGAATAAGGGAAAGACAGAGTGTACTCCTTTTAATATTACCGATATGGCCCCTGCTATTAAGGTAGTACAGGTTGAAGATGAAGAAGATCTATAAGAAAGGGAATGATATAAATGGCTGAACGTAAATTTGGTATAACCTACAAAATGAGTGAAAAGTTTGAAGATTATAGTTATATTATTAATGGTGTTGGCGGTATTGGTAAGACTACATTAGTATATGAAATTGGAAAGATTATAACTGGTAGTAATGAAGGTACGTTCATTATTACATGCGGTGGTGAAAATAGACCTAGACATATTCCTGACGCATTTGGTGACGCGGCACCTAACTTTAAGATTTTTAAAGAAATTGTAAAAGAACTTTGTGATAATAGAGATGCATATCCTGATACTAAATTTGTTGCAATTGATAGTTTGGATGAATATGCAAGAATTATTGAAGATTATGTTGTAGCAGAATGGAACGCAACATGTGAGATTAATGAAAAAGCTAAGAGCATTAAGCAGGCATACAAGGGATTTCAGGGTGGAGAAAATAGAGTAACTACCTTGATGATTCAGCAGATAATTAAGTTGCAGGAAGCTGGATATAGTATTCTTGAAATTGGTCACACTAAAACTAAGACTAAAGAAGATATTATTACTAAGATTCAGTTCGAACAGTTAACTTGTAATTTGGATAATAAATATTATAATGCATTAAAGGATAAGGTTAATCTTGTTGCAATGTGTTATTGGGAGTCCAATATTGAGAATGTAGAAGAAAAGACAAATGCATTTACTAAGAAAGTTGGTAAAATTGGTGATCTTGTAGATAGAAAACGTGTTATGGTATTTGCAGATGACGATAATGCTATTGATACTAAGTCTCATTTTGAATATATTACTAATAAGATTGATCTAAGCGCAGAAGTATTTATTAAGGCAGTCGAAGACGCTATTCAGGAAAAGATAAATTCTAAGGGAGTTAAGCCTAAGAAGGCAAAGAAGCCCGCACCTGTAAAGGAACCTGAACCTGAAATCGAAAAGGAAGAGCTTGAGGAGATTGAAGAGGAAATTACAAATCTTCCTGATCCTTCCGATGAAGACGAAGCCCCTTTTGATTTAGAAGATGATTTTGATGAAGAGGCTATCAAGGATCAGATTCGTAAACTTCATAAGGCAGCTGATGCAAATACTAAGAAGATTGTTAAGGAAATTCTTGGTGGTAAACTCAATGAAGTTCATGATGCCGAAATTCTAAATAAGGCACTAGAGGCTCTGGCCTAATATAGAAGGAGGGGCGAATGCCCCTCCTCTTTGTTTTTTTATAGGAGGTGGAATTGTGCCAAAATGTCGTTGGTGTGGTAAACAAATAGATAAAGAAAATGCTTTTCAGGCACCTACTGGTGGCGGCAAATTTTATTATTGTAATGAAGAAGAATATAATCTAAAAATTTTTGAAAAGCAGAAAAAAGAAGAGGAAGCTAAAAGGATTAAAGAAGAAGAAAAGCAAAGAAAATTAGAAGAAACCAAAAGAGCTTACGAAAAAGAAATGCAGCGCAAAAAAGAAAAACAGAAGATTATTGAAAAAGAAGGAAATAAAAATCCTAATATAGTAGATCCTGTTTATGAAATAGTAGCTAATATTTTTGGTTATAGAATTAATAACCCTGCTTTATTTAGAGAAATGAAGATGTGGCGTTATATTTGTGATGATGATAAAAAAATTCTTGCTTATTTACAGGAGAATAAGGATCGTCTTGAAAAAGCAATTAAATGGCTAGAAGGCCAGGAATATCCTCGTATTAGATATTTTTCTGCAATTCTAAAAAATGATTTACCTAATTATAACAAACAGATTGATCCTGAGCCAGTAAAAATTCAGGTTGACTGTGAAATATATCAACCTGTTATTTCCTCTAAGAAAAAACGTAGAGGATTAAGTGCTCTTGAAGACGAGGTGTAATATGAAGAAAGATGATTTTATTGTTGGAGCTTATGATAAATATAGAAAAGAATTATTAAAGGGAAGAAGAGAAATCGAAGGCAATACTATTGGTTGTATTGCTAATGATTTATTACTATTAGATGATTCTATGTTGAAACCAACAGATTATATTACAAAAGATGGCAGGTTTTTATTTTCTCTTCTCAAAGGATTAAGAGATCGTGGATGTACTGTAGCAGATGAAGTTACTATATTAACTCACGCATCTGAAAGTGAAAAAGAGGGCATTGAATCATTTGGCGGTTGGAAAAAGATGCAAAATGTTGCGGATTCTTGTAATATAAAGAATTTTGATGCACATCTTGATAGTCTTAGGAAAAGCAATATTTGCTTAAATTTATATGAAAAAGGATTTAATCTTTTTGATGAAATAACATTGGAAAATGGAAAGAAAAGAATCCCTTATGAGATGTTTGATAAACTTACCGCACAGGAAGTATTGGATTTTTATGAGGGACAATTAAGCGTATTAGGAACCGTATCTTCAAATAAAATCATTGAAGAGGGCTATATTGATTTCGATGAAGATTTTATCAATAAACTTGCATCTGGAGAAGAAGTCGGAATACCATTTGGCGATGCTGGTTTAGATGTAAACGGAGATAAAATTTCAACTTTCCCATTTTTATCTAACAATATTCTAGGACTCAAAAGTGGTACATTGTCTGCATTTGGAGCACATTCTGGCGTAGGTAAAACTACTTTTATGATTGGTATATTAATGTCACTCGTAGTAAATGGGCAAAGCATTTTAATTGTAAGTAACGAAATGGGATTGAGCGATTTTAAACAAGGTTTCTTAATTTGGATTCTATATCGTTATTTTAATTATAATAAATTACCAAAAAAGAAATTGGCAAGTGGTGATCTTACAGATGAAGATAAAGAAATGATTAAAAAGGCAAGAATATATTGGAGAGAAAACTATGAAAAACAAATTAAAATGGTTGCTTTATCTGATGCAGATGCCAAATTAACTTGCCGTATTATAAAAAAGCATATTCAACGTGATGGCATTAGTGCTTTCTTAGTAGATACATTTAAGATCACAACATCTAATGGAACAAATGATAATTTTTGGCTGCAGCTAGTCGCAGATAGTAAAGAGCTTGATGGAATTGCAAAAAGATATGATGTTATTGGATTAATGACAATTCAGTTAGCAATCAATACTCTTGGAAGATTGTGGATGGATGCATTTTGTCTTAGCAATAGTAAGGCAGTCAAAGAAGTTTTATCTAATTTAATATTATTTAGAAAAGTATACCCTGATGAATTAATTCAAGGAGGAGTATATGATTTAAAACCATTTAGAAGTGTAAAAAAGGATGAAGGTTGGGTGGAAGAACCCTTTTTACCTAAGCCAGAAAATGTATATAGGTGTTTATTTGTAGAGAAGAGTCGTAGAGGTATTGACTCTGGAGACTCTGGAGTAGCATATTTAGTTAGATACGATGGCGATCATTGTACTTTTTATGAAACAGCAAAATGCAGACCCACTCATAAAAGTATAAATTCATAAACGAAAGGAGTGACGTGGGTGTGATCCAAGAATTAAAAAAACAATTATTAAATAATCCAGAGAGCATTCGCGCACTCCTTGAAGAGTTTGATTTTGAACATATTAATATTCGCAATAATAATATAAGATTTGCCAGAAATAGTAGCGGCGGTCAAAATATAAACATTAGATTAGATGATGAATATCTTAATGTGATGGATTATGTTCGTGGAGAACGTGCGGATATTATTTCATATATAATAAAAGAAAAGAATACTAATTTCAAATCAGTTTTAAATTCGATTAAAAGAGTTTTGAATTTATCTGATGATTGGCAGCCCGCAGAAAGAAGAGAATTGTTTGGCGGGGTGTATTCTAAAATAATTAATAAAAGGAATATTGATCAAAAAACCTATGACGAATCAATATTGGATCAGTATTTGAAAATAGGTAACAATCTTTGGTTAAAAGATGGAATTTCTTTAGAAACTCAAAGGCTATATGATGTATGTTTTGATGTAGAAAATAACGGCATAGTTTTTCCATGGAGAAATGATAAAGGACAAATTATTGCAATAAAGAGTAGATATAATGGAAATGTTATTGACGGAGTAAATAAATACTATTACCCAGTTAGTGGCAATATTTCATATTCTCTATTTAATTATTCGCAATGTTATCAATATTTATATGGAAATGATGTAGTAGTTGTAGAATCAGAAAAAGCATGTATGCAAGCTTATACATTTGGGCATAAGAATGTTGTTGGGATTGGATCAAATAATATAAGTGAATTTCAGGCTAAAGCAATTTTACAATTACAGCCAAAGAAAATTATTATAGCTTTTGATGAAGGATTAGAACTTGAACAAATAATTAAAAATATAAAATTTTTAAAATCTCTTGCTCCTATGAGAGATGTTGATATTTGGTATTGGGATGCTTCATTGGATCTTGATATTCCAAGTAAAGCAAGCCCAACAGATATGGGCAAGGAAAAATATGAAGAGATTTTAAACGAACAATTAGTAGAGCATAAGGAAGTTGAATAAAATTATGATTAAGAATTTAACTGCGAAATATGATTGTCATGGTATGTATAATGATGAAATTATAAATATTCTTCTTAGAGATAGAGGAATAGAAGATTTGCAGGAGTTTTTACATCCATCTGAAGACGCAATGATTCCTTTTGAAGATATGAATGGGATAGAAGAAGCGTATGCCATTATTGATGGTGCGATTACTATGGGAGAAAAATTTCTTGTCTTGGGCGATGTTGATGCAGATGGTATTAGCGCTGCAGCAATTATTGTAAAATATCTTGAAATGTCAAGTGCTGATGTGGTATACACTATCAATAAAGGCAAAAAACATGGTGTTGAGGATTTTGACTTATCTCTTTTAGATGGAATTGATGTAATGATAATAGTGGATAGCCTCAATAATGACCCTGCAATTTATAAAAGAATTACAGATTTAGGAGTTGAGTTAGTTGTTTTTGATCATCATATTGTTGAAGATAAGCTTATCAATTCTGATGTGCCATTTGTGCTTGTCAGTTCTGCAGTAGATTATCCAAATGAAGATTTATCTGGTGCGGGAGTTTGTTTAAAATATGTGTTATATGCAGATTATATGAATTTAACAGATTATGCAGATATGCTATGGGTATATGGGGCTATAGGAATTACCGCCGATATGTGTTCTATGGCAAGCCCTGAAAATAGATATATTGTTAATAAGGGATTGGCGGATTTTAAAAATCCAATTGTTCAGAAAATGATAGGTAATTATCAATTTAATACGGAGTCAATACAGTTTTCTATTGCGCCTCTTGTTAATGCGGCCATGAGAATGTCTGAAAATGAAAAAGCATTGAATTTATTTATTGCAGATGATGAGTATGAGATTAATAATCTTGTTAATGAATTAAAGAAATGTAAGGAAAATCAAAATAATCTTGTAGATTCTTTAATTGATGATTTATTAGAGCAAGGAGAAAGCCAGTTAGATAAAAAATGTATGTTCTTTTTCCTTGGTGATGTCGATGGAGATATTAGTGGATTAATAGGAAATAGACTTTTGAGCATATATCAAAGACCGTTGTTTATTTTGCGTGATAGAGGAAATCAATTTGCGGGCAGTATGAGAGCCGTAGGAGTTGATAACTTTCTAGAGATAGCAAATAAAACAGGATTATGTCTTTGTCAGGGACATCCATTAGCCGCAGGTGCTTTTATCGATAAGGATAAATTTGAAGAATTTAAGAGAGTTATTGAAGATGTTTTAAAAGATATTGAATTTAAGTGTGAGATTGAGGCAGACATCGAGATAAGCGCCGATCAAGTGGATGATCAGCTTATAAAGCAGTTGAGTGCTTTAAATAGAATTAGTGGAAATGGCTGGCCCTCAGTTAAGGTACTGATTAGAACTAATAATTATAGTGTTGAAACATTTTCTAGTAAAAAACATTTAAAGATTGTCGATGAAGATACTGGAGTTATTTTAGTAAAGTGGAATGATATGTCATGGGAGACTATGGATAATAATGGAGAGTTTATTGGCGTTGGTACTTTAGCCTCCCCTTATTATGGTCGAAATCGTTTTTTACAATTAACTATGAATGATTATGTGAAAGTGCTTGACAAATAAGATTATTTATGATAGCCTATACAATACAAAATTAAAGTAAATGGTGAGGATGTAGTATGAAAAATTATGTAGTATATCATTTACATAGTGATTTATCTAATGGAGTTACAAACATTGACTCTGTTACAAAGTATCAGGAATATGTAAAAAAAGCTGCTGAACTTGGTATGACTGCGCTTGCATTTTCTGAGCACGGCTCGACGTTTGATTGGCATGGCAAAAAAGAAGCTATTGAAAAAGCAGGAATGAAGTATATTCACGCAGAGGAATTCTATATTACTGAGAGAATTGATATCGATGTAGATGGATCTCCGATTAAATTGCGTGATAACTGGCACTGTGTATTAATTGCAAAAAATTGGGATGGTGTCAGAGAAATTAACAGACTTGCTACTAAATCATTCAATCGACATGACGGACATTATTATTACGCTCCTAGAATTGAGTTAAATGATCTTTTTGCCACATCAGATAATGTTATTATTACAACTGCATGTCTTGGCGGAATTCTTAATAGAGCGGATGATGTAATTCAAAATTGTTTTATTAAATTTCTCGCAAAAAACAAAACTAGATGCTTTCTTGAAATCCAGCATCATAATGTAGCGGATCAGATTGCATATAATAAAAAGCTTGTAGAAATACATAATAAATACAAAATTCCTTTAATTGCCGGTACAGATACTCATTCTCTTAATGAGGAGCATTCTGAAGGCAGAAGAATTCTTCAGCTTAGTAAAAACATTAATTTTGGCGAAGAAGATGGATGGGATTTGACTTTTAAATCATATGATGAACTTTGTGATGCATACAAAAAACAAGGGGCATTGCCAGAAGAAGTTTATCTTGAGGCTATTGAAAATACAAATAAAATTGCTGATATAGTAGAATCTTTTAATATAGATAGAAATACTAAATATCCGCATATTTATGATGATCCAGATATAACTTTTAAGAAAAAGATTAATGCAGCATATGAAAATCATCCATATTTAAAAGAAAGATATCCAAGAGCTAAGGCTATTAAGCAAATTAGAGAAGAATATGAAGTTTATAAAAAAGTTGGAGCAATTGATTTTATGCTTCTAGAAACATATTTAAGAGAATGGGAACGGGAAAATGATATTCAATGTGGATATGGCCGTGGCTCAGTATCTGGTAGTCTGATTGCTTATATTCTTGGAATTACTCAGATGGATAGTATGAAGTTTAATTTAAACTTTTTTAGATTTATGAATCCAGGACGTGTAACAAATGCCGATATTGATACTGATTACTGTTCTAAAGATAGAGAAAAAATTAAGTATTTCTTATTGCATGATAAAATGAATTTACCACATATTAAAACAAGTGAAATAATTACATTTAATACTATTGCAACAAAAGGTGCAATTAAAGATGTTTGTAGAGCCTTAAATATTTCTCTTGATGTTGCGCAGCAAATTAGCGATGCGGTAAATCCCGATGGTACAATTGATAATAAATGGAGAACAAAGTATGCAGAAGTATTTAAATATGTAGATATTGTATCTGGAACAATTGTGTCTATTGGATCTCATCCTAGTGGTGTTCTTGTTAGTGATAAGGAAATAGAAGCGGATGTTGGTCTTTGTAGTCTTTCTACATCTGATTATCCTGTTTCAATGTTAGATATGCATGGTTTAGATGATCAGATGTATGTAAAGTTAGATATTCTTGGTCTTGATAATATTGGTGTTATCAATGAATGTTGTAAACTTGTTGGTATAAATAGACTAACTCCAGATAATGTAAATTTGAATGATGAGGCGGTTTGGAATAGTATTCGTAATGATACTACAATGATTTTCCAATGGGAATCAGATAGCGCAGCAGCATATCTTAAAAAGTTTATGTCTGATGATGTCATTAAGAAAGCCAAAGAAAATAGTGAAGATTTTTCATATATTAAATGGTTTTCCTTTGGTAACGGATTGCTTAGACCCGCATGCGCAAGTTATCGTGATGAAGTAGCAAATGGAGTATTTTATGATAATGGTTTTAAAGAACTTAATGATTTTTTAGCTCCAGAAGCTGGTAGAGTTTGTATGCAGGAAACTATTATGCAATTCCTTGTTAAGTTTTGTGGATATTCAAATGCAGAAAGTGATAATGTTCGTAGAGGTATTGCAAAAAAGAAAGGCACAGAACAGTTACTACCTGAAATTGAGCGTAGATTTATTGAATATTCATCTACACATTACGATATTACCAAGGAACGATGCGCAGAAGTTATTAAGCCATTCTTGCAAATTATCTTAGATGCATCATCATATGGCTTTTCTTGGAATCATTCTGATGCATATAGTTGCATTGGATATATTTGTGGATTTTTGCGTTATTATTATCCTCTTGAATTTTTAACTGCAGCATTTAATATCTTTGGAGACAAAGAAGATAAAATTGTTGCAATTACAAAATATGCTCAAAAGATTGGGATTAATATTAATCCTATTAAGTTTAGATATTCAAAAGCAGATTATAATATGGATAAGCAGAGTAATAGTATCTATAAAGGTGTAGCTTCTGTTAAATTCCTCAATGAAGAGGTATCTAATAAATTATATGAAATGAAAGATGAAAAATTTAATTCATTTACAGATTTATTGAAAGTCTTCCCAGGAAACACAAAACAGCGCGATATTCTTATTCGATTGGATTATTTTTCTGAATTTGGCTCTGCGGGCACCCTTATACATATTGCAAAGTTATATGATATGTATGCAGGAAAGAAGATTATTAAGAAGGATAAGCTTGGCAGCATTCCAGTAGAGTTAATTGAAAAGTATAGTACTCAGACAGAAAAACAGTATAAACTTACAGATCCAGACGCATTTCTTAGAGACCTTTGCTCAATGGTGCCTTATATGGAGTTGCCTATTCAAACACGCATTGCGGCAGAGCAGGAATACTTGGGATATATTTCTCTTGTATTGCCTGAAAAAGAAGATATGGGATATGTAATGAAGCTTGATTGTAAATATTCGCCAAAGGCAACAGTTTACGAATTATCTACTGGCAAGACAACAACTTATAAGGTTAAAAAGAGTATGTATCAAAATAATCCATTTGATGTTGGTTGTGTACTTAAGTTTTATTCTGAAATGAGAAATAAATCAAGAAAAGATGAGGATGGAAATTGGATAAAGCTGTCAGAAGTTGAACCCTGGATTTCAAATTATCTTGTAAATATTGATTTATAACCTCTTGACAAATCATAAAATCTATGATATAGTTTAAAGCAATCAAGGGAGTAGCGCAAAACTCTTCAAACAACATAAAACGCTTCCTTGATTGTTTTTTACTAGTATACAATACAAAATTAAAGGTAGTGAGAATATGACTGAGTACATAGAACGGCGTAGGCTGAATAATGATTGTTATCAAATTTTTGCAGAAACTGTAAGAGCAGATAAAGATATGACTGCCGAAGAAGTTAGAAAACTGCTTTTACGATTTGAAAAAGCAATACAGATGACTCCTACCGCTCAAGTTGTATCAAGAGGTGTATTTGAACAAGTACGATGGGAACGAGATATTGCAATGAAACAGTTAGAGGATTATAATATTCCTTTTGGTGGCAAGATTATGTCTTGGAATGGAGAATGGAGTGAGTCCGATGGCTGAATGGATAAGCGTTAAGGATAGGCTGCCGAAAGAAAACGGTGAATATTTGTGCGTGATTTGTGCTTATGCTCACGGAACACATAAATGGCACAAGCGTGTAATTTTGTTTTGGGAAGATAACTTGTGGATTGATACAGCAAATTGTTTCAGAACGAAAAAGCCGCTTTACTGGATGCCGCTGCCCGAACCGCCGAAGGAGGGTGAATAATATGATAGGAGATATAGCGGAAAAAATGAACAAAGTATTATGCAATAGCATAGCAATATTATTTTGCCTACTTACATTGGGATTTGTTGATGTATGTATAAAGTATACAGATGGAACGAAATTCAAATGGGTAGGGTGGATAAGTCTTATTCAAAAGGGTATGAATGATTAAGGAAAACGAGGGTTAAACATGAAACTTAAACCGTGTCCGTTTTGTGGGGGAGAAGCAAAATATATAGAAAAGCCTATTCCGATGGTTATTTGTACAAAATGTGAGGCGCAAATTAGAGGATATATAACTAAACTAATTCCTCTTTACTATGATCAGTTTTTAGAAAGCCTCTGGAATAGGAGAATTAAATGATTATTGAGTGTGAAATTTGTGGTGCATATACAAAAATGGAAAGACCGCCATTAAATAATATTTGTCCTGTATGCTGTCATGTTGGGAGTTTATTTATTCAGGAGAATCCAGCTGAAGAACAGTTGGAAGAAATAAGTAGGATGGCTAATAATGAATGAAAAGAAAATTTTGCGATACGTTGTGTTTGACGAAGAATTGGAAGCCCTTGGCAGTGGCACCAATATTACTTTCGAGCAATATTTTACCGAAGAAAACGCTGCAATGAAAGCGTTGAAATATCATGATCGGTTGCTCAGATATGTTTCTGAAGATGGTAGAACTTTCAGAGAATACTACAACAAAGATATTGGTGAGTGGGACTAAGGAGAGTTAATAATGGATGAATATATAAAGCGGCAAGCAGTTTTAGATTTGATTAGCAGGAAGTCTTATATATTCTCAGAGCCACCTGTGAGTTATGAGGAGGATATATTACTTAAATTATCTCATGGATATTATAGAAAGGTTGAAAAACTTCCTGCTGCCGATGTCGTGGAAGTGGTTAGGTGTGAAAAATGTCAGAAATTTGACCCCGATGAAATAGCTGCACCAAACACAGGTACTTGTTGGCATCACGAAATGATAAAGAGGTTTGATGACTTTTGCAGCTATGGAGAAAGGCGGTCGGAGTGATGGATTGGTTTACTGCTATTTTATTTACAATTGGTTATATAATATGGGCAGGCGTAGGTTTATTTTTATTTATATGCGCAGTAGATTATTTAATAAATGTACCTCAACAGTTAAGACGAATAGCCGATGCTTTAGAACGGAGGGAAAGCGATGACTGATGCAAGCTACTTTGAGATTGTTCAAGCTATGTCTCAAGTTATTATAGCCATTACATTGATTGTTATTTCTGATAAATTAGGATTGCTCTGTAGCATTTTGTGCGGCAGGCAATGTGAGAAGGAGGAAAGCGATGAGATCGATTGATGCTAATATAGTTGTAAAGGGGCTTATCGAAATACGAGATAATCTCCGTGAGGGTTTTCCAAAACAGTTTCAGCAAGAAACAATCAGAAAAGCGCTTAGATGTGTAGAAGAAACCCCCACCCTCGACTATAAAGACCTTGTTCCGCAGGGGGAGTGGGAAAGAGTTATACCATCGAAGAGTGCTGCAAAGTGGTCTACAAAAGTTAGTTGTTCCATGTGTCATAAGGGTGGATATGAAAGATATAATTTTTGTCCTAATTGTGGAGCGAGGATGAGGAGAGAAAGCGATGCGACTGATTGATGCTGATGCGCTGATAGTGTCAAAAAGATGGGAAAATTGCACTTGTCCTGCTCAGGTAATACACAGCGCACCCACCATCGACTATAAAGATCTTATACCGCAGGGTAAATGGGAAAAGGCATTTACACTCAGTCATGATCGTCGAGAAGTTATATCTGTTTATAAATGTTCTATTTGTAATGTATTAAAAGGCGAAAAAACATCCTTTTGCCCCGATTGTGGGGCAAAGATGTTAAATAATTAAAAAAGAAAGGTGTGTATGTAATGATTAAGCGCAATGATAATGGGAGTATCTATGTGACTATTCTTCCTTGGGTACGTCTTATTTTTCGTAATGGTCGTTATGACGGTTGGTATAATCCTCGTTTGAATAAGATTCTTTAAGATGTAGGAGTATAATATGATTAATTGTAAAGAAATTGCCAATCGTTATAAAGAGGAATTAAAAGAGCATATTCAGGCTAATAATTTGAATGTTGGGCTTGCGGTCATTCAGGTAGGAGATAATCCTGCTTCAAACTCTTATATCAAGGGCAAGAAGAATGATTGTGAAGAAGTTGGTATTAAGTTTGCGCATTTCCATTATGATAATTCTGTAGATACTGATGAAATAATTAGGTTAATTAAATCTCTTAATTCCAATGATGAAATTAATGGTATTATTGTACAGCTTCCACTGCCAGAACATTTGGATAAAGATGCAATTTTAAATTCTATTGTAGATGATAAGGATGTAGATGGGTTTAAGCCTAATTCAAAATTTATTCCATGTACTCCAAAGGGAGTCATGATGATTTTAGATAGTCTGGGCAGAAGTGTAGATGGTAAGGTTTGTTGTGTCATTGGACGTGGAGAAGTTGGCAAGCCTATGGTTGATTTGCTGACAAAAAATAATGCTACAGTTATTTGGTGTAACAGTCATACAGATAAGGTGGATCTATATGCTCTAATTAGTATTGCCGACATTGTTATTAGTGCAACTGGTAAGATTGGGCTTATTAAGCATGTAATTGATGAAAAAATAATTATTGATGTCGGTATTAGTCGTGGAGAAGATGGCAGACTATATGGCGACGTAGATAAAAGCAATTATAGTGATTCTGCCCTTATTACTCCTGTTCCTGGTGGAGTAGGATTGATGACTAGAGTGGCATTGTTAGAAAATACAATTTTTGCAAAAACCTATTGACAAGTCAATTTTTATATGATATAATCACGATACAAAATTAATTCAAAGGAGCAAAAAGATGATTAAGTATTATACGAATGAAGAAAAGAAGCAGATTGTCGCTGTTCTTAATGGAACAAGATTTGATGTTATCAAGAAGATCAATAAGATTGTTGATAGTGGAAACTTTGCATATTATTATAATGAGAAGTGTCTTATGCCTCATTCTTTTAGAGTAGTGGTGACATGTGATCCTGCTGATAAGTTTGATGTTGAAATCGGCAAGCAGATTGCTAAGAAGCGCATTATGGATCGTTATTATAAGAGTTTTGATAAGAGGGTAGAGTATTTTATCAAGGATATAAATAATATGTGCTCAAAATTTTCTAAATATAATAAGAAAACCTCTTGACAAACCCAAAATAATATGATATAATTACAGTACAAAATTAAAACAACAAAGGAGAAATTGAAATGAACAAGACTGAATTTATTGAGAAGTACGCTGAGGGCCGCGAGACCACCAAGGTTGCAGCTAAGGAAACTGTTGAGAGTGTTATGAATGCTATTATTAATACTCTTACTTCTGGTGAGGATTTCGAGTATCCGGGCTTTGGTAAGCTTGTAATCAACGAGCAGGCAGCACGTACCGCACGCAATCCTCAGACTGGTGACGAGATCACTGTTCCTGCTAAGAAGGTTGTTAAGTTTAAGGCTGCAAAGGCGCTTAAGGATGCAGTAGCTGAACTTTGATATTGACAATACAAAATTAATGTGATATAATAATGACGGAAAGTGACGATGTTGAGTGGAGTCACAAAGCTGACAAGTGGGTTCTGTGTCAGCACAATATATACCCTTAGTTTAATGGATAGAACGCTTGGCTACGAACCGAGAAATGGGAGTTCGATACTTCTAGGGTATACCAGAGATTATAAAGTTCAAAATTTAGGAGGAGTTAATTATGAATAAGGAACAGATGACTATTCATCGTGCACTTGCAGAACTTAAGGTTATTGATAGCCGTATTAATAAGGCTATTACCGAAGGAACTTATGTAATTGCAAATAAGCATTCTAACGAGAAGATTCAGGGTAAGACTATTAATGAATTCAAGGATCATATAAGAGCTTGTCATAATAAGGTTACCGATCTGATTAACCGCCGTAATGCTATTAAGAGAGCAGTTGTACTTTCTAATGCGACTACAAAGGTTAAGGTTGATAATGTTGAGTACACTGTTGCTGAAGCCATTGAGATGAAAAATCACGGCATGAAGTTTAAGGATTATTATATGCGTGTTGTTGCAAGTCAGAATGTAACCGCGCAGATGGAACTGAATCGCAATAGCGGCGAAGCTATTGAAAAGAGAGCGGAAAAGTATATTCTTGATGTTATTGCTGCGCAGCCTAAGGATGCTAAGATGTCTATTGATGGCGATGCAATGAAGGCTCTTCGTAAGACTTACATTGAGAATAACACTTATGACCTAATTGATCCTCTTAATGTCACCAAGATGATTGAAGAACTTGCTGATGAGATTGATAAGTTTAATACTGAAATTGATTCGGCTCTAAGCGTTTCGAACGCAACTACTACTATTACAATTGAATATTAAGTAGACTAATTTGCTACGCATCCGAAAACCTAAAATGACTACTTCTCTATTCTTTTTTGGCCGCTTAGAGGGAGATAAAATATTTAAATAAAGTGGCCTCAAAACAATTGGTGCGACAGACTGTTAATCTGTAATGCTAAGATCTTTTATGTTAAAGGATTTTTATATTAAATATTTACTGTAAAGATCAAAGTTGAAAGTTTAAGGTTTAGAGTTCAAGGTTTAAAGTTTTTTATTGCGCCATGGGTTGGCGCTTCAAAGGTCATTTGGTTAAAGATGTAAAGAGGGCTAAGAAGTATTATCGTTAAAATATTTAATATAATTAATAATATAGATGATGATATAATTAAAGATATATACATAAAACGATAATGCGGAGCCCACAAAGATTTATAAAATCCTGGATTAAAGGTTTGGATTAGTGGCCAATATCCTTAGGTTGACCTCCAGGCTGGATGCGTAGCAAAAACTTTATAAAATCTATTGACAAATTGAAAAATATATGATATAATTACGATACAAAATTAAAGTTATGGCCCAGTGGTGGAATTGGCAGACACCAGGGACTTAAAATCCCTTGCTGACAACAGCGTACCGGTTCGAGTCCGGTCTGGGCCACCAAGAAGTCCAAGTGAAATGATATATCTTGGCTGGTTCATTAACTATAATGATAGAGATGGGAATAGGGATTAGCACTCTATTTAAGAAAATGCAAATCAAGCCTATGAGAGCCAGGTATTAGCCTATACGAAAGAATAATAAGTTTACCTGAGTGTGGAAGATGGTTTATTAAAATCTTTCGATGCTTAATGGCATAAGCAGTCAAGTCATATCGATACCCAGAATAGGCGGGATTAAGTAGAGATTTGACCTAGGAAGAAGTACCTAGTAATTGTACAACGATAGACTTCAATTGATATTCCGAGGCGTGGAAAGCAATACAAAATTATTGGAGAGGTTCTAGCAGCCTTAGGGCTAGGTTAGAGTGTAGGATATCAATTCTATCAATTACATATTCCTCGTTAGCTCAGTAGGTAGAGCATGCGGCTGTTAACCGCAGGGTCACTGGTTCGAGCCCAGTACGAGGAGCCATCCACATAGAGCAATGTAGTTATATCGGAGAGATAAAAGTGGAATCTTCAAATCCGAGTTGCTCTTTACATGCCGGTGTAGCCGAATTGGCATAGGCGCTAGTCTTAGGAACTAGTTTTTACAGGTTCGAGTCCTGCCACCGGTACCATATGTTCTCTTAGCTCAGTCGGTAGAGCATTTGACTTTTAATCAAAGGGTCGTGGGTTCGAATCCCGCAGGGAACACCAATCTTTATAGAGTAGCACAAAAAATAAATAATATGTACATCGAAGGTAGAAGCCGTAACCTTAAGTAGCTATTTGGTTCCGATAACGATTAAGAATTAACAATGCTGAGAATAGATGCGTCGGACGATTTATTTTGAGGTCATGTGCGGCCTCGCTTTATAAAGATACCAAATGACAAAGCGGAAAGACGCTTGACAGTGGGACAGACCATATTAATATTGGGCTGTAGCCAAGTGGTAAGGCAACGGACTTTGACTCCGTCATTCCGCAGGTTCGAATCCCGCCAGCCCAACCAGTCAGCCTAGTTGGTTATGTTAACGTTTGTGCGGTTCAGCTCATTACTTTTACTGCTATCTCTGTTAAAAACCTATCGGTGCGCAACGAGGTTCTGCGGACGCTAGGCGTAATATAGCGGTGTAGAGAAGTGGTCATCTCACTAGCCCCATAAGCTAGGAATCGCTGGTTCGAATCCAGCCACCGCCCCCAAGTAAGGTTCTATTAAATCATGCAGAGGAACACTATGAATTGTGTTCACCTTATAACTGGTTAGAACGAGAGGACGCTCTTGCATGAGCCAGTTTAAAAGGTATATGGAGAATGTAGTGTAATGGTAACACACTTGCCTTGGGAGCATGGGTAGCGGTTCGATTCCGACATTTTCCACCAATTAAAAGAAGGGAGTTTAATTATGGATAAAAGTATTTTTAAGAAAACCCCTGAGGAATTAAGAGAATATCTTCAGTTTAAGAGACGAGGAACACAAATAACTCCCAAAAAGGGTAAAGGATTTAAATATTCGCGCAAGAAGAAACATAAAGATGAGGAGCAGTAAGCCTAATGGTAAGGCAGCTGTTTGCTAAACAGCCAGTAGATGAGCTCTGCTTGTCGTGTTGGTTCAAGTCCAATCTGCTCCGCCAAGTAAGTGAGACTTAAATATTGCTTGAAAGGATTAGCCTTAAAGGAGACGGTGCCTGCATCGTTACCGATTACTGGTGTTGATGCCGAAGTACAAGGTGCAGTAGCCAGCTTAATTATTCAATTAGGAGAATTACAATGTTTAATGAAAAAGATGAATTAAGATATGCAAAAGATAGGCTTGAATATGCCGAATTTCTTTTTAATAATTGCTCTGAAGATATGTTGGATTATGCTAATGCAGAACTAACTGCGGCATTTGAATATCTTAGATATATACTAAGGAATCAAAGATAAAGTTTAAACTTGTCACTAAGGTGACATATTTGCTGGTATGGCGCAATGGTAGCGTAAGTGATTTGTAATCACTGGGTTGCAGGTTCGAGTCCTGTTACCAGCTCCATGTGAACAAATGTAATATGTGTGGCTAACTGACCTAAGAGTTAATTCAACAAGGAGGTATATGCCAATGAAAAGATCAGCAGAATACAGTATGGAGGATAGTCCTCCCGCTTTGTTGAACTGAGTTCGGTATCTCTCAGTTAAATTAAAAGATACCAACCCCTTCTATATATCCATATAATTTCACATCTAAGGGCGTTTTTATACGCCCTTTTCTTTTTATACTATTGACAAATTAAGTAATGTATGATATAATTACAATACAAAATTAAAGAAAGGTGACATGATGAAAGGGTATTTTTTAGATAATGCATCAACGACTCGACCGTATAAAGAAGTTGCAGATGTAGTTTATGATACGATGTTAAATCATTATGGCAACCCATCTTCTCAACATCAATTAGGTTCAGATGCTAAAGAAATTGTTGAGAGAGTAAGGGATCAAATTGCCGCAGATATTGGATGTCTTCCGGAAGAAATTATTTTTACAAGTGGTGCATGTGAAGCAAATAGTCTTGCTTTTACAGCAGCTAAAAAGATATGTACAACAAGGTTAGAGCATAAATCTATTGAAACTATTTGTCAAGATCCGCTTTATTTTAATAATGATGTTAAAGGTAATATTATTTTAGATAATAGTACTTTGGTCGATCTTGGCGCACATAATTGGCTGGTTTCAGTCCATGCGGCAAATAGTGAGATCGGAGTTATTCAAGACCTTGAATCAATTTCTAAATTCATACATCGCTATAATAATATCTTTCATGTTGATGCGACACAGCTTTATCCAGAGCAACGTATTAATGTAAAAGAACTTGGTATTGATATGATGTCTGTATCAGCGCAAAAGTTTAATGGCCCTAAAGGTATTGGATTTCTGTATTGCCGAAATGGGATTAATCTCAATCCTTTGATTGGTGGATCTCAAGAAAATTATCGTAGAGGCGGCACATATAATGTTGCGGCTATTGCAGGAATGGGAAAAGCATTAGAATTAGCCCGCAAATTTCAAGAAGAGAAAAATGCCAATACAAGACTAATTCGTGATGAGCTAGCCATTAAGCTATTGGAAATCCCTGATGTATATTTAAATGGGCCAGAATTAAATTCTAATCGTTTATACAATAATATTTCACTTACTATAGATGGTATAAAAGCATCAGACTTTGTAACAATGGCAAGCCTATATGGCATATATATATCTGCAGGGTCAGCATGTAGTAGCGGAGAATCCATCCCAAGCTCAACATTGATAGCCATAGGATTAACAAACGAGCAGGCATTAAATACAATTCGTATTACTGTTAGTGATTCATTAACTCAAGATGATATTGAATATATAGTTCAAATATTAAAAGGTATTATCTTAATGCTTAGACAAACTGGAGAAACACATGAATAAAAGAGATATAGCATTTTTTAATGCTGCAAAAGCAGTATCATATATGTCTGATTATGATAGAGTTCATGTAGGTTGTGTTGTAACAAATGGTCGCCATATTATATCTAGTGGATTTAATACAACCAAAAGTCATCCTATACAAAAGAGAATGAATATAAAAAGATTTTCTGAAGATACTCCGCATAGCTTACATGCTGAAATTAGTGCATTGACGCATATTATGAATAAAAAAGATATAGATTGGAAAAACTGCAGCATTTATATATATCGTGAATTTAAAAATGGTGATAAAGCAATGGCAAAACCTTGTCAGAGCTGTGAAGCGTTAATAAAATCTTTGGGAATCAGAAAGATTTATTATACTACATATGGCGGATTCGCAAAAGAAATATGGAATTAAGGAGAAGAAATTATGTACGAAGAAGCTGTTCTATGCAAGAAGTGTTATCTAAAGAAACACAAACTTTCCAAGAAGAACATTGAAAAAATGATTATGTCTAGTTGGAAAGAAGAGTGTGAATGTTGCGGCCACATTGACAAAATTGTGCTTGATATTGAGGAGGAATATGATGACTAACGAACAGATGAAATTAGTTGAACCAGTTTTAAATACAATTGTTAATAAAGATATTAGAGAATTTGCAACTGCACTTGTAGACAATCTGCCGCAGTATATTTGGGAAGTCGGCGCTAGTTCAACTGGCAAATATCATCCCGAATATTCTCTTGGACATGGTGGATTAATGCGCCATCAGGTAGCCGTAGTAAGATTCTTGAATTTCTTTTTTGAATTAGAGCAGTATAATAAGGGTTTTACTGACAGAGAAATGGATCTAATGCGTGTAGCAGGACTTGTTCATGACGGCAGAAAGAGCGGTGAGCAGGATGATTATGTAAAATCTAAGTACACAAGATTTGATCACCCTATTCGCATGGCAAATATAGTGCGTGAAACTAATGGGCTTAATAATGAAGAAAAGGAATTTATTGCTCATTGTATTGAGTCTCACATGGGACAGTGGAATGTAGATAAAAAAACCAAAGTTGAATTGCAGAAACCTTCTGATAAGTATCAAGAATTTGTACATTTGGCTGACTATCTTGCTTCTCGTAAAGATCTAACCATGGCATTTGAGGTTTATGAAGCTCCAAAACATCAGGAACCTCAGGTTATTGATTTAGATACATATACTTTGTCTTTTGGCAAATATAGAGGTCAAAAATTAATTGATGTGCATAAGTCAGACCCTGATTATATCTCATGGGTTAATGAAAATATTTCACGTAAGGATGTCAAGGACGCAATTGTAATGCTAAAGAAGAAGATTGAAGAGGACGATGAACTATGAAAGTAGAAGTTTTAGCACGCGGCAAGATTGAAAATGCTCTTAATGATATGGATATTAAATATAATATTACATATTCAGGAGATAAATATAAGGTAGTCGAGTTAGAAAAATCTGATGCGAAGCTGATTAATAATTCTTCTGTAGAAGGCGCTTGGTGTTATTTTTCTAATGGAGCAGGTGGATCTATTTATGATGTTGTTGTTATAAATAATAACACTCTTTTTGGATGGCAGTCAAAAGAAGGCTCTTATGAAAAGTTGACTGATTATATTTCTAGTCTTGGAGCAAAGGATAATTATGATATATGTGATCGTGCAGTAGGACTTGCTAAAGCTAATGGAATAGCGCTGAGTAAGTTGTTTATGTTATGTGAGGGATAACACATGTCTAAACAATTTTATATTGCAGATTGGCATTATGGTCATGCCAACTGTATTGCATTTGATAATAGACCTTTTAAAGATGTTGAGGAAATGAATAAAGAACTTATTAGGCGTTGGAATAAAACGGTTGATAAGGGTGATATTGTTTATATCCTTGGAGATATGTTTTGGTGTAAGATGGATGAAGCACTTTCTGTGCTTAATTCATTGAATGGTCAGAAGATATTAATAAAGGGTAATCATGATAGATGTAATGATAGTAAGTTTGTTAAGAAGTTTGCTAAAATAACAGATTATCTCGAAGTTAATGATGAAGGTAGAAAAGTAGTTTTGTGTCATTATCCTATTCCTTGTTTTAAAAATCATTTTTATAGCTGGATTCATCTATACGGGCATGTACATAATTCATTTGAAGCTAATATGATGGAACACACTAAGTATTTGATGAAAGAATTATATACTAAAGAGTGTGAAATGTATAACTGCGGAGCGATGAAGTCTTATATGGGTTATACACCAAGAACATTAGATGAAATTTTGTTACTTGCAAATGGTTATAAAAAAGTTTCTGTGTAATATAGACAAGTAGCCAAGGAAAATCTTGGCTACTTTGCCATATTGATTTTAAGTAAAATATATGATATATTTACAGTACAAAATTAATGGAGGAACAGATAATGAAAGATTATATTGAAATGAGAATGCGTAAGACTGGCGAAATCGTTCGTGTTTACAGTATTCACAGCGATGGGAATTATCCTACTGCAATTATTTATGTTCCTAGTCTTGCTGTTAAACAGCAAGGTAATGGATGGCAAACTGTTAGAATGTCATTATTAGTTCCGCCTGAATTTTATGTTGATAATAATTCTATTTCTAAGACACAGAAAAACAAAATTAAATCTCGTTTAAAGTTGATTTCGGCTGAATGGATGTGCTCTGATGGTACCATTTATACACATGATAATCTTGAAAGTGCAATTAGCCATGAAGCAGAAATTATAAATAAAGAAATTAATAATAAAGAAGGAGAGTAAAAATGGCTTATACAGCATTTATTACTAGGATTAAGAATTTGAGACCTCATCCTAATGCTGATCGTCTGCAGATGGGTGAATGTTTTGGAAATACTGTAATTGTTTCTATGGATTATACTGATAATCAGCTTGGTATTTATTTCCCTTCTGACGGACAGGTAAGTGTTGAGTTTGCAGAGGCTAATAATCTGCTTCGTAAGAAAGATGATGCAGGCAATAATATTGGCGGTTACATGGATGAATCTAAGCGCAATATTACTGCTATTAAGCTTCGTGGCGAAAAGTCTGATGGCTTGTTTCTTCCTCTAAAGTCTCTTGAATCTTTTGGTGATATTACCACTCTTAAGGAAGGAGATAGAATTGATGTTTTCAATGGTCATGCAATCTGTAATAAATATATTCCTCGCCGTAATCCCCGGAGTCATACTAGCGATGGTGGAAATAAAACCCGCAAAAAGAAAATAAATATAGCTCCTCTTTTTACCGAACATGCTGATACTGAGCAGCTTGCATACAATCTGGCCGCATTTAAGCCTGGTGATGAAATTGAGATTACTCTAAAGATGCATGGCACCAGTCAAAGAACTGCTTATCTGCCCGTATTTAAGGGCTATAAGCGCACTCTATGGGACAAGATTTGTAAGCGTGAGGGCACTCCTATTTACGATTGGGGTTATGTGTCTGGTACTCGCCGTGTTGTTCTTGAGGATTATGATGGTGGATATTATGGCTCCAACGAGTTCCGTGAGCAGCATTCTAAGTTCTTTGAGGGCAAGCTTTGGAAGGGCGAAGAGATTTTCTACGAAGTTGTAGGTTTCACTCATACTGGCACTCCTATTATGTCTACTGCTGACAATAAGAAGCTGAATGATAAGGAATTTGTTAAGCAGTATGGTAAGACTACTACTTTCAGTTATGGATGTTATCCAGATGGAAAGAAGGAGTCTCCTTTCCAGATGATTAGTGGGACTATGTGTATCGGAGACATTACTTCAACCGTAAACGAGGCAAAAATGTATGAACCCGCTCCTCAGTCTGAAATCTATGTTTATCGTATGACTATGACTAATGAAGATGGCGATGTGGTTGAATACACTCCTGACTTTATGCGTTATCGTTGTGAGCAAATGGGTGTAAAAACTGTTCCTGTAATGTGGAAGGGTACTATTCCTGATGATTATTGTGTCTTCACCAAGTATCTTGATGAATATGATACCATGCAGGCAGATTTTAAGTGTTACTATGATGCAGGTAACTTTGTTAAGGCTATGGCCGAGCAGTTCTATGATGGCCCCGATCCAATTGGTAAAACTCATGTGCGCGAAGGTGTAGTAGTGCGTATTCTGAATCGTCCTAAGTTCTGTGCTTATAAACATAAGAACTGGTCTTTCAAAGCTCTAGAGGGTATCGTTAAAGTTGAAGCCGAAGCTCCTGATATAGAAGAAGCAGAAAGTATAGAAGGAGAATAAATATGTTACATGCTTATCAGAAACCTTTGAGTGGTAATACTATTGGTATTGTTTTTGGATCTTTTGCCCCTCTTCATCAGGGGCATTTAGATTTAATTATGAGGGCAAAGAAAGAATGTGATGGTGGCTGTATTGTTATTTCTTGTGGGTATGATGGTGATAAAGGAGAGCCCCTAATGCCTCATACTAAGCGCTACCGTTACGTCCGTGAATTTTTTGCAGATGATGATTTCGTTGCAGTATACAGTATTAATGATAGCGAGCTTGGTATTGCAGAGTATCCAAATGGTTGGTCTGGTTGGATGAAGGAATTTAATAGAATTTGGAGTAAGGCGGTTAAGGACTCCGCAGTAAATCGCCGTTGGTATGTTGGAGACGAGAATTATTACAATGATTTACTTGAACGAAACGAAGACGCTGTTCTGGTAGATAGGGTAGCAGAGAATCCCATTTGTGCTACTATGATTCGTAACAACCCTATTAAGCATTGGGATAAAATTACCTTCCCTTTCCGTAGAGTATTTAGTACTAATATTCTAATTTGTGGCACGGCATCCGAAGGAAAAACCACTATGACCGCAGATTTAGGCAAGTATTTTAATGCACCCTATAGTCATGAATGGGCAAGAGATTATATGCGTGATAGTTGCGTTTCTGACTGGGAACTTGACAGCGCTGATTATATGGCATTTCTTGAAGGACAATATAACCTGAATAAGAAGCTTATCAATTCTCCTGCAAATCATGGAATTTTCTTTGCAGATTCTGATTCTATGGTAACTCGTATGTATGCAGAGTATTATGCAAAAGATGATACTTGTGCTCTTACCGAAGCAGAGTTTGAAAAAATTGCTATAATGGCAGATGAGTTAACCCGCAAGTCTAAGTGGGATAAAATTTATTTACTGTGCCCTCATGGTTTGTTTGTTGATGATCACGAACGATATATGGCACATTCTGGGATGAAAGAGCGTTGGGAACTATTTGAAATTCTTTGTAAGAATATTAAGAATTCTGGTAATTGGGATAAGGTAACAATTCTTGATGGTGGTTATTGGAATAATTTTAAGAGAATTGTAGATGATGTAAGGGAGATTATTGAAAATGGCAAACATTAAACAGTGGATAAAAAACGAATTTTGGACTGGCTATAACACTTTTGAAAAATTGTTTATGTTATCTATGCTTGCACTACAGATTATTGTATTCTGCGTTTCTCCAGATACCCTTCTAAATATTATTGCAGGTATTGCAGGAGTTATTTCTGTAGTGCTTTGTGCAAAGGGCAAGTTGTCTTTTTACTTTATTGGATTTGTACAAACTGTAACCTATCTATTTCTTGCTTGGCAGAATTGTTTTTATGGAGAAGTACTTGAAAATATCTTTTATTTCGTCACTATGATTTGGGGCATTTTTGTATGGAAGAATAATATGACTAAGAATGACGATGGTACTTCGGATATTACAGCAAAGAAATTTTCTACTGCACAATGGATTATATCCATCGTAGGAACGGTTATTGCAACTATTATTATGGGCTATTGGCTTAATGGTATTGGAAGCGCCCAAGCTTATACTGATGCGGCAACTAATGTTATGGCAATTTTTGCACAGATTTTAATGGTTCGTCGTTATCGTGAACAGTGGATTTGGTGGCTACTCATTGATATATTCTGTATTAAACTATGGTTTGTTGCAGGAAACTGGTCTATGGTAGCAATGTATATTGCTTGGACTGCTAATTGTATTTATGGTTGGTATAATTGGAGTAAACTTAATAAGATACAGAATATAAATTAACAAAGTAGGTGATATAAATGAAGAATAATCTAAGTAAATGTATGAAGAATAAAGAACATATTATTGTTATGCTATTTATAATAATTCTCGCACTTACATTAAGTTGGGCCATAACAATTGGATTGGTTAAGCTAATCTGTATCTGTTTTAATATAAATTTCTCTTTGAAGATTGCAACAGGTATCTGGCTTATTTTATGTCTTTTAAGACCAGTATTTTCAAGTGAAAAAAGGTGATTAATAATTATGGATATGGAGAAAAGAGAAAAACAGATTAATCAACGTCTTATAGAAGATTTTAATTATGTAACCTCTCTTGGTCATAATGTTTTGGGAGTCTTTTTACAAGGCTCCCAGAACTATAACTTAGATTATGAAGGAAGCGACATCGATACTAAGGTAATTTTAATTCCATCATTTACCGATTTTGTTCTTAATAAGAAGCCTGTAAGCACTACGCTCATCAAAGAAGATAATTCTCATATCGATTTAAAAGACATTCGATTAATGCATGAATGTTTCAGGAAACAGAATATCAACTTTATCGAGATCCTCTTTAGTAAATACAAATATTTAAATCCTGAGTATGAAGATTTATATCAGCCAATGTTTGATAACAATGAACGTATTGCTCATTATAACAATTATGCAGCAGTAAATTGCATTGCAGGCATGGTTTTTGAAAAGCGTAAAGCTTTATGTCACCCATATGAAGGACTAAGAGAGAAGATTGAGAAGTATGGTTACGATAACAAACAACTTCATCATATTTTGCGCTGTGAAGAATTTCTTAAAAGATATATTCATGGAGTTCCGTATGCAGAATGTCTTATTCCAACTCGCCCGAATTATTTAATTAGCGTAAAATCTGGGTATGGATATTCTCTTGAAGATGCTATTGATCTTGCAGATAATTGTGTTGAAATTGTAAAAATGGTTAAGCAGGCTTATATGGATAATTATGAAATTGTCATTGATAAAGAAGTAGATGATATTATGAATGGCGTTCTTATCAATATTTTAAAGCATTCGTTCAAGAAAGAAATTGAGGAATAAAAAAAAGGACTGATATTATGGACAGAGTAAAACTTATCCTCTTAGTTGGAATCCCTGGCAGCGGGAAATCTACATATGCAGTAAAATATATGGAAGATCATCGAGTATATCGTTTATCTTCTGATGATATTAGAAGACAATTGTATGGAGATGAATCTATCCAAGGAGATCCGCATGAAGTATTTTCTTTTATGCAGGAAAGAGCTATCGCTGCTTTAAATATGGGCACCGATGTTGTGTATGATGCAACAAATATTACAAGAAAAGATAGAGCTTCTATTATTTCTCTTTGTCCTAAGTTTGTACAAATTGAAGCACATGTAATTTGGGCACCAATTGAAACTTGTATTGAGAGAGATGCAGCTAGAAAACGTACTGTTGGTAAAGCAGTAATTGATAAAATGCTTAAAAGATTTCAACCAGTTTATTATGATGAAGGAATTGATGTAATTAAAATTATTAAGCCTCAAGATTTTGATATAGATAATTACGCTATCAACATGATGAACACAATGGACATTCCTCATGATAATCCTCATCATAGTTTAAATATTCTTGATCATTGTGTTGAAGCATATAATCTTGCAATAAAAAATAATGTTGCTGTCAATATTCAACTAGCTGCATTTGTTCATGATATTGGTAAACCTTATGTTAAAGCATTTAAGGATACTAAAGGTAACGATACTGATGTTGCCCATTTTTATTCACATGATAATGTGGGATCTTGGGTTTCATACGGTATGTTTGAAAAAGATTGTATAGAAATTGCATGGCTTATAGGAAATCATATGGGCCCATTTATGAATACTAAATACTATAATAATTTACCACACTTTCTTAAAAAACAAATTGATTTACTTCATGAATATGATTTAAATGCTCACTAAAATATACATGCCCAAGGAGAAATCTTTGGGCATTTTTACCATATTGACAAAACAAAATTAATGTAGTATACTTACGATACAAAATTAATGGAGGAATTGAAATGAATGTGTGGAATGATGCGGTAGCTAATCCGCCTCCTAATGGTAAAGAAGTGCTCGTCTACACCGAAGAGGGCCAGATGAAAGTATGTATTTATTCTAATAAGCGATGGAGTACATATCTAAGAGTTACCCATTGGATGGAAAAGCCCGAAGCGCCAGTAAAAGATGATGTTGCCCCAGAGAAGAAAAGAGGTAGACCTAAGAAATGACAACGGTTTATAAATGTGATTTTTGCAAAAAGGAATTTACGAATGATTATTTATGTAAACTTCATGAACTTCAGCATTTGAAAAAGATAAAGCAGATTAAAAATGAATTGATTCAAGACAGCAAAATAAACATTTGTGATTATTGCAATAATGGTTATTACGTTTACGGATGCGAATTTGATTGCGGATTTATTACAGAATGTAACTCGTGCAATAATTATAAAAATTTCGTGCCAGTAAATCCAATACATAATAAACGTCATAATGGAGGAGTTTAATATGATTAGTAAGGAAACTTTTGTTAAGGCAATTAATTCCCTTCAGGAACTTGATAGAAAAATGAGCGCAGTAGATGATGCCTTGAAATGTTTGAATAATGACTTTTGTGGATTTTATATAACTGAACCTTTTGATATTGTTATTAATCTTCTTGAAGAAGATCTTAATGATAGCGATGGATGGGTTAGTTATTTTGCATTTGAGCGTGATTGGCTTGAAGATCTTGAATTTGGAGATATTATAGTCGATGGTATTCCGGTAGTTATTAATACTTGGGAAGATGTATATGATTTTATTACAAGGGAGAATTAAGAATGATTAAAATTTCTACTTTAATATATTTCATTGTTGTAGTTATTGTATGTGCGACTATGTATATTTCTGGGTATTCTGTTAAAACACCTCAATATTGGATAGTTTTATTTAGCATGATGATAGCTAGATTAACTGGTTTGGAGGGTTGAGTAATATGACGTTAGAAAAGCTACAGTCTGAGATGATTCAGGCTATGAAGAATGGAAATAAATTTCGTAAGGGCGTAATTACCGACCTTATAGCAAGCGTTAAGAAAGCGGCTATTGATAAGAATTGCCGAGACAATATTACTGAGGAAATGGTAAATGAAGTTCTCTTAAAGTGCAAGAAGACTACGCAGGAAATGATTGATACTTGCCCCGCAGATAGAACTGAAAAGATGGCAGAATATAACGAGCAGCTTAAAATTATTAATGAATTTGCACCGCAGCTTATTATTGATCCCACCGTAATTGAAGGTATGATTCTTAATTGCATGAAGGAAGTTGGACTAGAAGTTGATAAGACTAATCGTGGTGTAATTATGAAGCTTGTTTCTGTACATCTAAGAGGCAAGGTTGATATGAAGATTGTTAGCAAGGTTGTTGGAGAAATGCTACGATAATCACTTGGAGAGTAAGTCATGATTCATAAATTTTTTGGCCATCTAAAAACAGTATTAAAACATAAGTTTTGGGTATTTTATTATTCAATTCAATTTAGAATTCCACTAAGAGGATTTTTACATGATTTTTCAAAATTTCATCCTATCGAGTTTTTTGAAGGTGTAAAGTATTATACTGGTACTTCATCTCCCATAGATCAATGTAAAAAGATTAATGGATATTCAAAGGCTTGGCTTCATCATAAGGGAGTAAATAAACATCACTACGAACATTGGCAGGATAATTTTGATAATGGTGGTATGCCATTATGTATGCCATATAAAGAAACTATAGAGATGCTTTGTGATTATCTTGGTGCGGGCAGAGCTTATAATGGAAAGAGTTTTAGCTTCCAAAAAGAATACGATTGGTGGAAAAATAAATCATCTAAGCCATTAAAGATGCATCAGGTTCAAAAAGATTTTTTCAACGATGTATTTTATGAAATGTTAAAAACAAATAAAGTTCCATCAGAAGAATTTTTAAGAAATTTATATGATAAACATTATATACGAATTTTAAGCGGTGAAAGATATGAAACTTTGGTATGATGAAGAGTACGATGTAGAAAGAGCTGAACCAGATTGCGTAGATGAATGGCTATTTGATATCTGGGCAATCGGATGTGATTACGATGGTTGTCATAATGTTGAAGATTTAAAGAAGTTAATTGATGAACTTGTCGGCATGTCTATCAAAGCAAGAGAATGTCTTTGGGATAATCAGTTATTTGGTATACATGGGTCTCCAGATGAAGAAGGTGATTTATATGAGTTTAATTAGAATTGCTGAAAGCAATGATTTCTTCGTAGATTATGACAAAGATAGAGGAATGTATCGAGTAAGTACATTTGATCCAGATACCGATTATATCAATAAAGAGTATTGGTTTGATTGTTATGAGGAAAAAGAGTTAAAAACTCCAGAAGAGATAATTGAACTTTACTGGAAAATATTTTTTCATGGTGCGGCTAGATTTATGAAATATATGCATGATTATTATGGTGGTAATATACCTATTTATCCATCTGAAATGGAAGACATTTTAATTGAGTTTTCTAAACAGTTTGGCGAAGTAAAAGATATTAATACATAAAAATTTTAAAAAGGGGGCGATAGCTTGACAACTTTAATTATTTTATTCTTTGCAAAAATGCTAGATAATATGCTTGGCACAGCAAAAACTATTCTTGTACAGCATAATAAAAGTATATTGGCTGGTATATCATTAGGTTTATCTAATTTTATTTATTTTCTTATTACTAAAAACATTGTTGAAAGTGATGGTATGCTTTCAATTATAATTGTATCTATCGCAAGTGGTGTTGGCTGTTGCCTAGCTATTGCGTTTAATAATAGATTTAGTAAAGACAGAACTTATGTGAACGTTATTTTGTCTGACGATGTTGATGAAATGAAGAAGTTTAGAGACTTTTTGGCGGCAAATAAAATTACCAATATAATCAATGATACTTATGATTTGAATTGGGATAAGACTCTTTCAATAACTGCTTATGCTGAGACAAAAGATCAAAGTAGATTGATTGATAAATACATCCAAAATAATGATACTAAGTTTAAAAGACTTGTACAAAATAAGAGGGTAAAACAATGATTATAGAAACCCATGATCACTTCTATAATTTTGGGAAGAAAATTGATGGCGCAGAAGAAAATGTTATTAGTCAGGACGAATTAGATAATAGAAAACTAGAATTAGAAAATTTCTTAAGAGGTGTCAATAATGATTGAAGTAAATATTCATAAACCAAAAATTGATGATCAGATATGGATTAATCACCACGGCCATCCTAAGGAATTGTGGTACGACTATATGTACGGATGGATTGCAGATGTAGACGAATGTGATCGGCCACATACAATTATTGATTGGCCATTTGTAATTTTTGATGAATTTACAGAAGAGGTCAAAGAATATATATTAAATAAAAAACATTATCATGAAATTGGATTTACAAACGAAGAAGCATGTTATGATTATTGCTATTGGGAATATTTAGGAAGAAGGTGAGGAGCAGCAATGCGTGATCCAAATAGAATTAAACCTTTTTGCGATGATTTTGCAACACTATGGTCTAGGTATCCCGATTTAAGATGTGGGCAAATTTTTAGCAATATTGCAAGATATATACAGCTAGAGTATCAGAAGGATATTTTTTATATAGAAGATGATGAACTTATGGTAATACTTGCAAATATGTTGAGGTGACATAATGGATAAAATTGATAGAATTAAAGAACTTGTTGAGCAACTTAATTATCATCGTGATCTATATTATAATGAGTCTCGCCCCGAGGTTTCTGATTTTGAATACGATCAACTATTTGATGAATTAGTTTCTCTCGAAGAAGAAACTGGATTTATTCTAGCCACTTCTCCTACCCAAACCGTCGGCTATGAAGTTAAGACTGAACTAACTAAGGTTAAACATAATCATCCTATGCTTTCTTTAGATAAAACAAAAGATTGGAATGAATTCGTTAGATATTTCGGTGCCAAATCAGTTATAGGCATGTTAAAGATGGATGGCTTGACATGTAGTTTAAGATATGCAAATGGCGAATTAGTATCTGCAGAAACTCGTGGAAATGGTGAAATTGGAGAAGATATACTTCATAATATTAAGACCGTTAAAAGCATCCCTAAAAACATTCAATATAAGAATGAACTTATCATTGATGGTGAAATAATTTGTACATATAATGACTTTAAGCCATTTTCTACAGAATATAAAAATCCAAGAAATTTCGCATCAGGAAGCATTAGACTACTTGATTCAAGAGAATGTGCAAAAAGACCATTAACATTTGTGGCGTGGAATGTAGTCAAAGGATTTGAGGATGAAAATAGTTTCTTGAATAAATTAATTTCGATTGAGAAGCAGGGATTTCTTGTTGTACCATGGGTAAGTTCTTTTGATTGGGATGCTAAAGAGTTTTTAATTGATCGGGCAAAAGAATATGGATATCCAATAGATGGTTTAGTTGGAAGATTTGATGATATTAAATATGGAGAAGGTCTAGGTTCAACTTCACATCATAACAATGCTGCATATGCATTTAAATTTTATGATGAACTATACGAGACAAAGCTTTTAGGTATTGATTGGACTATGGGTAAAACAGGGGTGCTTACACCTACTGCTGTATTTGAACCCGTTGAAATTGATGGTACTACAGTCGAAAGAGCATCTGTGCATAATGTTTCTATTTTGACTAAATTAGATTTGCATGTTGGAGATACTATTGAGGTCTTTAAAGCTAATCAAATAATCCCTCAGGTAAAAAGAAATATTTCTGCAGAAAAAAGAAAACCTGATTATATTGCTCTCCCAAGTTATTGTCCAGTTTGTGAAGCTTTAACAAAGATTGTTAAAGAAAATGATTCTGAAGTTTTAATTTGTACTAACGACAATTGTTCTGGCAAAAAGCTTGGTAAATTTACTCATTTTGTATCTCGCAAAGCAATGAATATTCAAGGAATATCAGAGGCAATACTGGAGACTCTAATTTCACATAATTTTATCCATAATTATAGAAGTATTTATTATCTTTCTGCCTATAAGGATGAACTTATATCTCTTGAAGGATTTGGTGAAAAGTCTGTTTTAAATATGTTAAAATCTATAGAGGATTCAAGAAATGTAAAGTTGGAAAATTTTATTTGCGCTCTTGGTATTCCTAATATTGGTCTATCTGCTTCAAAGACCATTTCTAAAGCCTGCAATGGTGATTGGAATACATTATGGGATATGTGGAATCATGAATATGATTTCACGCAGCTAGATGATTTTGGCGAAGTTATGGCAGACAATTTGGTTAAATTTTTTGATGAATATATCATTGATGTTGGCCGCCTTGCCGATGAAATGAATTTTATTATTCCTGAAAAGCAGGAAGTCGCAACAAATCAATTTACTGGAAAGACTATTGTAGTAACTGGTAAACTCAATCATTTCACCAGAGATTCGATTAATGAAAAGATTGTTTCTTTAGGTGCAAAGACAGCAGGATCTGTTTCTAAAAAGACAGACTATCTATTAACTAATGAATCTTCTAGTAGCAGCAAATATAAAAAAGCCATGGAATTAAATATTCCAGTTATTTCAGAAGAAGAATTTTTACAGATGATTGGAGAATGATTATGAATAATAAGACTATGCATAATTTTACCATTAAGCTTCGTGGAGATAATATTTACGATTTGTATGTAGATAATAAGTGGCAGGCATCTAGAGGATGTTATCTTAATATTGTAGATGAGTTGCGTAATATTATGAGTAAGACGCATGACAATATTAATTGTAATGATTGTCCTTGTAAGTAATATTAAGCACTTGACAAATGAGATATTTTATGATACAATTACAGTACAAAATTATTGAAAGGGGTAATTGTGATGGACGAAAATATTAAGAATATTGATGAAGAAAAGCTTAAAGAATCTGTAAATGAAGTACTAGAAAAAGTTCGTACTCAGGCTATGCTACTTGGCGGGAGATCCATGGCAATGGTAATTGCTAATATTATTGATGAAAGTATGCGTCAGCCAGGAAAACGTAGTATGAATGACATGAAACGTATTGTAAAAAATGTGCGCGATTTCTGTCAGAAGGCTATTGATGTTAAAGTAGAAATCCCTAAATTTGGAGGGGATCTCGATGCAAATTGCGAAAGTAAAGAATGATTTAACAGGACAATCTTTTGGCATGTTAACTGTTATTAAACGTGTTGAAGATAAATTTTATCCTAACGATCATAATGGACATGGCAGATATAGAGATCAATGGTTATGTAAATGCTCATGTGATAACAATACTGAAAAAATATTTGAAGGTAATAGGCTGACAAGAATTAACGGAGTTCGTAATTGTGGATGTGTAGCCAGACAAAATTCAGTGATTGCAAATAAAAAATATAATAAATATGATTTATCAGGTGAATATGGAATTGGATGGACTACAAATACAGATATTGAATTTTATTTTGATTTAGAAGATTATGATAAAATAAAAGAATATGCTTGGCGTTCACACAAACGAACAGATACATATAATGAATTACAAACAACAGATCCGTTAACCGGTAAGGTTATAACTATACCACAAATTATTTTAGGAAAATGGCATGATCATATTGATAGAAATCCAATGAATAATCGTAAAGAAAATTTACGGCCATGTGATAGATATCAAAATGCCCATAACGCCTCTAAACGTATTGATAATAAATCTGGAGTTACTGGCGTTTATTGGGATAAACACTCACAACGTTGGAAAGCTACAATTATGTTTCATAGAAAAAACATAAATCTTGGATCGTTTTATAATAAAACGGATGCGATTATAGCAAGATTAAATGCAGAAGTTAAATATTTTAAAGAATTTGCACCGCAAAAACATCTTTTTAAAAAATATAATATCCAAGAATATAAAGTAGGGGTGATGCAATTGAAACATAAACTTTTTCTTATTGCTGGTGAAACGTCTTGCGGGAAAACAACATTAGCAAATAAACTTTGCGAAGAATTAAATCTAAATCAAATTATTAGCTATACTACTCGCCCTAAGCGTAAGGGTGAAGGCGACACTCATGTATTTGTAGATGATGCAACATACGAGAAAATGAAAGCCGATAATAATATTGCCGCTTATACAAATATTAGTGGTTATCATTATTGGTCAACTGTAGATCAGCTATATCAGAACAATATATATATAATTGATCCAATTGGAATTGCCAGTATTGAAGATCTCAATATTACAGATATAGATTTTTGCACAATTTATATCAACGTTCCAATTGAAGTACGCATTGACAGGGCAATGATTCGTGGAGACAAGCCAGAAGTACTAACCAAAAGAATCGGTTCCGAAATGGAACAGTTTCTTAAATTTAAAGCTCATGCAGGTTTTGATTATTCTATAAGCAATCTTAATGCTGATAAAGCATTCGAGGTCTTAAAAAAGATTATAGAGATTGAAACAATACAAAATTAACGGAGAAGTTATGGAAAGTAATATTGTAAATGATCATTGCTCTACTATTATGCAGATCTATAAACAGGTTATAACTACTTATGAATTAAATGTTGATATCATCACTCGAACAGAAGGAGAATTAAATGATTTACTTCATGAATGTGAATTATCCTCTCCTAAGAATGCCCGAGAAGGATATCAAATGTATAAGCAGATTCGTGAATTGCGCCAAAAGCGTCGCCGTGCCAAAGATGAGAACCAGTTACTACAAGAAATGTATGATTATTTTAAAACACAGAATGGTCAAAACTTTAAAGCAGCTATGCAAAAAGTTCAAAGTAATTCTACCAAATTATATGAGCGTCAGAATAATCGTACATATATACCTCGTCAGCGCAATGATTTAACTATTACAGATAAAACATGCCAAGCTAATAAACCTTTTGAAGAATTAATGCAGGAATTTAGTCAAATAAAGATTAGTAGCAAGGGCGGAAAATTAAGAAAGTGAGGAAGTTATGACTATTTTAATTGATATGGATGATGTTTTGTGCAATCTTAGAGAACATGTGATATCAACATACAATAAGAAGTATGGAACAAATTATAAACTTGAAGATTTCAAGGAGTATGACGTTGCTGATATTCTAAATGTTAATGATGCCACAAAAATGATAGAAATCTATTCGGATGCAAATATTTATAACCACCTCACTCCTATTGGTGGTTCTAAAAATGTATTGCAGAAATTTGTTAATGCGGGTCATCAGGTTTATATAGTAACAGATGCAATTCCTTGCACATATGAACGAAAGATTCATTGGGTTCAGACTTATTTTCCATTTATTGATGAAAGTCATATTATATCCATGAAACACAAATGGCTGTTTAAATGCGATGTAATGATTGAAGATAAGATGGAAACATTGCTCAACGGACTTCATTATGATCGCATTTGTTTTGACCGTCCATGGAATCGTGATGTTCACGATGAGGCATATTCGATTTATCGTTGTTCTAATTGGAATGAGATTAGTGCGGCTGTAAATAAAATTAATAATATATATGAGGAGATGATGGCGACTTGAAGGTATCTATTTTAAATCCCGAAGAGGTTAAAAATCTCTTTTATTACTGGGGCGAAGCTTCAAAGTGTTGTTATGCTACAGAAACAGATAAGCCAGAACTTATTGGAAAAGGATGTATGCGTAGCGGACATTTTTCTGGTTCTCGTGCAAGATATATTTTATTCCAGATTGATGATTGCCCCAGATTTACCGTTGATCAGGCAGTTAGACATGAGCAGGGTGTTATGAAGAACGTTCGTAGTTTTCGTTATGTAAATGAAGACAACTTTGAATATTCTATTCCCACTGAAATTATAACAAATGATTCTTTGGTTAAGAAGTATGTTGCACATATGGAAAATACAGCGAGTCTGTATGGAGAAATTCAGTCTTATGTATATGAGAAAACTGAATCACATGAAAGAGCTAATGAATCTGCAAGATATGTTCTTCCAATGGCAACAAATAGTTCATTTGTTTTCGGCATGACTATTGAAGCATTGATCCATTTTATGAACATGAGACTTTGTGTTAGAGCAGAAGATAAGATTCGAGAATTGGCTATTGAAATGAAAAAGGCTACTCTTGAACTTTTGCCTGAACTAAAAGATAAGCTTGTACCGAATTGCCAGGCAATGCTTTGGTGCCCTGAATTAAAACATAGTTGTGGAGCCTATCCCACAAAGAAAGAATTAGAAGAAATTTTAAATAAGGAGTGATGTAAATGGAAGTTATTTTATATAGCACTCATTGTCCAAAATGTAACGTCCTAGAAAAGAAGCTACAAAATGCTGGAATTAATTATGTAGAAGTTAACGATGTCGATATAATGGTTAGCAAAGGATTATTATCTGTTCCTAATCTTGAAGTCGATGGTAAAATGATGGATTTTGTTCAAGCAACAAATTGGATTAAGGAGCAGTAATTTATGGATATTAGCATTAAATTAGATAAGAATTTTACAACTCAATATAATAAGCTTATTAACGAATATGGCACAGAAATGGCAAAGCTGAATGGATTTTCAGATGAACAGCTAAGCTATACTGATTTTATTGATAACTTTGTTGATAAACAAACAGTCGCTGACGCTTCTATTGATGGCAACGCTAATGTTGGCACAAAAGACATATGTTCTCTGACCGCAGAAATGAGCAAGCCTCATTCTAAACTTCTTGCTTTTAATAAGATTTATCATGAAATTAATAAGAAGTATGGATTTAAAACTGCGAATGATTGGCTTAAGAATGAATGGGATGGTCATTATTATCTACATGACGCCGCAAGTTCTACTTATGTTCCTTATTGCTTTGCATATGACATTGAAGATTTAGTAAATAAGGGTTTGTATTTTATCGAGAATTTTAATGCACAACCTCCTCAGCATTTAACAACTTATACTGATTTTGTTGGGGAGTTTGTAAGTTGGACATCTAACAGATCAAGTGGTGCTTGTGGACTTCCTTCTTTTTTGATTTATTCTTATTATTTCTGGAAGAAGGATTGTGAAAATGGATATTGTATTAAATCTCCTGAGTATTATAGAGATCAAGAATTTCAAAGAATTATTTATAAACTCAATCAGCCTTATCTAAGAGTAAATCAGTCAGCATTTACAAATTTCTCAATTTTTGATAGACCTTATCTAGAATCTCTATTTGGAGGCAAGGAATATCCAGATGGTTCATTTGTTATTGATGAGATTGATAATATTATCGAATATGAAAAGGCATTTATGAATGTTGTTAGTAATGTGCGTAGCCAGAATATGATGACATTCCCTGTTCTTTCTTATTCTTTGCTTAGACAGAATGGAAAATTTGTAGATGAAGAATTTGCTAAATGGGCTTGTAGGCATAATATGAAATGGGCAGATAGTAACTTCTTTATTAGTGATGACATCACAAGCTTAAGCAATTGTTGCAGACTCGTTTCTGATGTAAAGAATCTAGGATATTTTAATAGTATTGGTGGATCTGCTTTAGAAGTTGGCAGTATTAAAGTTAATACAATTAATCTTGCTAGAATTGCTTACGAAAGTGAAACTCCTGCAGATTATATAGAACTGTTAAAAGACAAGGTTATTCTTTGTTTAAAGACTCTTGATTCTGTAAGAAGTATTATTGCAAGAAATATTGAAAAAGGTTTATTACCTAATTATTCTTATAATATTATGAATATGTCTTCTCAGTATAACACCATCGGTATTATTGGTATTTATGAAACCTTACAGAAATATGGTATGACCTATAAAGATGAATTTGGATATACCTATTATACAGAAGACGGAGTTAATTTTGCTAAAACTATTCTTTCTACTATTAATGAAGAAAAGAATAAGTTTACATCTGATAAGAACTACCAGGCAAATATTGAACAGATCCCGGGTGAAAGAGCCGCTTCTATTTTAATGCAAAAAGATATGTTCTTCTACCCAGATGAAACATATGAACTTCCTCTTTATGGTAATCAGTGGATTCCTCTTGGCGTTAAGACTACTCTAAATGAAAAAATCAAGCTAAGCGCAATTCTTGATAAAGCATGTAACGGTGGTTCTATTGCTCATATTAATATTGATGCACCTCTTACTGATTTTGATACAGCGTGGGATCTACTCAATCATATTGCAGATACGGGTGTTGTATATTTTGCGTTCTGCACTAGAATTAGTGCTTGTAAAAACAATCATGGCTTTTATGGCAATAAGTGTCCTATCTGCGGCGAAGAAAAAGTTACGACTTATCAGAGAATTGTTGGATTCCTAACTCCTGAAAAGACTTATTCAAAAGAACGTAAGGCCGAATTTTCTATGCGAGACTGGATGAACTTAAATAGGAAGAGTGATCTTGAATGATTATCAAACAATTAATAGATGAAGATTTTGTTAATTATTCTAAACCATCAATGTTTATAGGGTTCCCTTCATGCACATGGAAATGTGAAAAAGAATGTGGAAAGCGAGTGTGCCAAAACAGCGCACTCGCTACCTCTCCTAATATAAATATTAATATTCAGGATTTAATTAATCGTTATATGGCAAATCCAATTACAAAATCAATTGTAATTGGTGGATTAGAACCTTTTGATGACTGGCATGATCTAAAAGATTTAGTAAGCTTATTAAGAACTAAAACTTTAGACGATATTGTTATTTACACAGGATATAAAGAAGAAGAGATTAAAAATCGGATTCTCTATCTTGGTGCATATCGAAATATTATTGTTAAATTTGGAAGATTTATTCCAAATCAAGAATCTCATTATGATGAAGTTTTAGGAGTTAATCTCGCTTCACTAAATCAATACGCTAGGAGGATTAGTTAATGGCAATTAAATTAAATCCAGATAAAGAATTTGTAAAAGAATTTAAAGAAAAATTAAAAGAAAATGATGGCTATTGTCCATGTAGACTCTTTAAAAATCCTGATACTAAATGTATTTGTAAAGAATTTAGAGAGCAAGAAGAAGGAGAATGTCATTGTGGACTTTATTATAAAATCAAGGAGGATTAATTATGAAAGATTATGTATGTGGTATTTGCGGTAGAAAGTATGAAGACCTAAAGGAAAGAATGGACTGCGAGGCAAGATGTTTTAAGGATAGAGAAATCGCAGAAAAGAAGCTAAAGGCCGCAAAGCTAGAAGAAGAAAAGAAGGTTCGCAAGGCAGAAATTGAAGTTAAGTGGAATGAACTGAACGAGCTAATGTCTAAATATATTAAAGATTATGGTAGTATCCAGCTTGATGGAAAATATCTATTTGATGATGACTATTTTCCAACTATGAATAAACTATTAGGCTGGTGGTTTTAATGAGATATTTTGAAGTAGTTAAAGACGAATATCGTAAAGTTCCAAATGTAGATATTAAACTACCTGTTCGTGCAACAAAGAGTAGCGTTGCATATGATTTTTATTCTCCAGTTGATATTACAATTCAGCCGCATCAGTCATCAATAATCTGGACGGATGTGAAAGCTATTTTTGAAACCAACGAAGCTCTCTTACTTAATGTCCGCAGTTCTATGGGTAAACAGCCAATTATGCTTGCTAATACTCAGGGATGGGTAGAAGCAGATTATGCAAATAATCCTGATAATGATGGTAATATCGGACTTCGTTTATTTAATCTTGGAGAAACTCCATATGAAATTCATATGGGAGATAGAATTGGACAGGGCATGTTTATTAATTATCTTGTTACAGATGACGATGATAGCACTACCATTCGTCAAGGTGGATTTGGCAGCACGGGAAATTAAGGAGGAACAAAAATGAATCATACAGAAATCATTTTCGTAATTGACAAGTCTGGCTCAATGGCACATTTAGCAGGAGATACTATTGGCGGCTTCAATGGATTTATTGAAAGTCAGAAGGCATTAGATGGCAAGGCAACTCTAACAACCGTTCTATTTGATACTACATGGAAAACTCTGCATAATGGTGTTGATATTCATGAAATAAAGCCTATGACCTCTTCCGATTATTCTGCGTATGGCGGCACCGCAATGCTAGATGCAATTGGAGAAACCATTAATCAGGTTCAGAATAGACATGATGAACTCGGTAGTGAAAAGCCTGATAGTGTTTTATTTGTAATTACAACTGATGGTGAAGAAAATTCTAGCCATAAGTTTAAGAAGAGCGATATTGAAAAGATGATTAAGCATCAGACTAATGGCCATGGATGGAAGTTTATGTTCCTCGGTGCCAATATGGATGCTGTTAAGGAAGCGCAGAACATCGGAATTAAAGCAGATTATGCAGTAAATTATGATTATAGTGCGCAGGGCACAAGTGCAGTTTATGCGACTATGAATTATATGGCTTCTAGTGTTAGAGATTGTACACTTGATGATTCGGTGACTCTTGCCTCTGCTTATGCTGATTGCTTAGGGGCTGATGCTACAAAATGTAATGCAACCGCCATTGAAAGTACTGATAATTGTACTTATACTATTTCGGGTTAAACAATACAAAATTAAAGTAAAGCGTACAAGGGTGGCGGTTTGCCACCCTTTTATTTTTATAGGAGGTATTATGAAGTATATAGATAAAGGAATAGTATATATTCCAATAAATAAAGATACTACAAAAGAAGAAATGTATGAATTAAAAAAACAAAATAAAGATAAAACGGTGGTATTTTTGAGGAGCGGCGATAAAGATATGAAAAAAATTTTATTAAACTTCATTGTACTGAGGTGACACGTTGTGGTATAATAATCCAGAGGTGATTATAAATGGTATTAGGATACGCTCGTCTATCAAAAGACGATTTAAGAAAAAAATATGTATCAATTGAAAATCAAAAGGATATTATTAACAAATATGCAAAACAACACGGTCTCGTTGTAGATGAAATCTATGAAGATGATGGGTATACTGGATATACCATGGATAGACCAGGCTTTAATGAAATACAACATCTAGTTGATGAAAATCTTGTAGATGTACTTTTAATTAAAGACTTATCCAGACTTGGAAGACATAATGCAGGAGTTCTGCTTATTTTAGAAAGACTTAGAAAACATGGCGTTAGAATTATCATGATTGATGATAATTATGATAGCGAAGTAGACGATGATGATATTGTTGGAATTAAAACTTGGTATAATGAAAGATATGTAAAAGACGGAAGTAAAAAAGTTCGTAATGCTATGAAAAATATGCAAGAGAATGGCAATCTTATAATGAGTGTTCCTTATGGTTATATTAAAGACCCATATGTAAAAACAAAATATTACATAGATGAAGAAGCGGCTATGTGGGTCAAAAAAATATTTGAAATATATGCAGATGGTGGTGGATATAAAAAAACTGCAAAGATACTTAATGAAATGGGAGTACCAACACCAAGTATGTTACTTGACCTCCGTAAGAAAGAAAAAGGAATAATGTCCAAAATAAAAGTAGCAAGTGGATGGGAGACAAATGCTATTAGAAGAATTATTCAAAATGATTTTTATATTGGTACATTAAGATTAAGAAAAACAATTAGAAACGGCATCCATGGTGATCAAAAGCATCTTCCAGAAGAAGAACAAGAGGTATTCGAAAATGCACATCCTCCAATAATTTCATTTGAATTATTTAATTTAGTGCAATCTATAAATGAAAGAAGAAGAGAAAGTAATGCATATAAAGGTGCAAGAAAATATGATAATTTATATGGAGGATTATTATTTTGTGGAGATTGTAAAAGTTCCTTAACCGTCGCCCATTATAATAACGAAGGAATCACATCATATGCATGTAGGGTATATCGAGAAAGAGGAGTGTCTGCCTGCTCCGCGCATAGCATCAATAAAAAAGAACTTGATTTAATTGTACAAGACTACCTAATATTATGTAGAAGCGCAATGAAAAGTATGATTGAGTCATTAGATAGTATAATGTACGAGCAATTGAAACAAAGTAATGGTAAAGATAAAAAACTAAAAATGATTAAAGAAAATATCAAAGTTGCACAAGAAGAGTTAAAAATTATAATGCAACAAAAAATTAGAGATATTAAAGGTGCAGATGCTGATTCTGCAATGGCGGAAATGATTGCTCAAACATATGATGAAATGCAAAAAGAAAAATTAAATAAAATTAATAATCTACAAGCCCAAATTAATGAATATGAAAATATGGATAAAAATAGAAGTAATATAAAACGTAACTTTACAACGGCATTAGGTTTGTTCGATGAAATTATTAATTCGCCAAAAATAAGTAAAAGGCAATTAGAAACTTTAATTGAAAAAATATATGTATATGAAGATCAGTCTATTGAAGTGCAACTTCGTGGAGAATTGGGAAATATTTTTAAAGATCAAACTATTATGAGAATGTCAAAAGAAGATAGAATAAAAAGAACTATTATAAATTATATTTCTAATGTTAATAGCTTTGGAAAAATAAAACTTCTTAACGAGATCCGTAAATATGATACCATTGCGAATTATGCAATAGTTCCTATAATAGATGAATTTATAGAAAAAGGATTTGTTAAACAAACAGAGAAAAGACATAAGGCAGATCACCCTCCGTATATATGTATCGCATCTAAAAATGATATGTTGAGAGGTTTCAATATATGTACTGACATTGATACTATCTACAGATACTGTAACCTTAATGCACAATTTGAAACTATTATTAAACTTAACACATGGATATCAAGATATTTATAAGAGCAGATAACTGCTCTTATATTTTTATTGAATAATAAAAGAAGATGTGATATTATATAAACATAAAAAATATCTATGTATTTTTATGTTTACGCATACTATAATTATTGCGAGTGATTATAGTCAAAAAAGAAGGGCTACCAATTAAGGTGGCCCTTTCTATTACCCATTTAATAACCCCATCAGCAAGTCCCTTGGGTTAGTAGGTACAACTTGCTCTCTTGTAAATGATAACCCCTTTAGTGGCTCCAATGGTGAAATATTCATGAAGTTACCGCCATTTATATTCTTGACAGTTTCCTCAAATTTATTCTTAAATTTTAAAATTCTTTTTTGAGGCCATTGAAGTCCAGTTACTATAGATATTGTGGTTGATTCTGATAGGCCAGAAAATGTATCATAAACACCGCCTATTGCAGATACTACGTGGTTAATATCAAATGATTTGTTTGATGTGCTTACTCCTAAATAATAAGCTGTTTTACTTTCTATTTCTGCATAAATACCATTATATAACGATTCGATAATTTCTGGAGCGATACTACGTGCTTTACTTAGTTTACTAATAACAGCGACACCAGGACATGATAACATTAATCTACGTTCTGATTTATCCATATTACCATACATACTTGAACTTTTAATATTGATAAAAGAATCAAGTTCACAAATAAATCTATTATTAATAGCAAATTTGTCTCCTCTTGAATTATCAAGTAAAAAAGTAGCACCAAGTCCTTGAATTGACATTAATTCTATACATGCGTTATATGCGTTCTCACAGGCCTTTGCAGACTCAACTGCATCATCGGGCAATATTACTACTGGAATACATGTTTTGCCAATCTGAGCAAGATATTTGAGTATTGGAGTAGATAATCCACTACCTGTACCACCAGAAGAACTATAAACAACAATAATGTGTTCTTGAGTAATTATATTTTCTATTTTTTGCACTATGTCTCCAAATGACTCCATAGCAAGTTGTAATACCTTTTTACGATCCTTTGCGGCACCATCAGCACCAGTTATATGCAATTTATGCACGCCCTTAATAGTATTTAAATCTTCTAAACTTGTATTTACATATACAGTATTATATCCTTTGTTTTCAAATAAATTAGCGATATTGCCGCCAGCTTGCCCTAATCCTATTACACCAAATTGTTCTTTCATTTATATCATCTCCTTTAATAAATTTAAACCATTTTCTGTGACATAATACGTGAAAAATTTTCCATCCTTAACACCTTGTTCAATATAGCCTTCTGTTTTAAGAAAACGAAATGCTCTATTTAGAGTTGTGTCGCTTTTACCTATTGCGCAATAGTTCTTAATTTCCTCCGTTGTAATAGCAGTACCTGCTGATGTAGCTTTGTATTTGGATAATATTGTAATTAAAATCAAATGAGTTCGATTGATGCTCATTGTTAGCACTTCCCTTCCGTTTATATTCATTTAGGTGCAATCACCACCATGAATTTATGATAGCACTATGGAAGCACTATTGTCAAGCACCTTGACATCACTTTTTTAAATTATTATAATATTTCTGAGGTGATACTAATGGTCATGAAAGAAGGCACACAAACAATAACATTTAGAATTCCACAAGAATTAAAATTACGTATAGAAATAGAAGCGGTCAAACAGAATAGATCTGTCAATAATTTATTAAAATATATAGTGGAGGAATATTTGAAAGAAAAAAATAATTTAAAACGTAAAAAATAAGGGGACAGCATAAGCTGTCCCCTTATTTTTTTAATAACCCATTCGATCTTCAATAAATGAATGATTTTTCATATGTGTCTCATAAGCTTCTGTTATAATACGATAGGCTACATCAACTTCGCCATTTGTTTTATTATGCTGATTAAGAATATCTTCATATTCATCATGAACCTTGAATATTCTATTAAATTCTTCTCTCGAAACAGCTACATCTTCATTAATCACCTTGCTTGCAAAATCAATGATTCTATTTCTATTTACATTGATATATAAACCAAGCGTTAATTCATTATTAGACTTCAAAGAATCTTTTAATTCTCTTAAGTCATTTAATGCTTCATCATATACCTCTGCGCGGCTATTTACCCAATTCATCCATTCATTTCTTTTAGTAATATTATCTGTACTATAATGAGCATTAATTTCATCTAAAGATTTTTTTACATTAATAAGAAGTTCCTGATATTGTGTTTTTTCATCTTTTTTTCTTTTAAAAAATTTTCGTATTTTAACAAATTCAGGAACAACTTTACCCATTGATTCTGCAACTTCTCCAATTAATTGAAGGATTAAAAATCCAATAATTAAAATAGCGGCTATATAACCAGGCATTTTACAAAATTCTATTGCTTTAATTATATCGCCCATTAAGTTCACCTCCCATTATAAAATATTTATCTTTTATCCTCTCTAGGAGGTTCGCTTACTTCCATTTACCATATGCATATATTGAAAATCTACCATTTACATTTGTTTGTGCAACAGGTCTATATAAATATACTTGTCCTGCTTTTGTCGATTCTCTTTTGCCAACTCCGTCTATAATTGCAGAAAAATCACTTTCCCAACTAACGTGAATATCGAGAGTGCCAGAAAAGGTGAATGGGAATGATGGCAATACAATTGCTGGAGAAGAATACCAACTTCCCCAAGCTGTACTGATGTTTAATCCGCTTACAGTATGATATCCCCAACATTCAGCAAATCCGCTATTCCATTTACGATATCTCCAAACTCCAGAAGCTCCTTGTTCTACAACAAAATCGGCCATTTTACTACCATTAAAATATATAGCAGCATTACTATTGCCAAACGAAAGAGAATTATTTGTGTCGTTGTAACTCCAAACTGCTCGATTATTTTTACCATCATAACAACCAATCGCATTTACATTACTTGGATTACCGCCATAAAAATATGTATTATGAGGATATGTGGAGGTGGTTGGATTTGAAAATCTAATAGATAACTCGCCAGTTTGTCCATTTAAGCCACCCATGTTAATATTATTTTTAGAATTAATTGCACCTGTGGTTGTTAATGCGCCGCCTAATGTAGTATTGCCATTAACTACAGATGTTCCCCAAACTGCAATATTACCGTCAATATTAACATTCTTATCAAAATCAGCATCCCAACCAACCTCAAGTTTGCCTGCATCTGTTTTATTTGCTATTGTTGACATTTTACCTATTGCAACACCGTTGCCATACTTGGCTACGTTCATAGTCCTAGTAACCGTACCAAGTCGAACAGTTCTAGATACGGAATTACCTAATGAATCAGATATTTGAATCTGAAAATCATATTCACTGGCAGTACTAAAAGATACATTACTTACAATAATACCGCCATTAATGCCACCATTTATACCAGCAACAGTAGTACTAATTGTAGTATATGTTGTTGCAGTAGATAATTTATATGAAAATTTTGCAGTAGACGCATTACCGCCAATATTTGAATAACTGCCAGCAAATGATAATTTTGCCGCAGTACCATTTTCACTAGCATTTCCGTTTGTATCTGTTCTAATAACACCAAAGGATGATATAGATGGAGTAAAATATGTTCCTACATTAATAGTCACAGATTTGCTTGCACTAGATCTTCCTCTACTATCAATAGCTATAACATTAAAAGTTTTATTTCCGCCAGAAGATAATGCTGCATCATAACTTAATGAAGTTCCATTGATTGTAGTTGTAGCTGCTCCACTAATTTGAAAACTTTTAATAGTTGATCCACCATTTCCAGATGCAGTACAGGTTAGTCTTGCTTTAGTATAATTTGCAACATAGATACCCCAACCATTAATTATTGAGTTTGTATTATATGGGGTAGATGAAAGAGTACCAAGTGTAGGCACAACAGAGGCGGGCACAGTCATAGAAATGGTTTTTGTATTTGTGCCGATTACAGTTGTTCCATTTAATGTTTCAAGTTTACAGGTAAGTGTTCCAGAAGTTGCATTTGGAATCCATGTATGAGGAATTGCGGAAGTTTGATAATAAGTTTGAGCCGTACTAGTTACACTAACGCCCGCAGAATTGTTTTGATAAGTTTGCCCATTCATGGTAACCGTTACTCTATACTTAAATGTAGTTGATTTAGGTGTAAAATATACTCTAATGGCATTGTTGGTATCTATAGTGGCTATCGCAGTACCACTTGCATTTGTAATCTTATCAATATTAGATGCTCTAGGAATAGCATCTAATGCAAAAGTCCCACTGCCACTACAGTTTTGTGCATAAGTATAAATCGCCGCATTCACACTGACAGAAAATGATTTACTACCATCGGCATTATGTGTAATAGTAGTGGTTCCACTTGCAACAGTTGTTCCGCTCCATACATTAACACGATTATCCGAAGAACTATTATAGACAGTGGTGCCATTAATGACTACGTCAATATCACCACATGTAACCCAACCAGCAGTATAAGAACCACTACCAGTAACAGACCATGCTATTGTAGAAGTATTGTTTGCTATATTTGTACTTGTTCTACTCCAAGAAAATGTTAAACTACGGCCTTCATAGGACGTAGTAGTAAAAGATCCACTTGTTGCCATTTATAGCACCTCCTTATTTATTTATTGTTAATGCAATTGTATCATTACCCACATCTGTAATATCATATCCAAGAGTGTTTCCAGAAACCCCTTGATTATATACTGAATGTGCGGGTATTTGAACTATAAAAGTAGATGGTAATGCGGAAGATGAAGTAATCCTTATATATGGATTAGCATATGTTTTTGTTGTTGATATTTCTATACCTTCTACTGTAAATAATTTAATCGTTGCCAATGTAGTGGCATCAAAATTAGACCTATATCCATAAGAGTCACTAGTTGACCATGGGCCAAAATGAATATCTAAGGAAGTAGATGCTACAGTATACTTAACAACATTGGGCTGCGGCGCAGTCAATAACGAATAAGCAATAGACATACTATTATTTTCCTCAATAATAAATTTGTAATTGCCTAACATAAAATATGGTTTTTGTGGATTTGGTTGATCATTGCTTTTATGATTTATAACTTGAACACCGTTTGAAACTTCAAGAGAAGTATTATACATTTTATTATTACTAATATATGCAACTTTTTCTACTCCCTGATAAAACCCTAAATCATAAGGTGTAACTTTAGTATAAAAATCAGTATTTGTAGCGCCAATCTTTAACCCATCTACATCAAAATTCATATATGCACTTAATCTTTGTTGATAATCACTAATATTATTAAGTGCTTCATCATAATATAGTTTATTTTCCCAGTCTATAGCCAATCTATTCTTCCATGTTGCTGCAGACCAGCCATCTGCTCCATCGGAAAGACTATTTGTTGCAATAAGAAGTGTGCCAACCTTTGCATCTGTATATGAAGAATCTGACTCTCCAACAATCCAAAGGTCGCCTTTTTTATAATAACAACAATCCGCTCTAATTATTGGCGCAGAAGTATATGTTCTATTTTGACCAGAATTAACAGGTTCCCAAGCATTATTAGCGGCCCTATAAGCATATAAAATACCATCCTCAGTATTTAGCCATAATTGACCTACGGTTGTAACATCTGGTTGCTCGGCACTAATAATTGGATCGTTGCCATCCGTGAATGTTTCTGTACATACAGAGATATCTCCAATTTTACACTGCACAATTCCAGATTTAGATATAGCTTCATTAGTAATATATATTACTTTACCGCTACCAATAGATTGTTGTTGACCAGTATATTTGTCTAAAATAAACCAAGAATACATATATTCTTGTTTAATGGTGGTGTCATTTGCCCATGCACCACTTGAATATTTTTTAGTTACAATATTATTACCTTCAAGAACATAATATATTTGATTATCAATAGGAGTGGAGCCTTCTAAATAAATTGGACATAGCATTGCATCTACTTCATCTGTCTCATAAAATATTGAAGCATAAGCTATAATTCCTTTTTCTCCACCATTGAGGACGTTTCCACCTAATGAAATAATTTCAGACTGATAAACATCTATCTTATTTGTAATAGTAACAATATCACTATATGTTTTTCCACCATATGTTAAAACGCAACGATATAATTGAGTTCCATCGACTTCATTATGTTTAACAACTAATGTTTCTTCAGTAGTAGCTACATTAGTAGTATCACCGCTATCATATTTCCATGTATTAATCCAACTTCCACCAACCAATTTACTCCATTGGACTTTAGTAGTGCCACTTAGAGCAATATTGGTTGCTCCATATAATTTTTGTAATTTTAAAGTAATACTTTCCTCATTATGAAATACAAATCCAGTATCAGAGTATATTTGAAATAATACACTTGATGTACCAGCGTCACCCTTTAATGCAATGGAGTATGAGAAGTTTTTATTAAAAGTTTTACCATCTACTGTTACAGGCACTGTAAGCACTCCACTTCTAGTAACCATACTTGTAGTGACGGTAACTGTAAATGAAGCATTTGATGTTCCATTATTAGATATAGATACACTCATTCCTGTAGGAATATTAGCAATAGTTCCAATTGTAGAAGCAATCTGTGTCGCACCTTTATATGCTATAACATTACAAGTTGTATTTCCTGCAATGGCAGCGCTAGTAGAACCAGCAAATGTATGACTATCATTGGTTAATAATACAGTATATCCATCTACGCCGCTAGCGCCTATTCTACCAACGCTATATGATGTGCTCTCAGTATTATCGGTATATGTTAAAACAGTCCTTGTCCAAAGATATTGATTTGCGGCAACGGATGGTATAGTAGAAGACCATACTCCTGTAGGTTGAATAGTTCCACTTGTTCCAGCTTGATAGGTAACGGTAGTAGTTTCAATGCCGCGTCCATCTATGCCGTTTGCTCCAGCACCACCTACACTATATCCAGTAGATGTAGTACCATCAGTAAAAGTCATTATTGTTCTTGTCCAAAGGTATTGATTGTCACCCACAGCAGGCAGTGTTGTATTCCATGTTCCTGTAGGAGCTGCGGAGCTAGAGCTTGATACTTGATAGGTAACAGCAGTACTCGCAACACCTTTTCCGTCACTACCTTTAATTTTAACTGGTGCTCCCCATGTACCAGAAGCAATATTCGCCGCAACCTTTTGACTCATCCAAACAGAAGCACTAGTCATATTGGTGTGCCATCCATTTGTATTGCCTGAGCCAGTAGGAGTGCTAGGAGTAGATGCGCTATCATTATATGTTATAAAAGACGATTCTCCTTTAGAACCAGTCAAACCGTCTTGTATTTTTACTATAGTGACCACATCGCTTAATCCGTCTGCACTAATTGAAATTTGTATAGAATCTCTATCATTAAAAGCACTCGCAGAAAGAGTTCTAATATTGCCGCTTCCGCTAAGAGTGACATTATCTGTGGTTGTCCATGTTATGGGCGAAGTAGAATTTTGCTGATGCGCCGTTAAAATAATATCTGAATTATTTTTTAAATTACCCTGACTATCATAAGGCACAGTATATGTGGATGCATATAAATCTAAACCTTTAACGCTTGCACCATTAACAACCGTATATGTCGAAGTAGTTCCGTCCGAATAATGAATTGTATATTCATCCTCTAATCCACTTGATACGGGGCCAGTAATAGATGTAATTCCTACACCTTTAATATTGCCAACACATTGAAATTTAAAATTCGTATCTCCGCTATATACAAATAAATGACCGCCAACAAGATATGAATCACCAAGTTGAGCGCCTTTTATTTGCGTAGTTAATCCAGAATCAGAATAAAGATAATAATTATTACCTACTACATAAGAAGCCTCTGAAGTGTAAGCAGAGCCTTTAACAGAAACACTAGAACCATCTTTACCATCAGAACCTATAATATTTATGGCAAAAGTTACTTCTTCAGAACGTGAAGCTCCTCCATATGTAACAGTACATTTATATGTAACTATACTATTTTCATTGGCATTTAAAATATTTTTATTAATAGTTAATATTCCATTAACAATAGATTCTCCAGAAATAAAATTAGAAGTATATTCTAATCCTCCAGATCGTCTTTGCCATACAATATCTGGATTTGAAACTTGTTTATTCCTAACATAAACGGAAGGTGTTAAAACTAACGGCGTGTCTTCCCATGATGGAGAATAAACTCCTTTGCTAAGAACCTGAGTATTAGGTAAATTACTAGATATAATTAATTCTAAATTAATATTATCTAAATTATCTATAATAGTAATTGAATTAGATGTGTATTTTGCCATTTTAACACCTCCTTATGATATATCATCTTCTGGTATATATACTTCACATATAAAACGAGCACTATTTTCTACATCACTAGATTCTATTACAAGATCATTATTAAGTAGATTTTTATGAGACGAATCTTTATTCCATAATTCATCAGACAATTCATCGCTAGAAGAACGAATCCATGTATATGTTGTTCCAATTGGTGCTTCAATTTTTTGCCCATTTTGAATAATACTACATATCAATCGAGTATTACGTATATTTTCATCAAATACTGGTAGATTACTTGATTCTATTGATATAGTATAGGTGTTAATACTATCTTCAATTTTATCTACTCTATCTGCAATTTCTCCGCCCCATGCATTAATTTGAACTTTGCCGTCAGATGTAACAACAAATGTATAATCGTCTGTTCCTGGAATTTGCCCAATTCGAATCTCGCCACCTTCAATTTGCGAACCCGCAACATATCCACCAACAAGAGCATCTGCTAAGATACCCCATCTTTCTTGGTCTTTATATGTAAATTTACCAAATACTGATTTTGTGGTTTTCCAAGCATCATCCGTGTATAAAAATTTATTTGATACAATCCAGCCTTGTTCAGGATCTATTACTCCATTTTCTTCTTTGCGAAGATGTATACCATATTTATCTATGCTGATAGCTTGGGTGCCATCCATAGCTTTAATTTCAGTTGTAGCATCTAGCAAACCTTGATTGATTGCTTGCTGAATGGAATTGGCTGCATCTGATCCTTTTTGCCACTTAGAAGAATTATTTGCTACGCTTTTACCAGCGTTAATTGCTTGCGATAATAAATCCGCATGAATATCAGCTTCATCGCGCACAGATAATAAGTCTCCAAATTTTACACTAAAATCTTTTAGATTATCAAAAGAAATTTCGACCTCTAACAAACGAGATTTTTTAACATAATCGGGGCGCAATTCAATTTTTATCATATTGCCAAGCTGGAATTGATTTACAATTGGCGCAAATTCATCAAGTGCAAATACATTTAAAACCTCAGTAGTAAATGATAATTTAGGTTCGCTAATTTTGCGCAACTCAGTATAGCCCGCTTTTAATAATTCTTCCTGTGTTTCTAATTTTTGATCATCGGTTTCAGTTTCTGTCACTATGAAATTATCATCAGAATACTCATCTTCACGTAAAAAAGGGGCAAGACGTATTATCTGTTCTTGAGTTAAATTATTTTGCAAAGATACATTTTCTGCAATTTTAGAAATTTGTGCATTAACATTATCTAAATTTTTTTGCACTGTATTAATTGATGTATTTCTTTCAGCAATATCATTTTGCACGGAATTCAACATGGTGAATGTAGCATGATATTGATAATAATTTTCATTTGTAAGATTGGACATTCCTTGAGCAACTTCTGCAGCTTGTCTTTCTTTATAAGAAGACTCATATATTTTTAATGTATTTAATCCATACGCATCCCAAATAATTGAAAGTATTTTTAAAATTGCTATTTCTTTTTGATCAACCGTATATGAGACATCCTCCATTGCTGACTTAAATTCTGACCATGAATAACGATTAATATATGCGAAATTTGCATCAAGTACGCTCATTTTTTCTGCATCAACTGTATTGGTTTTATATAGCGCTAAAATAAAATCATAAAAATCATTAATTTTAGCATCAGTTAAATTTTCATCAACTCTATTTTTAAAATCTGAAATTTCCTTACTATATACACGAGCATCATTTTTAGATTTTAAATATACCTCTTTATTATCCTCAACTATTTGTAAATAATTTGCATATGCATCATATAAATCCTGACCCATCCAGTCAATAGTATGATAATATGATAAATCAGTAATATACGGCAAACCATAATTAACTTCACGAATATTTAAATCATCTGCGCCCTTAACAGTTAATACAGTTTTAATATCATCTGCAGAATATTTTATATTAATTTTATTTGATAAATTTTCAAAAGTAATTGATACGTCAGTATCCATGCCTGCAGTTTCTTCTGCATAGACATTAATTGTATTATCATATGTATCAAACTCTATTACACACTTAAATGTTTCGCATAAATCATTCATTAAGAAGTCGTATACGGTACTTCTATCAATTTCAAAAAATCTACGTTGAGTAGCAAGCTCAGCATCGACATGTCCAATTTTCCAATCTGGAGCCTTTTCCGCAATAACCAAATGTAATAATGAATGTGTCGCATCATTTTGGTCATATAATTGAACACCGTCAATACTACCAGATATACCTTTATTTATAATGAAATTTTCAAGATATCTTTGTGACAAATCATACTCAGAAGAGTTGGCCTTAATAGATTTTGTTTCTTTGATACCATCACTATCAACCTCTGGATCTTGTAGTTGAAAAAATCCAAATCCCTCAACTTCAACAAGACGTAAAGCCTCAACTAAATCATAATATGGATTAATATTAATATCACCCATATTAATGTCACAATAATTTCTGTCAATATCAAATGAAATTTCGCTATAGGCGTTCCACTTGAATGTGCCTTTGAAATTATTAACAGTCAATTCGCCTATACGTTCTTTACTGGTTTGACATAAATATACTGCCGGTGCTCTATAAGAGTCCGATAAAAGATTTTTTGGCAGTCTCAAGATAGAACCTCCTTTCTAAAACTACTAAAAATAAATTGGTTCTGCATAGGGCAGATTTTCTTCGTTCCACATTCTAGCCTTATTAGATTGCGTTACGGTTTCAGTAATAATAAGATTGATTTGATAATCAGTATCTGGTTTAAATCCAAGGGCATAAGCTACCGCATTTTTATTTTCATTAGTAATAATTAATGTGGTGCCGTCACTTTCCAACATGGCTTCTTGCATTTCTGTCAAATCAATATCTATAATAGAATTTTTAGTTAAATTCGGTAAATAAACAGGCTGAGTGTATGTGTTGCCCTGACCAGCCCAAGAATCAGCAAAAAGATTTGCCACGCCATAGCGATGGCTTATTTCAACATCAGTTTCTTCGATAGTGATTTGTATTTCGTAATTATTTGATAAAACTCCACCATATGAATAAGCAATTACTTTGCCATTATCATTAACAAGTTGCAACTCTACACCTTCTGCTTGAATAGATAAAAGTTGAACATTTGTTGGCTGCATATTAATTAAAGAATTTGGTGTGACACTTAAATTTGTAATTGGCTGATAATATGTAATTTTACCATTTGTTAATTTATCACTTAAAATCCATTCGTTAGTCATAAGATGAATATGAGCTAAAAATAATGAATTTTTATTTGCCTTTTCTGTATTCATAGCATCTGCATCATCAAAGGCGTCAGCAACTTTAATAATATCTCTATGTTCAATAATTAAATGGCCGAAACCAGTAATTTCTAAATGATTATATCCTTGTATAAATCTAAGCCAGTTAGAATTAAAGTCATTACCAAAAACTTTATTTGACTTATCTGAATATATAATCTTATTACTATCTAATGTAATTGTTTCACTCATACCGAGATTTTGTATAAGTGTTTCCTCTCCTGTAGTACGATTTAATATATGTAAACTTCCATTAGCTGTTTTATTAATAAACGTTACATTTGGGTAAACATATATTGAAGATTCGTCAGAACAATTACAAATAGAATAAAGAGTTTTAGTTCCATCTAAAGTCATTTCATTATGATTTACGTTAGAATAAGCCCACGGACTAACAGATTCAAACTCAACATTAATACCAACTATGCGGGCATCTAATTTTTGCAATTTTACATTGATTACTCTTCCAAGAAAAGCAAATGCAAATTCTTGGGTGTCATCATTATATAAATCAAGCCAAGACACTTTATTTAAATTGGTTAACCAATTAAGTACTTCTCTAAGTTCTTTGCGAGAAAAATCTGCATAATTATTTTTCACCATAGTAATATATAGGATAGTAGTGGCATTATATTTTGCGCCATAATCATGACGTTTAGTACCATTAAAGCTATCACTATATACAGACTCTGTTGTTAAGTAACTGTCTACCTCGCCATTATCTGGATTAAAACGTGTTACAATTAATCCAAAATCTTTATTGCTTCGATTATTAAATGTAAATTTCTTTTGGTATACTGCCATTTGTACACCTCCTTTATAAATAAGGGGCTGATTGCTCAGCCCCTATAAATCATCTTGTAAATCTCTTGAGATTAGAATTAATATTTTTCATATAAGCATCCATTTGCTTCTTCACAGCATCCTGAATTTCAGGTATAGAATCTCTATCTGCATGCTCAATATTAATTAATGAGCCGAAGCTTAAATCAATTGTATTATTATTTGTTACAAAGCTTGCAGGCACACTAGTTTTACGATTATTTTCCAACCAAGTTTTAGGATCAACCTTGCCTAATTCCATAAGATTCTCAGTAATATCATGTGGAATAACAGATGAACCCTTGGTTAAATATGTTAATTTGCCGCCTTCAGCATGCATAACAAGTTCTTCTAAGCCGTTCTCATCTATCCATGCAAGTTGATCATTTTTAACTCCAGTAGTTCCCTTAGCATATTTCGCAATTAAATCATTCTTATTTACCCAACCGGTATAACCCTGACCAGGAATTCCAATAAGAACCTGGTTTCCATCGACCTGCATAACAGTAAATGTACTACCGGGAACCCATCTTTGCATTTTAGTACCGTTACCACCATCACGAGCAAAATGAGTAGCACTAGATTTAACAGTTACTTGTTGCCCGGTACTATAACCACTAGATGTAGTAGGAGTAGAAGGAGGATTAGATGGAGCGGGACTTTTGCCAACAGATATAGTATTGCTAGAAGTTTTATTTGTAGCATTGATAATTGATACAGCGGTTTTGTCAGCAGTCTCCTGTAAGTCTATAAGTTCTTGCTTGACTCTACCGAGCATTTCAACATATTTGCTTGTTGCAGTATCTAATTCAGTACCATATGTGCCAAGAGCTGTAATGCCCGCAGTCCAAGGATTAACAACATTATTTTCAATTTCTATTCCATACTTATCAGAAATTGCTTCAATATTGGCATGGATTGCTTCCGTATTAGCAGAAATAGTTGCATAGCTTTCTGCAATTATCGCCTCTTCTTTTTCAAGCCAAGCATCAAGTTCTTCCATTTTTGCCTCTTGCTCTTGGCGATAAATTTCAAGGCTTTTATCTAAAGCTTGTTGCTGGGTTTCGATAGAACGATCATATAAAGCTTCGTCATATTCTTCCTGAGCAGTAGCCAATTCTTCTTGTAGTTGTTTACGTTTAGCTATAGCCGCAGCAGAATTGTCCCCCGCCATTGCATCAATTTGTCTCTGGATGGCTTCTATATTCTTTGTATGGTCTTCAACTTCATTCGCCCAATCATGCGCGTCCTTTTGTGCGTCAAGATCTTCTTTACGTTTATTAATAAGTTCTTCATAAGCATCGATTTCTTTTTGAATACCATCCTTAATAGCATCAACACGAGTTCTGTTGAGATCAATTATTGCATCTTTTGCAGACTCATAAGCATCAATAGCATCCCATTGATTATCTTTGAGTTCTTTTAGTTTCTCATTGTATTCATCTTGACTATAATTGCCCTTCTTAAATTCAGCATTTAAATACTCTATTTCTTTTGCATATAATTCAGAACGATATTGAGCATTCTCCATTTGCTGAGCAACAAGACCAAGTGCGGTCAGTCCGTCCTTGCTCCACTGTTTAGGATCGAATTCTTCTGTAATATCATCGTCATCAATTAAATCTCTTAATTGTTCAGCCTCATCGGATATAGCAGAAATTCTATCAAGGATTTTCTCAAAATTATCCCAATGTAGCTCCTGAATAGCATTATTAAATTCTTCAACACTAATTTTAGAATCAATAATAGCTTCATCAACTTCATAAATGGCATTAACCATTTCATACCAGTCATCAGAATATTTTTTAACGTCACCAGAGCTAACAGCAGAATCAAGCTCGTCCTGCATTTCATCACGCTGTCGTTCTAGAAGATCAAGTTGAGATTCGCTATTTTGAATCATCTCTTCGTAGAATTTCGCAGAAGAGCGTTGACCTTTTTCTTCAAGTAAATCTATTTCTGATTCAAGGGCATCATTGAGATGGGTAATTAGATCGATCTTATTTTCATACTCAGTAGCAATCATGTCTTGGGTTTGAACACGAAGATCAGAGATTAAAGCTTTAGATTCTTCTAATTGAACATTTAATTCGGCTGCCTTTTGTGACCACTCACGATAATTCTTAATAGCCTCAAGTGTTTTTTCGTTTGCTTCTCCACTAAAATCAGTAATTTTTATTCCGCCATCTTCTGCCAATTTTTTATATGCTGCTGGAATTTTAGCTAAAAATTTATTTGCCTGCTCTGTATAAAGCTCAATGCCTTTATTAAGCGCATCCATCTTTGTTTGTTCTGCATCAATAAGGCTACTATAAATACCTTGTTTAGAGTCAACGCCAACAGAATTTTCAAGTTGAGCCTCCATCAGACTAATTTGAGTATCCATTTCTTCAATAAGTACTTCAAACCAATCAAATAATTCGTCAATTTTAGCACTTGCATCTGAAATAGAATCTTCTAACCCAGTTCCGGGCTTTCCATAAGCTTCTTCATTTTTATACTTATCAAAAATAGTAAAGTCGGTTCCTACATATGCATTACCTTGTGCGTAAGCTTTGCCACGAGAATTAATATGACCATTTTTAAAGAGCTCCTCGGTTTGACGATGATTAAATATAATTGCATCTTTAGGAAGATCTACAAGTTCTGCGCCATTATTACCAACAGTATAGTACCTTCCAGTATGAGGATCTACTACTGTTTCGGGGCCAAGTTCACCAACAAGAGCATTTTTCTCATTACTCTTTAATCCCCAATCGCCTTCTGCATAGGCCGAGCCGCTACTATGAGCAGTTCCAGATAATTCACTCCCTCCAGTAGAAGCAGTCCCAAATGCTTGACTACCGCCACCTACAGTTTCATGAACAGTAGTTATTGTTATAGTTTTATCTTTAAGTTTTGCAACTTCATCCACTACGCTCTTAACTGCTTTATAAGCTTCAGTAGCATCAATATCTGGGTCAGGAATGTTTTCTATTGCTTTTGTTAAAGATTGAACTTCACCTTCAATCTCTTCAATTTTACTCTTAGTCTCTTCTTCATTTTCAAGATATATATTTAACGCATTTTGTTGATTGGTGAGGTCTACATATTTTTGAAGAATTGTCTTGGCTTCTGGAGTAAGTTCTTTAATTTGTGGATCGATGCTTACTTCATATGTACCATCTTCAAGCTTTTTAATTAATTGATCATTAAGTTCGCCATCACTAAGATAAAGAGGAATTGAAAGACCCTGTGCCTCCCACTGTTGTTTTGTATCATTTAATTGAGTCATCAACGAATCGAAGCTAGCTGTAATTTCTATTTCAGTAGGTTCACCCAATTTATTCTTTGTCTGCAAAGCGTCCTGTAATAATTTTGCTATATTTGTAATTTCAGTTAATTGAGTTTGTATTACCGCTTCACTTTCTCCTGCTGATCTTAAGCTATTTAATTTTTTATGGGCTTCTTCTAATTGATTGGAAAACTTAATAACATCGTCTGCTGCTTTTTGATAATTAAAAATATCATCTAATGATGCATCGGAATTTTTAGCCAATTGTTCCTGAAGTTTATCATACTGCTCAATATATTCTTTAGCACTAATTTTACCATTAATAAATTTATCTTCTAATTCCGCTAATTGAGTAATTGTTCTGTATAAATTACTCTCTGAGTCCATATTAAAAGAATCAAAAATCGATGTTCCGTCACCCGTAAGCCAATCGGCATCAAGTTTATCTATTTGAACAAAAAGAGCATATAAAGCAGATTCAGTAAGTCCTATACTTTTGGCAAAATTTTCAAAATTTGTTTCAAGAACAGTAAAACTTCCATCTTCATTTTTGGACATTAAACCTTTAGTTACGGCATCGCCTACAAAGCGTTCAATATCTGCGGTGGTAACTTTAACCTCTTCTATAAGTCCCTTATCATCAAATTTAATAGAAAAATACTTATTAAGATCTTGATCCATATACTTCCAGATAGCATCAAGTTTACCTTCTAAAGTATCGATATCTTCATATACGCTTGGAGGAACAAGTCCTTCCATTGCGGCTTTAAATGTTTCGGAACCAAGCTCTCCTTTATGGAAGCCATTAATAATAGATTCAAACATTTCGCTAAGAGGCTCAAGTCTATCGCGTTCTTCATCGGTATTTTTAGCTTTTTCAAATTCATCAAAAGCTTTTTTAGCTTCTTCTATGGTTTCACCAAGAATATCATATGCATCGATTTCTGCTGCAAGAGTATTCATTTGAATTAGAGTTGTATTAATATTTTTTCTGGTTGTTTCGTCTAATTCAGAAAGTTTTTTCCTACTCTCTCTAAGCTCTTTAGTATATCCACGCAATTCTTTATATTTTTTATAATACTCAAGACGCTTTTGAGAACGCTCGAGCTTTTTACCAGCAACTGTTTGTTTTTCTGTTTGCTCATTTAAGCCAGAATATGCATCTATAACCCTTTGTATTTCTTCGGTAGTAAAACCAGATATAATACCGGCATCCATTAAAGATTGGACAAAAGCTTTAAGTCTTGGATTACTTATTTGTTCAAGGCCACCAGTCCAAGTTTGAGTATCTTCATCTAATCGATAAATACTATTTTGAAGTTGCTGAATTAAATTAGCATCGCCAGATTTAAGGTCTTTAATTACATCTTGATAAGGGGACTGTAAATTCATACGACTAAACGCAGCCTGCCAACTCTTTTCAGTTTCAGCTATTGCTATACGGCCACTATCTTGTAATGCATATATTTCTGTAAGCATTGCATTTAATTCTTTTTGCCAAGGTTCAAGCTCAGCTCCAGATTGCCACTCCAAAGTACCATACATTTCTTCTATTTTATCAAGCTGATCTTGTATAGCTTGCTCTATTTGGTCTGCATTTGCTTTTGCGTCCTCATATGCCTTTTGTGTTTTTTTGTGAACATCCTGTGCTGCTTTTAATTTCTGATCGCGGTCAGGGCTGGTTGTATCTGCATTTGCATCAGCCAATGCTTCTTCTGCCATTAATAATTCTTGTAGAGCCTTATCCGAATCGATTTTGCTTCTTTCGTATTGACCAATTAATTGTTTCATTTTTGGTTCAACTTCTACTATTTCATAATCTCTTTGTCCATTTGGCAAATACCCTTTGAAGACTGCTTGCTCGCTAGTATTCATATCAGCATCTTTATCAAATGCCTGTTTGGCCTCTCTGGCCTGTTGCCTCATTAAACGTTGTTCTTTTTGTTGTTCAAGAGCTAAAATAGCTTCTAATTCTTCTCGTTGAGCTTTAAGATTATCAAGTTCTTGTTTTTCAGTAAAAGTAAGATTACCTTTTTCTTCTAATTTTTTAATAGTATCATCAATTGTTTCAAATTCTTTATTTAAGGACTTTAATCCTTCTCTAGTATCTTCAAGATCTTGAGTAGTTTTTTCTAATTGTTCTCTGGCTTCTTTAAAAGAAACTGTAAAATAATCAACAGCAACCACAACAGCTCCTATTGCAGCTGCAGCTGCCAGTATCATAACAAGAGGAGAAGAAAAGAATGTCGTAATGCTAGTACCTAACGCGGCCAACTTACCTCCCGCAGCTCCCGCAGCAGCTCCTGCTGCCGTACTAGCGACACCAGCTTCAACGGCACCTTCAATAGCTTCCTCAGCCACTTCTTTAACTACTTTTTTCGTGGCTTTACCACTATCACTTAAATCATCAAAAGTTTCTGCTACTCCGACAATTCCATATCCAGCATCTGTTAAATCATCTACGGCTTCGGCCGCATCATCTATGTTATTCGCTGCTTTGGTGGCGCTGGTTGCTAAATCATCAACCTCTCCAACAACACCATAACCAGCATCTTCAATATTGTCACCTAGTTTTTTTTCAAGTGTCTCGGATGTATCCCATACATCAAAAACTTCACCTGCATGTGCTTTATTATTTTCAATTTGCGCTGCTGTATTTGCTTTAATTGCCGCAGTTTCAGCATTGGTGGCTGCAACATTCGCTGTTCTCGATGCATTTTCTTCTTTAATTGCAGCAGACAATACAGTGGTTTGTTTAGCTTCTTCTTTTTTAGCAGCAGCATTTATATTTGTCAATACTCCAATTTTGCCAAGCAACGCAGGAATACCCTTTAACAAACCAATAAATGTACCAATAATCAGACTTAATGATATCCAAGGGCCAACTACGGGGATTTGATTTATTTTATCAAGAATTTTAATTAAACCAGTTCCAAAATCAACAACTTGTTTAATTACATCGGAATCAATAAGGTTCATCCACATAGTTTGAAGAGCGGTAGTAAATTTCTTAATTCTTCCTTCTATTGAGTTTAAATAAGTATCTAACTCTTTTTGCGCAGAACCTTCTGCATCAAGAGCCGCTTTATATGCATCATCTAAATCCTCTAGGTTGCCCAAGATGGCTGCTAGAGCATTCGAACGATTTTTACCTGCTAAAAGTTCAAGAAGTGCAGCTTGACCCTTAGGATCTGTTTTACCAACATCATCCCAAACTTCTGCTAATTCTTTAAGTATTTGATATGTATCTTTATATGCACCGGATTCTTCAAGAATATCAACTCCGGTGATTGCTTTTACTTTTTCTTGTAATTTGCTGACGCTTTCAACTACGCCGTCAGTTTCCTCGCCCATCTCTTCGAGAACTTCAACTGAAGTACCGCGAATACGAAGGGCAATAGTACGTAATGCTGCACCTACTTGACTTGGATCCTGAATTACCTTGTTTGCAGCTGCAACGAGTGCGACAGATTTATTTAAATCGTTGCCCGCAGACATAAGTGCGCTTGCCGATGTTTGTAATGCCGTTGCAATTCCATCACTTGAAACGGCAAAATTATTTCCTATCTCGTTAAGTATATCAACAACTTGCATGCTTTCATCAGCAGCATATCCATATGCCTGAATAGTGCTAATTAGCGCTTCAGATGCTTGATTTGCATCTTGGAATTCCGATACATTAAGTAGAATACCTGTGCTTTCTGCAAGAGCAGACGCTTCTTTTAATGTATATCCACATTTTGTTACTCCTTATAATATATAAGTGGATAGGTCATTTCTGCCTATCTCTGCACTTTCATTTTTTTAGATTATATGTGCAGATCAGATCATACCTTCACCTAATAAAAGGTGCCCACCATACGCCCAATTGTTACCAATTAAGCTGTGATCGTTACGGGACTTAAAATATTTAATATTTCATTTTTAATATCATCTTTAGAATATGTATATGGCAAACGAAGTAATTCTATATTATTATTTTTACAATATTCATTTTTTATATTATCATTATCTTGGTTTATAAGAAATTTTTCATATCCTCCCCATGCATCAATAGGACGATAATGATGTTCTCCATCGTATTCTATACAAATATTATAATCTGGTAGATAAAAATCAAAAGGAAGAGTATCTGTTTGTTTTCTATTTTTACAATCTATAAAGCGTTTTTGTGGATGAAATACTATATTTAATGAAGAAAGATAATCACTTATAAACATTTCCCATTTGCTTTGATGCCGACAACCACACGATAAAGTATGATGGCGCATTAAATTTCCAACTTGAACATATGTTGTATTACCACAATCACACAAGCACTCCCAAATAACTGAACCATTTGAAGCTCTTTGATCTGTAGGCTTTATTGCTGTTAATAAACCAAATTTCATTCCTTTGATATTTATTGATTTCCCAGTTTTGCCAGCACCCTTCATACTTTTAGTTGCCCCAGATTGAAGAGCATCAGCCCTAACAATTACTTCATCACCATTTTTAGAACCACATCTACAATATGTTCTTGCTTTACTGGTATTTGACATCTTATATCCATATAACATTTCTATAACAGTTAATTCGCCATAAATATTACCTGTTAAATCCAATCTTTTAGGCATTTTATCACCTTCAATATAAATAAAATAAACTTCATTAAAAATGAAGTTATATAAATGAAATATTAAAATTTTACATTACCCACGGTATTGTCCATCTCTGGAGTTCCACCGTTTTGAGATGGGTGTTTGCCTATATGTCGCCATATAGGAGACCTAAATATTTAAGCCTAGACCAATCGGCAGTCATAGTAGTTACATCTTTTACCGTACTACCAATTCTATCTGCTGTTTTAGAAGCAGTCTGTAAAAATCTTGCATAGGTTTCTTCTGTTTCATTAGTTACCTTTTTTAACTCAGTCATGGCAGAATCAATTTCTCTTACGTAAGTGATTCCACGCTTAACCTCATTAATTATTCTATAAAGTAAATCATAACCAGTAATATTACCAATTGCACTTTTAAATTTACTAGATATTGTATCTGCAAGTTCTCTCCAAAGCGCAGTGGTCTTTTTTAATTTAGAATTAGTGCCAATAATTTTAGTTCCGGTAGCATCAAGCTGTGCAGTAAAATGAACCCACTTACCAGCGGCTTCCTGAACTCGATATTCCATGACATTAAGCTCTTCATTAAACTTTCCGAATTTAACCTTTCCTTGTTCACTAGAAAGAATTGCCTGTTGCATTGCTGCCTTTAATTTATTCATGTCGGCAACAGTAGAAGGGTCTACATCTACAGGTTTAAATTTACTATTCTTAACTGCCTTTTCAGAATCAGAAATAATAGCTTTAAGATTCCCAAATTCTCTACCAAAAGCATTAACCAAATCCTTAAATGCGTTTTCCTGCTCTTGAGTAACCGCTTCAGTAGAATTAGCTAATTTTTCTTGCTCTATTTTAAGTTGATTATAAACTTGGCGTACTTTTTCTAATTGGTCTTGTACCTTAGCGGACTGATTAAACTGTCTGCCATATGCTTCTGCGTCATCCATACGACCAGAAGCACTTGTAATTTCTTTTGCACCAAAAGCATTTTTTGCTTTCTTTTGAGCTTCTGCGGCATCTTTCTTTGCTTTCTTATTTGCCTCAGCAGTTTCTTTAATTGTCTTTGCTTGTTCTTGATATCCAGATATAATTCTTTTAATATCTGCAAGTTCTTGTTCTGAAAGTAATTCTTTAGATTTTTTATATTTCTGTATTAATACAAGTAATTGCTCGTATTCTTCTGCCTGTCCGTCATTCCATGTATTGCTAATAATTTTCGCTGATTTTTTTGCTTCTTTTTCAAGATAGTTTAATGTACCTTCTTGTTTGATTAATTCATTATTTAAGGCAATTTGTTTTTCTTTTTCTTCATTTTCTTTTTTTTCTGCAGCAGCTTGTTTTTCTGCCTCAGTGATCTCTTTACTAGAGTTATCGGTAGATTCTTGTTTTTTAGGTTCATCAGTCGTTTCTTGTTTCT